CCGCATTAAGAAAGTTTTTAAAGCATTTTATAATATTAGAGATTTCAACTCTGAAGGAGATGGCGAGGGTCTTGATTTTACTAGAGTTTGGATCAATAATCTCAAAACCGCTATGTTACCGCCCGCCGGCATGAACCTTTTCAGTGGATGGGCTAAATGGCGCCGCCGGACTAATCCTTTCAATGCCGACGGTAAATTATGCAAAAAGTGAGTATTTATGATAAGAGGGACTAAAACATGGCTTCAATAGGAGTTAGCCTGCCGCTGACAAAAGACTCAGCCGACGGGTTTACTATGCTTAAAACTCTGGCAACAACAATTAAGCAAAATTTTAAGATGTTGATACTCACAGATCCTGGAGAGCGCGTGATGACTCCAAATTACGGAGTAGGACTTAGAACGTATTTGTTTTTAAACTATAGCGAGGATGCGCATGAAAAAATTAGGAGCAAGATCTTACAACAAACCTCTCTCTATATGCCGTCTGTTTCTATTCAGGCAATTGATTTTGGTATGGAGCCAGACTTAAATAAGCTGTCTGTTCATATTCGATATGCAATACCCAATATAGGAATAGAGGATTTATTAGAGTTTACTATTTAATAGTGAGGTTTTTTTGATGGCTGACGAACAGAAGAAAATTTTACCGATTAACTATACTCACAGAGAGTATCAGGGCATCCGGCAAGACCTGCTGCAACTGGCAGAAAGATACTACCCAGAAAATTTTCAAGATTTTAGCGAAGCTTCATTTGGAGCCCTGATGCTTGATGCGGTTGCGTATGTCGGTGATCAACTATCATTATATCTAGATTACAACGTAAACGAGTCGTTTCTAGACACAGCATACCAGCTTAATAATGTTGTGCGCCATGGTCGCGTTCTCGGATATAAAAATCCCGGTCGACCCTCGACCCATGGCACAGCAGCTGTATACATTCAGGTACCGGCTACCACAACTGGAATGGGACCCGACACTCGCTATATTCCCACCATGCTGCGCGGGAGTTCGTTTACGTCTGATAACGGGCTGTCCTTTGTTTTAACAGAGAATATATCGTTTTCCGAACCAGTTAACCAAGTGGTTGTATCGCAGGTGGATAGCATCTCCGGCGCCCCCACTTACTATGCCATCAAAGCTTACGGAAACGTAGTCTCCGGTCGATTCTCACAGGAACAAGTTGTGGTGGGAGCTTTTGAGAGGTTTAAGCGTATCCGAGTGGCATCCCCAGATATTTCAGAGATCATCTCAGTGTTCGATTCCGAAGGAAATCAATATTTTGAAGTAGAGTATCTTGCTCAAGATATGGTATTCAAAGAGCTTGCTAACCAGAACTACAAGAGCGACAACGTCCCATCCATTTTAAAGCCAATGCTGGTATCTAGAAAATTCACCGTAGAACGGGACATAGCAGACACATACCTGCAGTTTGGGAGCGGCAATGAGGCAGAATCGAATGTCGTCGCCAACCCACAACAAGTGGCAATTGACGTATTTGGAAAAAGCTATGTTACGGATACCACATTCGATCCAACGAGATTGTCTAAAAACAAGAATTATGGAATTTGCCCAGCAAACACAACTTTAACCATTACCTATCGCACTACAAATCCGACCAACTCAAATGTTGCAGTGGGGTCACTAAATAGCGTAAGCACCGTGTTATTTGACTTTGAAGATCGGAGCAGCTTAAGCGGGCTCAATGTTCAAGCGGTCATCGACTCCGCGGAAGTCTCTAACGAGACGCCCATAGTCGGCAGCGTCGCCGAACCGTCAACATCGGAAATCAAGCGAAGAATCTTTGATACGTTTCCGACTCAAAATCGAGCAGTCACTCAAAGCGATTATGAAAATTTAGCCTACCGCATGCCGGGGAAGTACGGTTCTCTCAAGAGAGTTTGCATTCAGAAAGACCAAGATTCCCTTAAAAGAAATTTAAATATGTATGTTATTTCGGAGGATAGCTTTGGAATGCTTACAAAAACTAACGCAACCATAAAAAATAATTTAAAAACTTGGCTTGAACAGTATAGAATGATTAATGACACTGTGGACATTCTCGATCCACATATTATCGATATAGGAATTGATTTCGTTATCAAAACTGCACCCGGCGCAAACCGCACCGATACGTTAAACGCCGGTATCTTAGCCTTGACAGCAAAATACGAAGAGTCGTTCTTCATTGCCGAGTCTATGTCAATTAGCAGTATTTATAGCACACTCAGCCAAGTTGAGGGTGTCTTAGACGTTGTTACGGTAAAACTACACAATAAACTCGGAGGAAGTTATTCTTCAGTTGCATTTAATGTTCAAAAGAACCTATCGCCAGATGGTTCATCGCTAGTTGCACCGGCAAACGCCATATTTCAGATTAAGTACCCTTCTGTAGATATCAGAGGAAAGGTCAGGTAGAAAACACATGATTAGAAAATATACAGCATCTGCTGATACCACCATTGTTAACGCCTATCAGCCCAATTTATCGACTCGTGGAACTGGTTCCAATATGGGGATGGCAGATGTTATGGAGGTTTTCTCCGTTTACGGAAGGCAGACACCCAGTAGCTCTGCCGCACAAGGATCTCAAGAATTATCGCGATTGCTAATCAAATTTCCTACTGCAGGAATTTCAGCCGACAGAACAAGTGGATTGGTGCCTGCCAGTGGCAGTGTAAGGTTCTATCTTAGTTTATATAATGCTCAGATTTCCAAGACAACACCGCGCGATTATAAGCTTGTAGTTCATGCTGTTTCACAGTCATGGGAAGAGGGCGTCGGATTAGATTTAGAAGGCTACAAAGATTACACGAAGGGCAACACCGGCGCCAACTGGATTGACAGAATTAGTAAGGACGTCCCCGAGATCACCAAGTTTGTGTTTGGCTCTGGTGATCCGACAAAATACGCCGCCGGCGCCGGCGCAAACTATGTAAAGCTTTATAACACGTCTACTCGGTACAATTTTTGGTTTAAAAATACCGGCGCCGACTCACTCCCAGACGCAGACGGAACGGAGATCCGAGTCGACATCAACGGCTTAGGATCAGCAGCCGCCATCGCCGGCGCATTTCAAACCACAGCTTCTGCTCAGAGTGGCTTCTCAGCTAATATCGATGGCGCCACAGTCTATGTTACAGCTAGCAATTCTGGCTCCTCAACGGATACTAGTGTTTACGGGACTTTGAGTTATTTGACCGTCTCTGTTCCTCAAGCCGGCGGCAATGCTTCTCGCTGGCAAAGTGTTGGTGGAAGCTATTTGACAGGCGGCTCTTATCCGTTCTTTGAGCAGTCGTTTGAAACCGGATTAGAAGATCTAGAAGTAGATATTACCGGCTTGGTCGAAAGTTGGATTGCCGGCACCTATGAAAACTACGGAGTGGGCGTACACCTATCCCGCTCATATGAAGCGTATTTCTCGGGTTCCGATGGTGAGAACAGCGGCAGCGTCCTTAACAATACCGATGGCGCCACCAAATCTTATTATACAAAGCGCTTCTTTGCGCGAGGATCACAGTATTGGTTTAAGCGCCCACGCATTGAAGCGAGATGGGACGACACCAAGCAGGACCAACGCGGAGACTTTCATTATAGTTCATCGTTAGCGCCTGCCGCCGACAACTTAAACACCATTTTTCTTTACAATTACGTCCGCGGTCGCTTGGTAAACATTCCGAACATCGGAACTGGCAATCCTTATGTGAGCCTTTACTCAGGCTCCTCAGACAATTCTGCCCCAACCGGCTCCAAGTTGTCGTCCATTGCCGCCAGCACTCCTATCGGCGCCGGCGTCAAGAACATAACCGGCGCATATGTCTCGACCGGCATCTACTCCTGCGACATAGGGATCGCCTCTTCATCAATCACACACTTGTTCGATGTTTGGCACGACGGCACCACCGAATACTTTACCGGTTCAATCCAGCCGATACTTCAAGATGGCGAAATGACGCGTCGAACACCGATTCACTACCTCAACATCACCAATCTTCAGAACGAATATAGGGCTGATGAGACCGCACGCATGTACCTTTATGTAAGAGATAAGAACTGGAGCCCAACAGTTTACACACAAGCCAATACTAACGTGGCAACGACTGCTATTCAAAGCGCATCTTATCGGGTATATCGAGTGCTGGACGGATACCCAGCGATCAGACACAACACTGGATCAAATTATGCAACTGGGCTATCCTACGATGTGTCTGGAAATTACTTTGACTTGAACATGAAACTACTGGAACCCGGATATGAATACGCGGTCAAGTTTGCGTTCTATAACAGCGAACTCAGCACGTGGAATGAACAAGACGACACATTTAAGTTCCGAGTAGAAGACTATGAGTATTAAGAAACTCTTTGGCGAGACCGTAGGAGACCTACAGTCAGCCGATTATAAAAACCAGAAAGAAACTTTCGAACCAATAGAGTCAGCGCGAAATGCGGAAGCTATTGAATTGAAACAAAATACGTTTGTACCGCAAGTGGACTTTGCGGAACCAGAAAACTTCGCTAAGTATGGCTCGGCTTATCTTTATTATAGCGGCGCGATGAACAGGATCTTGGATTTCTATCCTTACGATGGCTCAAAAGCTGAAAAGAACGAGTTTTACAATGGATTGATGGGGGTCGAGAAATATGTTTTCGACAATCTTTATCCGAAGTCTACTGGTTATGCGGTTTTAAGTCCCGCCGGCTATACCCGTGTTGGCGACATGACTTCGGATGGCTACGGTACTCCAAGCTCATACGAATACATCACGTTCAAGGGTGGACCCGGAACAGGCTCTGCCGGCAGCACATTGGTGTCGAAATCGCCAAACGCTTACTCGAACAAGTTTAACTACAGTAACATATATGACACGGACATTTATACTACGGAGAACCTGCCAACTGATTATGGTAAAGGCACTCGACAATCGAACTTAAAGGCTAATTTTGATACCGGCGTAACCGTTGAATTTTGGCTGAAGAAAGAGGCTTTCGATGTTACTGCAACCCAGCAAGAAGTTGTTTTCGATCTTTGGAACAGCGCAAGCGTTGGAAACACAGACTACGGGCGATTGACGATTACGATTCAAGGTTCTTCGGGCTCGGCAACGCCATTCCTATTAACAGCGCAATCCGGCACTGTATCAGCTTCCTTTGTTACTCAGTCGATAGGAAGCGGTCTTACGCCTAGTTCTCTAACGTCTTGGGGACACTATGCTTTCGTCTTCCAAAATTCTGGCTCGATGCTCAAGACCCAACTGTATGTTAATGGCTATATTAACGACGTCACATCTTCCTTCTCAACTCCCGGTACAACAAACGGAAGCTTGGGAGAGATCACCGGAAGTATGATCGGTCGCATCGGCGCACTTATAACTAATCCGATGACCAACCGAGTCTCTGCAAGCTCTGCGCGCAATGGCGATGGCAGGCTATCAGCGTCTCTTGACGAATTCCGTTATTGGAAAGTTGCACGAAATGCGCAGCAAATTGGAGAGAGCTTCTTCGTGCCCGTAGGCGGCGGCGTAAACACAGATATTTCTAACACGACCTTGGGTGTCTATTATAAATTTAACGAGGGCATAACCACTGTAGCCGCCACGGATAGCATTGTTTTGGACTATGCTGGGCGCGTAACTAACGGCGCTTGGACTGGATACACAAGTACCTCTCGAAACACCGGTTCTGCGATTGTATCTGCGTCAGCCGCTTCTCGGGAAGATCCAGATCCGATTATGCGCTCGCAGCATACAGATGTATCAACATTACAAACTAATTTGTTGGAATCGGGTTCGTTCTATGATTCAAATAACAATTCTTCGTTTATTAATTATGCGCCGGCGTGGGTTATTGAAGAGCACGAAAATGAAGGCAATGATAACTTAAAGATTATTTCGCACATCATGGGTGCTTACTTCGACAAAATGTATTTGCTGACCAGTCAGATGCCAGCGCTGCGTCAGACAACTTATACAACAGCGTCTCATCGACCCTACCCCTTTGCGCACCATTTGCCACAGTCGCTTGGCTTATATTCGCCAGAAATATTTGTGGATTCTACGATTTTAGAGAAATTTGAGAGTCGAACAGAGAAAGAACTTTTTGAAAGCAAGCTGGTCGACGCCAAGAATCTCATTTACCTCAATCTTTATAATAACTTAACAAACATATACAAATCTAAGGGCACCGAAAAATCAATTCGAAATGTCATGAGATGTTTCAACCTCGATGACTCGCTCCTTAAACTAAAAGTTTATAATCGGGACAACACATATCAACTAAAGAACAATCTGCAACAATCAATGTTGGATCGTTCATCGCTAGACTTTAACCAGTCGGGCAATATTCATGCGGTTGTTTATCAGGCGCTAACAGGAACAGCCACGCCGGTTTCTAGAGGCGGTCAGGCTCTTGGATATATAAGTGCATCACGCGGCACCGCCGGCGCCTATAACGCAGAAGCACGCTACGGCGCCACTATCGAGGCATCGCTGACGCTGCCAAAATTCTTTTCCACTAACGACAAGTTTAATAGAACGTGGATCTCCTCATCGCTGTTTGGATTATACCAAGTTACAACGGGTAGTATCACAAACGAGAGTGGTTCAGCAACCACACTGAGAGCCTCCGACGAGACAAACTTCCAAATCTTTGCAGTCCGCGACGCAGAATATTCTAAGAATGTAAGATTCTTATTAACTTCTTCAATCTCCCCTCATCCGATACCAACGTTGAGCAGTTCGACTTTCCCCGGCGCCTATGATGATTCGCAATGGAACTTATCCGTAAGAATTAAGCCGAGAGGCTATCCGCTCGATGGAATGGTGACTGGATCAACTACAAACTATCCATATGATGTTATATTCCGAGGCGTCAACACTATCCTTGGCACAGTTCGAAATTCATTCGAAGTTACCGGTGTGATGGGCGCCCCAACTCATTACCCAGCCGGCTATAGCGCAGCTAACTCATACTTAAGCGGCACAAATTTCCTGCATAGCGCGAAGAGAGTTTATGCCGGCGCACGCAGAACAAACCTTACGGGAACAGTTTTAAACCCGTCTGACGTGAGATTCAGCAGCATAAAGTACTGGACTAAAGTATTAGACAACCTTTCCCTAGATCAGCATGTTTACGACTTAGAAAACGCAGGAATTTCCGGATCTTATCGGGAGATCGCGCCACGAGATACAAACAATGCCGGCTTAGACTTAACAAACGCCAACACTATCGCATTAAATTGGAGATTTGACAACTTAACTAGCTCCAACGCCGGCGGATACTTTAATGTGACAGACTATAGCTCTGGCTCTGCGCTATTGAGAGACAACTACGGCTGGCTCGGAGAGGTGGTGGGCTATCAACACGGTGGTTATGGCTGGGGATTCCCGCCTTTAGAGAAAGCAGTTGTCCAAAAGCAACTTACAAACGTGTTCAAGTTCATTGATCCGGAGCAAGCTGTTTCGTCTGACATGATCCAAATTTTAGACAAGGATGACGAGGTGTTCGGCGTGGTTGAAACAGTACCCGACTTCATCTATACTTTGGAGAAGAGCCAACAGCAAGCAGTTTCTGACGAGATGCTTGACTTTTTTGCCGGCGTAATCGACTTTAATAACTTAATCGGCGCTCCCATCAATCGATATCGAGATCGATACAAAAATCTGGAGAAATTAAGAGAGGCATTTTATAGAAGAGTAACAGCCGTCACCGATGTTGAGAAATTTGTAGGCTACTATAAGTGGTTTGATGATGCCATCACAGAGATTGTATCTCAGCTTGTTCCAGCATCTTCCAACTTAGTAGAAGGAGTGCTAAACACAATCGAACCAACCGTGCTAGATCGCTCGAAATACGAAACCAAATATCCCACTCTCGATGCTCAAGTGCCCGATCTTGTGGGAGTTGTGGGGGGCGAAGCGGAATCCGCGTGGGACGCAAAATTAGAGCGCACGACTGTTCCTCGATCACCTCGCGACACAACTCGCCACGTTCCTTTCTGGAAGACTCGCGCAATTCGCTCCGCCGATGAGATCTCTGCCGCACGCTTTGTAGGCGCCGCAGCGGCAGCAATCATTGATGCCCAACGCGAAACGTTTAGAAAAGTTATTGTCTCTGCACCTCACATGAGTCGATCTGCACCGACTTTCTACGACCACAAAACGAACAACACATACACCGGCAACGCGTTTAAGATCAACACCCTTTCGAAGTTATTCAAAGTCACAGCAGACAAAAAATACGACACCCGCGGAAGTATCAAGGGAGGAGTAAATTTTGATGCTAACAAAAATATACACTTTACATACGCTGCCCTACATCCAGCGGGTCCAGTAGACCAGTCCGGCGGGCGATTTGTCCCTCAAAATGTTTTAATAGCCTTTATGAAGGATTTGGTTGCGCTCCCATACGATAACGATCCAAAACTGCCGATAGAAAAGATAAAGAGGTACATTACTGTAAATCATGGTCGCGCCAAAGTCGGAGAAAGCGATGAACATCTCAAATCATCATTGGTGTTCCCCTTCAATCTCATCAGTTCGTCGGTCAAGACCGGATACCAGAAAGAAGTTTATGACAGATTAACAGCAAGCTTTGAAATAACTAACCTCCATAACGACGTTTATGGACCAGATATGGAAAAGCCGTTGCAGGGACCATTTACTGAGCATGTGGTTGGCGGACACCAGTCGAGACACGTTCGTGTAAACTATAGTAGTTCTACGCACCCATTAGATACATGGAGAACGCGCCCCGAAGCATGGAAGATCTTGCTCGGAACTTGCGATGCCACATTCACAGGCGCCATCGGAATGGTCGGCGCCGATTACCCATGGCCAGAGTGGAACGGATATCCCGACGTTCCCGGGAATTACCCAGCGTATCCGATGACTGCAGCTTTGAAGGCGGTTTATTATCGTGATGTTGTGGCAAAGCGCCCGGTCAACATCAAGAATATCAAACTCACGACCGGCTCAACCATCCTAGGAAATTACAGACACACATATGATTTTGTGAACACCGTCGGGACCTTTAACAACCCCCGCGGCTTCATAGAGAACCAGCCGACATTTCCCGCAAACGTGTTCCAAACACATACAACAGGCGCCACATCAACCAATACCATCTTGGACATGCCGCGACTCTTACGCCCGGGAACCGTCCCTGCCGCAATTCAAGACAGTCACTTTACCTTTGTTGGCGATTACTCTACATCTTATTTGACAAGCGCGATTAACAAGTCAGTTATTGTGGGGAGATTCTCAAACCACGGCGGACCAGAAGTACAGTCGAGAGGACATCAAGATTTCAGATCCTCCGAGTATTCAGTCTACAATGCTCTTAACTTTAAGAATTTAACGGTTATCAAGCCCTCACAAGGACCCAGCGGCACAATTTCGGAAACTGAGGGCATCCGCGTATCGGATATTCACGGATTCGACTATGGATTGCGCTCACAGCTTTCGCGACACACGGCGCGATTTGGTCGCGACTCATTGTTTGTGACAAGTACAGCTGTTCCTTATGGTAATGCCGCACCCGGAGGTACCTACAATCAATTGCCCGGCTTCCACAAAGTCCACCGTAATAATGTGGGGCGCCCTAAGTGTCTTGATACAATTACTTATGGATACAATAAAGCGCTTACAAACAGTTCCGGTTATGATTTCGGCGCTGCCAATTATTTATCGACGCTCATTTTGACTGGCGCAGACAACAACGATGCGACCAATACCATCATGCCTTTAATCGGCGCTGTTACATCAAGCGGTCTCTCATGGACCGGCTGGATCAACTTTGGAGATCAGGGATCCGCCGTGACCCAGAGCGTCACAGCTCTTGGTTTACGCCATACTGACAAAACCTTTTTCGAAATTCAGAAAACACACGGTTCAGGCGAGTACAAATTTCAAGTATACTTACGTCTTCAAAATACCGCCGGCGGATGGAGAACCGGCGGCGGAGCGGGCGACTATAATTTATGGGAGTTCACTTCCACTGATAATTGGTCTTCGGGATGGAACCACTTTTCGGTTGTGTGGGATGCCAGCGCCGTCTCCAATGGCTCTCTGGCTTCAGTTGCTGACAAATACATGAAGATTTACTATAATGGAGTCGATACAGAAGCCTCGCGGGTAGATAGCAACACAACTAAAAACTATTATAGCACATGGGATGCAACCAAATCTGGAGCATTTGGGTTTTCTACTCCTCCCAACAACATTGTCGTAACCTATAACGGCGCATTTTCGATTGGCGGAGACTTCACCGGTCTTCGCCCCATGTCAGGCGCCATTGACGAATATACTTATTGGACTCGCCCGCTCACCCCGCTTGAAGTCCGCAGCATATATAATAGTGGAACACCCTGTGATATTACCCAATCAACTGCATATACTTCAGATGTTTCGAAGCTGTGGGATTGGATCAGATTCGGTACCGGCAGCACCAACGAGAAGACCGACATCCGAACAGCTAATGCCGGTACATATGGTATAGGCAACCGCGTCGTCGGTTTCACGGGTACCAAAACATATTTGCCGTTGGCAGTTAACGGTGGCACTAACCCCGCATTTGAATTAACAGGCGGCGCTGGTCATGCGTCAGTATTGGCAGGCTGCGCCTCGGTGATAACCGGAGCCACCACAACCACCACCTGCACCGACAGGACCATCTATGACAATTTCTACGTTAAGCATCCGATCCCCCGGTCATCGAAACAGTACACATGGGTAACCCGTTCATTAGCCAGCACTAACGGTGTGTTTGGATACGCACCAGCAACATTCAGGATATCCTCCAGCACCGGCGGCACAAAGAACGCATATAATTTTGTGAGTCAAAGTGACTTCGGTAGATACTATCAAACCTCCGCCGGCTCAAACCGAAGCCGATTTGGTTGGACGTCGGCTAGCGTCGCTGCGGGAATAAGTGTCAATAAGTTTATTCCAGTCGACTTTGTGGGAATGAATACGATCATCGTAGATCAACTGAATACATCGATCAACACTATGGGACGAACAGGCTCAAACCCGCGGATTGGACTGCCGGCAGAAGACTATATCAATTATGATATAATTAACCAAGTACAAAACGCAGAATCATCTGCCAGCATTCTAAACGCCCTCACACTAAACCGACAGGGCATTTATGGATATCCCATATGGCGACAAGTTAGAACTGGAGACAACCCCATCACGCGCTGGGAACGAAAGAATAACGTTGTTTCTATGATGAGTCTCACTGGCGCCCGCGGTGACATCGCACGTTATAACGTTCCGCCGGTATCGATGGAAGGTCGCCCGGTGACAGTAAACTTAACAGCGAACGGTATGAGCTTCGGCTTGGACGTCACTCACAACAATGAATCGGTTTATTACCCTTCAGTAGCTATGGAAAATCAATTAGATATCCAATATGATTTATACGATACCCCGTTTGAACAGCTTATCAAATCAGTGAAGCAGCCGGCATCCCCCACACAGTTGAACTGGGTCCTCTACACTCAAAAGCTTTTCCCATCATCACGAAACGAATTTACATCTGGATCAAACGAGCGAATAAAATACGACAACAGGTTCTGGACAAGCAACCGCGAAGCTAGAAATTCGAAGGGAGCATACACATACCAGACCACGTCGCCTGCCGCCGTTGAATTTGGAAACAACGATATTTCGTACAATAGTCTGGGAATTATCGTAAAACAAAGCTCTTGGCCATTAGACGCCCCCGACGACTTTATGACAAGAACACGCCCGATGTTTTGGAAGTACTCATCGGTCACGCTGCCCTATTTGTATCGGGGAGGCACTGGATCTGCCGGCGAGCTACAAAATGCATACACTAATTACTTTACAGCCTCTTTCAAGACCTTCTATCCATGGTCCGGACAAAATCCATGGACAAGGTCATCGCGTCCGAGATCATATGACCATTGGATGCTCGCAGTTGTAGGTTGCGGAGCTTTGTATTCGCGAAAGCACCTCTTGTCGATTTCGGCGTCGGTGGTGGGACCAAGCGGAATGAAGATCCCGGAAACAAGCTCACGCGCCGGTCATGCATGGTCAAACGCTGCACAAATCTGGCCAATCGGCGGCGGAGAAGCCTTATGGGAGGCAGGCACCCAAGCTGGCGTTGTGACTGCTGACTACGGTGGTTCCGCAGAGAACGCTAAACTGGGTATCAAAGGTTCTGACACTTCGTGGGGATTTAATCTATCTCAATCCGCGCCATGGAAATTTGATACTTACGAAGATTATCGTTACGAGCTTAAATTATTGGCGAAAGATTATGGGATTGTACCTGAATACAGAATTAGCGAGCATGTGAATGAATACCTGCAAAAAGATCCGCTCGAAACACGTCAGACAACGGTTGATACATCTCCAGACGGCGATTTACCGTACAAGGGAACATATGAGATCGTGGGCACCAACAAGGTTCCCGATGACGGGTTCGCGACCTTCAACGTCGATGTAGATGTTTCAGCTTCGTATAATAGCTTGAACACTCAGAATTTCTTCATAGACTACTCAAATACAGAATTTTTACAAGACTTCTTAAAAATTAAGCGCGAAACATTGCTCGGCGCAACACAGATTAAAATGGTTTGTTCTGCCGCCTTAAGATTTAACCCGTATAAGGGATTTTATCCAGCAGAACGGACGATTGACTTGGTATCTCAGTTTAGAAAGTCTTATCAAAAGTCGCTATTTTCCATCACCGGTCGGGAACCCGATTCTGATGATATCTTCCCGGGCGGAGGCAACCGCGACGAGATATTTTACAGAAAAGCCGGCAGCCATACTCGCCCAGTCTCGGCGCGCCCACTTTTGAGCGCGATCTGTTCTCCCGGCATATTGTATAATTCTATAAAATCCGGCTTAGCGGTGGATTATCCACTCGTACTGAATGGCAACAGAATGATGCGCCAATATTATGGTGCACTTGGATCAGGGTCGATTAGCAGCACCACATTTAATGCTCTGGACCTACACCAGTATGGTGCTCAAGATAACTATGCTTTGACATTTAATCCGAACCAATACACAAATAGTGATATATCAGCTGCCGACAGTTCCCACAGCAAAAAAGTTTTTTGGGATAAGCGCCTGCCATTCGAGACCATGTTAACGCCAGCTAAGTATCTTAACGGATTATCAGTACCAGATCAAGAAGCACACCCATCAGCATCTCTATGGAATGTTACCTGCTCTTTTGCTGGAGACGAGGAAGATGACGCATATACTTTAATGGCTAGCAACTTCTTTGGGGAAACAGCAGCGTTCTTCTTGCAAGATGCCGATTATACTTCATTGAAGTCCGGCGTTTTGCGCGAAAACTTGCGGTTTGTTTCCGGCTCCACATACATGGCACGTGTTAAAATTAATCGCTCAATGACAGGATCTAGATCCTATCTAAATGAAAAGGGAGGCATTCATGTCACTAATTCCGCCGGCGCATCAAGTACTTACGCCTACGGATATGGGGTCCTAGGAGCGAGAGCGTTCAACCACCTACAAGGAGTTCGCTCATTCATAACAGGCGGCAGCGTTGCCGGCGCATCAGCAGAATACCCTCTGCCACAAGATCCATATCATATGCCCGGATATCGCGAATCGTTCACGATGTACAGCCGACCGACTGCCTTTGGACCGGAATTATCCGGACGAATGCCGTGGTCTCAAGCGAGTGGGTCCGACACTGTGTATAATAAAAATACATATCATTATCCGCTTGATTCATTTAATGGATTTAACTGGTCGTTTACTCCACCTTATTACCACGGCGAAGCTTGGGCAGATTTGATCTTCCGACCAAATCACACCAAGTCTTACGATATTCAACAAATAATGGCAGAAACAATTACTCAATACTGGCGTTGTGACGCCGGACCCGCAGAGTTTTTGAACCAAACTAGCAAAACGCAAACACTACTTATTAGCAGTTCGTTTAGAAGTCCAAGTGTTTCGGGTAACTTGGCTGTAGAAGCCGGCTCTAAGTACCCCTCTGCTGGTATCGCGATTAATCAAAACGCAATGCAGTTAAGCGCTAGCTTCAATCTGTTTGGAATTGAAGAAGTACCGTTCCAAGAAACTGACGCTTTCGGAAACCTGACCACCACGCGAAATGATTCCGTTGGGCAGCGCTGGGTCATCAAGCCCAAATACGAAACTCCGATGTTAAATTTCACCGATACGGGACCACACCCGATCAAATCTGGTTCCTTAAGGGACGACGACGGTATCAAGCGGTGGGAAGACGGCGCAGGAGAACCCGGGTACTTAAGTTCACCCCCCAACCTATCAGCCTCAGTTCCCCGCGGAATGTGGCATCAGTTTGGTATAATCGAGCCGGATCCCGATAAAGGCATTTTCATGCAAATCGGAGATATCCCAGAAGCTTGGCTCAAATACCATTGGACAATGCTTAATACGGGGAGCGTTTATAACAAGTACACCCCTCAACTGACATCGATCGGTCACGGCATCCCCGGCGAAGCCGGCATGATGAATGATTACACAAAGATCAAATCATTGACAAGTCTTGTCGGATTTGACAAAGGTAAGCCTCGCAAGAGATTAGGGCAGCTAGCAAAAAGCAGAACGATAAGAGAAGCTATTGTGGCGGTGCCTTATATCACAGAGACGGTAGACGCGCAAGATATCGGCGCCACAACCGCAGCAACAGCAAATCGTAAAAAATTCATTGAGATAAGTCCCGAGAGACTGAGGGCAGCGAAAGACGATAGGATCGGATCTGCCGAGGGAGATTCCTTGATAACTGCTGGAGAATCGATTAGGAAGCAATTGCAAAAGATGAAGCGCTATGTACTGCCGCCTGAGATGGACTTTCTGAACAACGAATCACTACCAGCGATTGCCATGTATATCTTCGAATTTGAATACACTTTTGACAAAGACGATCTCAACTATATGTGGCAGAACCTAGCGCCGCGAGATTCCCAAAAGATCTCCTTTCAATCGCAGTCTGTAGCTCACGAACTCATCAACACAGAACTCTTAAGCGAAACAGAGTTGGCAGAAAACCAGAACCTTCGTTGGATGGTGTTTAAGGTCAAACAAAAGGCTCAAGCAGATTACTATGACTTGACTTTGCCGCAAGTTGGTGAAGCTCAAATATTAGGAGTCGGCGGAACAACGGTCCCAACAGGAAACAAAGGACAGATTAAAACTAAGAGCGGAAGCGTCGTTAAATATAACTGGCCATATGATTATGTCTCACTTATCGAATTAATTAAGATTGATGCGCAGATCCTTTATTCTGAACCACGCACGATCTCACGTGATACCATCGGCACCTCGGGAGTACTTGCCTCTACTGCTCCCCAAGATTTTGGGAGCATGGTCAATGATCTCGTCACTGCACCCGGCTATCGAGGATCCACTAGCACTCCATCGCCTGTCTTGAGAGGGGTGCTGGGGGCAGCTTCTCCGCAAATTACGTCAGTGTCTAGAGCGACTTCAATTCAACCTATTGCTCCGACACGTGTCGCCAGCCGGCGCTCAATGAAGTTTAAAGGAGGTTACTAATGGCTAAATTTATCAACAAGAAAGAGAGAACATATGATTTCAGGCTTACTCCGTACGGACACTACCTGTTCTCGGTGGGCTCGTTTAAACCGGAGTATTATGGGTTTTATGACGATAACGTGATTTACGACAGTGTTTACGCGACGAGTGGACAACCAACAGCCGTCTATACACATGTTGAAACGACACCGGCGGACGTTACCCACGAAACTTTAATTCTAGAGGATGCGACCGGGAGAACGCATACGATGACATTCAACGATGGTCTCTCTCCGCCGACTGTGGATGCATCTATCATACGAATCAATGGTCTCTCAAACGCCACACAATATGCTGCACAAGTAGCAATTGCGACCAATTTTGCATATGCAGGCGGCTACATCTCAATCACAGCAGAGCAAGACGAACAACACGTTATTTTGACAATGACCGCGACCGGCTCTGCTGGCGTTGGAAAAACTGTCACAGGTACGGCATTCTCTGACGGTTCGGCAACTGTAACCGCTTTTAAGTTTAACACAGAACCTCAAAACAAAATTCATTCGAGAATTAAAAATGATACGCAGTACTTGGGAACGCAAGTAGTTTTTGAAGACATCGATAAAGGGGGCAACACCTTCACCATGGACGGAACATGGGCTGAACTCCAAGCCGATGGCTCGGATTCGCGTTCCTACTTTGAAATTGATATCACCCCAACAATGCAAATTCCGAGAATGGATTCTTATCGGTTCGAGGGCATGTTGGGGGACGCCAGATTAGAGGGCAACACTCAAAAAGCCCCGGCATGGAAGATAGTGACTTTAGACGGAACGATAAAGTCTTCCTCCCAAACAGACACTTTAAATAACATTAACATTCCTCAAATAAACATTGAGTTAAACTACTTTAAAAAAGTTGAACCATATGATATGATCGGCAGCATAGAAGAAGAAGACTATAGAAATACCTTGGCTTCTACTTATGAATTCTCTGATGGGAATGTAATTAAATTAGTTAGCGAAGATCTCATGTTATATGCCGAAGAACTAAACACTGTACTGCTCACAGAAAATTTTGATATCGAGGTATTTAAAATTTTGGAAGGCGAGATCCCAGCAACCAATATCACCGAAGCTGATCCCCCTAACCCAGCCAACAGCGAAGTGCCCACCGACGCGTTCCGACGCAAATATTTTGAGAAGGACACCGAAAGAATTGCCGGCGGTCTCTTGGGAGGCGAATCATATATGGGATCAGCAGTTGTGGATATGAGCGAACTAACAAGCAGTGTCGCTTACTACTTTGATATCTATAAAGATTATGAGATCAACGAAGAGGTTGCATGCAAAGGCGCCGAGATATACAACAAGGACTCTTATTATATCGATCTTGACTTTGAGTGCACGCCTGAAGCCGATGACCCGGTCTTTAACGATATCTATGGACCAGTGACGGAGCCCGAAATATGTCTGTAAAATTCTCTGGAAACACAATTAACAAGTTTGGCAAGATGTTGCCAACCCTGTATTTTGAGAAGATCTACCTTTACGATACTCACATCAGGGTTAAGCTAGCCATGTATGTTGATGCTGTTGAAGATCAAGAAGACGCATTCGCAGCGTACGCCACTGACTATCTTAATGACTTAAACTATTACGTGATGTTTGTGCTTGACGGTGAAACCTCGCCATATTGGGCATCTTCGACAAACCCGGCAATAGCTGAATACTATCCGATTGATGAAATAGGAGTAGAAGGCACCCGCCGTCTTGAGAAATTGTTAAGCGGCGAAAAAACGATTTTAGACCTCGTGAGATACGCCGGCGAGCCATCCATGTGTGCTTTGGCTGCAGCCAAGGAAGAATTCGACCGTGATTCTCCGTACAACGCCGCTGATGTTTTTACCATCGACGGAATCGACAAAATTGATGGCGAATGGGATGGAGAGCCCATCTACTCGGGCGGCGATTCGTCAGATCCCGACGAATGTTGCGCTCTTGATGGTGGTCTTGATATTCCCACTGAGGTGACGTCGACCACTACTCTGATGGGGACGCCCCTACTGTACCCCTCGTTTGGAACATACAGGCAGAATTTTTACAGATTTGCGTTTGACAGCTTTACTTCTATTCCGGAAACCATATACAACGCCAATGGTAATCCCATTTATAAATACGTGGTCGGTCTAGATCTTGCCACTGACGACGCCTCGATGCATCAGTTTATCCTACAGTTCCACCGAATACCCAAGCTTAGTATGGTGGCGTTTACTGCTCATCACGATCTGGACATTACCTCCACCAATTATGACTTCTTGGCTGCTGCTCGCTCCAACAAAGGCATAGGCAAGCTATATGATGCTAAAGTGTCCGACGCAACGTACGAGAAAGTAACAAATTTTGGTGTCGTGGACTCGGACCCTATATCAATTTATGTGTTGCCGAACCAGTCAGAATATGATGAAACACCAATTCAGGCGATTGACAGCGTTTATTACGCCCCAGTTGATGTGACGCTGGAAGAAATTAGGAGCAAGTTTAAGGCGTTTGTGGGGACAGGGCTATCGTCAGATAGTCAAATACAAGACATATATGATAGCCTAAACTATATTTTGGAAAAATATGGAGATAGTCCCGAGCTTTTGCCTCGACTGGATGTCTTCCGAAAAACGTTTCCGGACACGAGTACAGCTACCGCCCCCGGCAAGATATATCAAAGTTTCAAAGTGATGCTTTATAACGCAGACAACGCAGTTAAAAGAGGCACCGTGCTGATGAAAAAGCTGATTAAAAGTGCGGTAGTAATGGACTATCGCTCAACTGAGCCGCTCACGTGGCAACCACCGGCAGACGAGGACATAGAGATCGGCGCGCCAGAATTAGAGCACAACTTTATTAATACGGATCTTATGCAAATTAACAAATACGGACTGCACATAGGTCGATATGCCCATGCCACCGGCGAGAACAAGCAGAATATTTACATAAACGGATACTGGTTTTTTGATTATGAAAGAGCGCTCAGGAAAACATCAAACATCGCCCGCATTTTTCACAATGGGGTTAAAAAGATAGATGCCTATTTCGGACGAGGGGTGCTAAATTCTTGTTTCAATTTGATGCACACATTACATGCGCGCAAGCGTATTTTAGATAATATAAATACATACTTCCTCGGCTGGGGCGGTAAACTTACGCGACATGAGTCGGACTGCCCCTCCCCGGATGCGGGCACCCCCTCGGTGGGTCCCGACCCATCCAACCCATGGGGCAACAACACAAACTTTTCGGAAGTCACCGAGATCCCCCCCACGGTAGCAGTTAACCAGTGTTTAACAATATATGACACTGACGCGTTTGACTTTAGCGCCGAAGCATTTTCCGGCGAGACCGACGCCGATGTCAACCTGTACCCCACCGTGAAATATTATAGAAATTATACAAACTCAGAGTACAAAAACGAGTATGGAGGGGGCACTTGGGGGTCAATACAATATACGGAAGACCGCAACATCAGCGCGCTGCCTCATTTCTTACGGGAAAATATCGACGGCGTAGAAGATGATGTCGAGATATTTGGGGTAACCGCCGGCACCACACACACGACTCACGATTTCATAAGGAATTTTGATTTTTTCGATAAGCTAACAATCGACGGAGAGCCGTACCGCCTCATGGCATTTGAGTTCCAAGAGTTATCAAAAAACCAGCGCACTGATTACGACTATGAACCAACCTTCAACGATTATTTGATGTTCTCGGTTGTCGTGGAAGATAAAACGAAAGACGTCTATGACTTGCTTATTTCTCAATATATGTCAATGAGAGACACGTTCATTGAGTATTATGATGCTGCATATGAATTTTGCAGCTACAACAACGTTGATGGCAACTTCAACACATTTTTTCAGACAGCCATGGAACAACAAAACTCAGAGGAACCTGAACAAGCCCCATGGATTATGGCGCCAGTTATATATTATTTTCATGTTGATCTACTAACGGATGCATTTGGCGGAAGCTTCGATAAGATAATCGATGCTGCTATTCGCGAAAGTGAAGGCATAAATCCAACTACAGGAAGATTGGAGGACGTAAAAACGTTTAGAGAGAAGATAGAAGAGCTATACAACATAAACTATGAACCCTCCAATCCAGAGGGACTACCAGCACATGCTGAGGGGTTGCGCAACTCGCGCACAATCTTCGGCGGCGCCGGAAAAACATATTTTCCGCTCCCGGAATTGAAGACCGACATGCCGGTTGGTGCCCAAATTAGCACCATGCCTACCGAGCTGGTCGTGGGCGACGTCGACCCTGACGATATCTTCGGAGAAGATGACCAAGGCGGCGCCGTGACGCCGTTCACCCGCGGCGGTCTAAAGATGGTCAAGATGGCATTTGGATTTAAACAGATCCCCAAGCACAGCACCGATCACGATTCTGATGGATACATTAGGATTACGCCTGTTGGCGGACTTCAAGAGCTTCCCAATGGCGAAAACGCCACCGCCTCAACCGCTGCCACGCTGGAGCAAATATGCTCCCCTTACGGTCGCGACAAAGCCGACGCAACCGGGATTTACCTGTATAATAGTAATTGGGATTACGATGGTAACAAATGTAGACCAAGCACAGAAAAATACCGCACAGTGTGGCTTTATCCCGGCATTACATATACCATTATGTGGTATGCGCGCGCGACTGAAGGCGGAACCGCATACGGCGGCGATCTCGCGCCACTGATCTACACGACTGCCACAATCACTGTGCCTACGGGAGAGCCCGGCACCGGTGGAGCCGACATAGAGGGTTCTGAAGAAAATAGTGGTCAGAAGATCGACGATCAAGCACAACTAACGGACAGTCGTTATAATTACTATGTCTTACGCGCCGGCTGTAAGCGAACCAATGCCTTCGAGGGTGCGTCACGCCGCGGACTTTTTGGCAAGACCAAATCCTCATTCTATGATGCGGACCAGAGCTTGTGGGAAAATATCGAGGCGGAACCAGATTGGCGGACCTTCGCCGGTTATAAATTTACTGCACCATATGGCACCTAATAATAAGTTTTATAAATTGTACAGCTTTCTATTTATTGTTGAAAAGGAATTTTTTAAATGGGACTCTCCACAACTTTAAGCTCCGGACTCCTACAAAGCAAAAGCAGTCGTCGGCGCATAAAGAACGCTAACAATCTTCAGGTGATCGACGGTCAAGTCTATTCGCCAGCCCACGACTTTGACCAATTGACGATTAGAAAAATTAACAAACGAATGCAACGGGCGGGACTAAAAAACAACAGCAATCCGAACGTCAGCGTTCAAAATTTAGCATCCGGAGTTCTACAGATAGCCGGCATTTCACTCACAACTCACACAAATCGAAACAAAATAGATTTCTCGCTGATCGCATCTCAACTGGACACGGAAACGTTAGACAATCCAAATATTTTGAATCCGTCACAATATACAAATATTCAAAAAAGAAAAATAACATTAGGACCGATGTTTCCCAATTTAAACGATCCTATATATGTGCTCGATGACGCGCCCCCCATAAGAAAACAAACTCAAATGGAAGCAATCGCGTCAGCCGAAACTGTGCCGAATTTAATATCTATAGCTTATGACATGAATAAGATAACCGAAGATCCACGTCAGCCCACATTGAGAAACTTTACAAGATACGGAGGGGCATAAGAAGTGACTAGTGAATACGAAGCTGAAGTCGGTGGTGGCGACGGCTACACCCCAAGGAGTTCGGAGGGCATTCTCCGCGACGTCGCTGTCGACCCCAGCACTGAACTGAGATACCAATCCCGCAAGACCGTAGTGCCAGAGAGCGAATTTTGCCTTTTATTTACAGTTACTGCGAATAGTCTCGATAGTGATGGGCTTATTAAGCCGAATTCTGTAGAGCCTGTTTGGTATAATCAGGACGCAACCGATGATCTATTTACTGAAGCTCTGACTGGTGAAAATCAATTTGATACAATCCTGCAGGGTTTGGGCAACGAAGCTATTGGGATTTGCAATTATGAGATAATGGGCGCCCAAACGTTTACCGAAGCGTACCAATACGAAATGTTTAGGAATGTCGCCGCAGTTCAAAACTTTGCTGCCGAAGATTCATCCGGCGGGGCAACTTTTCTAACGCCGACACCTTCTTATTATGAGGCTGCTGATGAGTGGAGGGTGGAGTATACTCCCGAAGAAGTGCAAGGTTTGATAGACAGATTTGGTGGCGTCCCGGGCTCCACCTTTGAAGAAGTAATATCCGAGAAAATGCGCTCTTTAGCGATAGAAGTTCTCCAAACTTTCCCCAGTCGAGATCTCCACTTTTCTAAAGCGAAATCTTTAATGTTAAGAACGTCAAATTTGGCTGCTTTCGCAGTTTCTGAAGGAGATCAGAATGTAACTCTGTCACTTGAAAGAATGGGCGCCGATTATGGGAGTTCTGCGTGAGTGAATACATTAAAATAACGACCATTGACACCAATCTTGTCTCTGGCTCGCAAGATAAGACTAGGAATATGATCGGTGGTTATTGGCACGTAATGTCTTCAGAAGACGAAGCCGACTATGGATCGTCGTTGATATACAGCGAAACACCTTCCACAGACACAGGTACGACAGTCACGCCGGCACACTCAAGTGAGTTTGATATGCATCCCGAGGCGCCGTGGACCACGGCTTCTGCTGATTCTATTGCGCCGAACTACAGGATTCCAGTCCGCGTAATTGGCAACCCTGATATAGTTAAGGATGACGTACACTGGGCTGCAATTTTGGCAGGAGGCACTTATGGCACATCTTCATATGATGGAATCTTATCCAACGGCACCTTCGACGCGCACAATTTTACGATGGAAGTGCCATATTCGAAGCTCGACGCAAAAAACATAACGCCGGAAAACTATGCAGACTATGATTATTACGACATAAAATGTAACTATCAAGACTACTATCCACAATATGAAACTTATGTACAAGGTTTAGACAGTGATTTACTGATCCCCAATTTCTATATTTTAGAAATGTATAGGCAAAAATATGAAACTGATAACTTTGACGAAGAACTTACAGATTTTGTCACCGCCGGCAACAGCCTCTCTGTTGATCCACATGATATACTTGAGGATTACTTCGGGACTTACCCACCACCTTATGTGATGAGCGCAAGGTCAATAGCGGGGGTTGATCTCCCCAGGGGCACCTTCCTTTATCGTGACGCCACTAGAAATGCGCGAGATTATTTGACAGGCACTCTCCCGAACAGCGAGCTATCAGGCGCCACTTTCGATTATATCACCGGTCGATTCTCGAACTTTTTATTTAATGAGGAAGCACAAGGACAGTATAACCAGACAGTCATGGAGGATAACGCAGTGAACAGGGCACCCTTCTATGTTTCGATGGATATTCCTGCTATCGGGGATAATACCATGCGAAGCACCTTTGCAGGTTTAGGATTTGAGGATATGTTTTTGTCGAATCTCCGTGCGCACTTTGAATCGACCGCTATCCAATCCACCTCGGTCGAAGACTACCCAACCACAGCACTTATCGAGAACGATGCGCTGGTAGACGGATCCATCATTCCCTTTGGGCAGACACGAAATGTATCATATCGTAGTGTTGATTACTTAGAATTCCTGCTTAATTGCGCCAATATGGCATCTTTTAGCGCTTTGAGCGATCAATATTTGTTTGAGCCTTTGACACCAGAGACTTTAATGCTAAGAAATTTTAACGGCGCCTACCGCTTCGCCAAAAGCACAACAGCGTTTGCTGTGTTAAGCGCAGCAGTCGCTGAAATGAACTCGGAACCATTAGCGTGTGTCGGCGGATCCACGATAAATTATGTCGACTTTTTAGCCATGGCAGAAGCCTCCGTGTCCGCGGACACTCTCGCATATAGAATAGCGAAAACTAACGCCACTAGGGGAGCCTTCGTTCAAAATGTTTTTCTGTCTAACCCCCACCCCAACAGGGTATCGTACTATGACACACAAGTTCGTTACGGCGAGACGTATACATATACCACATATGCTTATGTGCTTGTGAAGGGCTATAACTATCGATATACTAATCTATTGGGGACTCGTTTGATAGGCGACGCAGATCACACATTATCAAAAGTGGCGTCAGCCCTTGGGTTAGAGTTGGAAGCCCTCGGCGAGAATGATGCGACGCGTGATGCTGTTTCTCATGCACATGGCGAAGACTATTTCAACAGCTTCGTGCAAGTTGCAACAGGAGCCGACCATTGTCTAGAGTTTTTTAACTTGTCAAATGGTGCTGCATCCCCGCAACTGTATGTGGCGGCTGATGAGAACCCGCTTATTGTCGCAAATGCATTTAGTACCAATGCACAAGTGCTAAGCGAAAACAGGTATATGGCAGATTTCTATCTAAGTCTTGAGCCTTCGTGGAAAATAATGGAAGTGGAAGTGGCGAGCAAGACAATTACAATTTTGGATCACATGCCATCCGCGCCGGATATTACACCCTACCAAAGGATGGACGATTCTCAAATAATAGGATTTTATGCTAACCTTGAGTCGTTCACGCCATCTCTTTTTCCGACGTCCATAGATCCAACACAAGAGGAGCAATATAAGCAAGATTATCTACGTTCGTATAACCTGCTGGATTCCGAAAATGCTCAATTCCGCTCAGTTTCAAGAGCGTCGTCTTTAGAGGTTTATAGGATCGACAAGAAGCCCGCATCTATTTCGGACTTTGCTGGAAAACTCGTTGCAACCAAAGATCTATCGGTAACAATGTACGGAAGCACAAAAACCAATTGCTTCTACGAAGAAAAAATACGAGCCAACAAGAAATACTATTATTTATTTAGGTTTCTAAACGAACACGGAATCAGCGGTCTTATATCGCCGATACATGTAGCAGAATTAGTTAATGATGGGGGCTACAAATATTCCAAATTTAATGTATTATATGAGACAGAACTCACTCAGTCTGATGACGCGGTAGTTTCCGAACCATTTAAAAAATTAATGAGAATTATTCCGAACGCCCGACACATATTTATGGACGATTCCGAAGTTGACTATGAGCAAGAAGCATCAACTCAATTGGAGAACGTAAAGATTGGAACAGGTGTTGATGATACGATCTGGGACACACCCTTCAAAGTGCGCCTAACCTCTAAAAAAACTGGCAAGAAAATAGATCTTAATATTACATATAGAATAAGAGAGAGCAGCTACTAATGGCTTTTCAGGACACATCATACACCATCATATTGGACGCAGTGTTGACCGACATCGGCAGAAAAAGAATGGTCCAAGGGGACTTTAAAGTTGCTAAATTCGCCATGGGAGACGACGAAATTGATTATGGCTTGTGGGCGCCCGGAGACAGCTTTAGCGCTCAGACGAACATCGAAAATACTCCAGTTTTGGAAGCGTTTGCAGGACAAAACGCGGCAATTTTGCACGGACTTATAGATTACGGACGTTTGGATATTTATTTCGTGCCCGAGGTTGTTGTAAATCATGACAGAGTAGCAGAATCAGCAACCCCCTACCCGGATCACAAAGTGGGGAGATACTATCTGTCAGTGAATGATGAAACCACAGAAAAACTCAAGTTGAGTACAGCGCTGGCTTCGGATAAATATATTTTAGAAAGCAATTCTGAGTTGAAAACCAAGCTTTTAATTGAGTCAGGAATAAACATTTTGGGGACAACATCGATCCCAGACGACAAATTGGCAAAAGAAAGATATGTGACGCAGATGAACCTATATGATTCATACTTCATTATTTCTGTCGATTCAAGATTTGTTGAGAACGTCCTAAGTCAACCCCAAGGTTCATATTTTAAGACCGACGCTTCCAATAATCTATACATGAACTTCGAACCCCTACAAAGGAACATCAAAGTATCATTAGCACCAGTCGTAGATTACTATGAGAGTTACAGGATTCCTGCAGTAGACACTGAAATATTTGGCGGCAATAGCGGTACCGGCACAAGTGTGAGGAATGCCAATTCAGCCCTCATAGGTCCCCGCGGCACAGTAATAGCACTTAATTTTAACATTTTCAATGAACTATGTGGAGACTCGACAACAACCGCTGACGACTCCTATTATATTTTTGGTACAAGAAGCTCCGATCTTTTTAGCGACGGCAATTTGTACGATTATATTGATACTACTATATACATTGAAGGGCTGTCGAGTAACGCCCGGCTTCAAATACCGATAAGGATCACTAGATATGCCGGTACGTAGAGCAAAGAAATGTACTTATATAAGTAGAACAAACAAAATACCAACTATTTATGAAAGAGAGGAAATAATAAATGGCTTTTTTGGATAACTCCGGCGACATCATACTTGATGCAGTATTAACTGAGACCGGTCGCAAACGAATGGCAAACGGCAACTTTGGCATTTCGAAATTTGCCCTAGGCGATGATGAAATCAACTATACAACCTATAACAAGAATCACCCATCAGGCTCGGCATACTATGACTTAGAGATACTTCAGACGCCCGTATTAGAGGCGACTACCCAGATGAACTCTAACATCAACTATGGTCTACTGTCTATCACAAATACCCAGCTACTTTATATGCCAGCAATTGACATGAATGAACTGCTTCCAGATCTGGCAGTATTCAAGACCGGAAGTGTTTATTATGTTGCCACCAACCAAGCAACAGCAAACAAGCTAGCTCTCGCCACCAGCATTGGCAATACTAAGTATATTTCAAAAGCCACCGGTACGCCGCAGAGAGACGGTAGAATTATTTTGTTCGAATCTGGTATCAATAACTCGAAGCTGGCATCTACTGCGGCAAATCGCAGCAAGTTTTTGGTGTCAACCGACATGGTAGATAGCAGTTTTACGGTTCAAGTAGACGGTCGCTTTATCGCGTCAGTCGCCGGACTCGCCGCCAATAGCACTTTTACAAACGATTTTGAGGATAATCTCGTGGCAAACCTATCCGTAGGCGCTGGCAGCATCAGCGGTGTCGCCGCGACGGGTCTAGCCAATTACAACAACTTTACTGTCCCCGGCATAACCGACGCGATAACAGACACATCATCAGGGGCTTCTCAGTGGAGTGCCCTCAACGGACCCAAAGGGACCATCGGTGGCGTGGTCTTCAACACCGTGAGCGAATTGGGATCCACGGACACGAGATCCTCTCTTTATAATGATTATGGAGTAATCAGTGCCACGCCATTCGGAGGCTCCGACACCTACGATTATATAGATACGGTTGTTTACGTTGTCGGCAACAACACATCTGCCGTGATCCAATTGCCGGCTAGAATTATCAGGAACGTTAGTTAAAATTAGGAGTTTATAAATGCCTGTACAGAATTATGAAAATATCGACACAAACACAGATGTCACGACAACCCGGACGCTATTACACGAAGTAATACCGCTGACGGGCACAATTGTTTCGGGCACCTACAGTGATCTTAACATCAAAAACTATTCTCACGGGATGTTCCAGTCGACTTACGACTATCCTTATCTAAGCTCCTCGGCTAACCATCTCTTTGATGTTACTTGCGGCTTTGATGAGGGAGCCGCTGTGACAGGCTCAGCGCAAACTCTCTCTGCGTCAGCGCGCTATAGTGGCGTACAGGTCGCCAAAAAGATCAACATGTATAACCAATTCTCTCAAGTACTTTTGGGATATACGGGCAGCAACAACACTGTTGAGATTTTTGAGAGCGACTTGAATATCAGCGACAATTCTGCGCAGATGACATCGTGCTATTTCGTTACGCTATCGCGCCTTCTTATGAAAGAGCAAATTAAGAAAGGCACCTTCAGCATGACGCTCGGCACAGGATCTCACAGGAATGCTGGCTCGAATTATCCCACCGCATCTGCATATTCTATCACGCTTATCGATGCTTCCGCCTCGTCCGGCGATAGCGGAGGCTACAAGTCCGGACTCCCCGGCGGTGACTACGGCGTCCTATATGTGTCTGGTTCTCAATACAGTACAACAGGAATAGCGGTAGGCAACATATGGTATCAGGCAGGAGTTATTGTATTAACTAGCTCGGTATTTGGAACAGGATCCACCGGCGCCCCCCGGCAACCGAATCAAATTCCGACAGCCATAGTCTCTGAATCGATGGGCGGCGCCACCTACACAGCCATTCAAACAATGGTTACGGGAACCATTACAGGTTCGTGCGACATTGTGCGTGAGAGAATCCAAAACATCTCGTTTAACAATACAACCGAGATCAACTCTAAGATTTACTTCTGCCGCGTTCCGCACAACAAGTATAACTATAGCTCGAACCCCACATATACTAGCGCAAGTAAAATCAGAGTGAAAGAAAAGGCGTCAGATCCACCAATTAGCTACATTACAACCGTGGGTCTGTATAATGCTAGCAACGAACTCTTGGCGGTCGCTAAGCTTTCAGAGCCGCTTCGAAAAGATCCTACGAACGAGATCACGCTAAGAGTTAGATTGGATTACTAAAAATGGCGTTCCGCAAGATAGGAGAAAACGACTTCTTTCTTAACACGATGAAGGCGCAGCCGCATAATAAGTTTTTCATTTTCGACACTTACGTATACTATAATAACGAGTCGTTAGTGACGGGATCCTCCGGCAACCGGAACACGGGCTCGCAAGCACGCACAGTAAAGAATGTCCCTCGCGGCTTCGTTAGTCTATATGAATACAACATAGATCGCCCCCATTCAGGTAACGTGGGAAGATCGAACTGGGCGAACCGAAACATCGCCGGCGGCGGAAAGACCGCTGCAGTGATCGAGGGTCCGGTAGCGTTCGGCTACCCCGGCGGCGTTATGGGGCTTCATTCATCCGCAAGCTATAATGCATTGAAGCAAGCCTATGACGACACCACCGAGCCCGTCACATTCTTGCCAAACAACGGCACGATATACGCATATATTTCAAAAGACAGCGCCCGCTCGTCCTTCAAAACAGTAGCGCCAGTTTCATATAATACTGAATATTCCTACGGCGCAGTCCAATCGTTCCAATATCCTCTGTCCTCGTCCATTACACGCGAGTATATCGAAACCCCCTCCTCTTCAGCAGGGGTCTACAATAAGCACTACGTCGCGTTACGGAATCGCTTAAACTTTTACGGCGCCAGAAGCCAGCAATATATTGTGAAGGGACCCACTTGGGACAAAGACACTCAAACCCTTAATATGATTCACATTCCATCTATTTTCTATGGAACGAAAATTGAACCCGGCACCGTCTCCTTGAAATTCTACTGGACAGGCTCGTTAGTTGCCGAGTTAAGAGATGATCGTCGCAACGGAGAGCTTATTCAACAATCAGATACTGACGATGGAACGGGCGTACTCGGATACAGTGGAAGTTGTGCTGGGGTTGTTATGTATGACGAAGGAATCGTTATTTTAACTGGCTCGTGGGATATGAGCGATCAAACTGCAAGGCTAATTGATGCCTCCGCGGTCAAACCCAAATGGATCTATTGGGGCGTTGGAGCAAATGACGGGACCGTGAAAGGTTCTGGTGGCATAGACTCAACATTTGCCAATGTCTCCTTCGACATGTCCTTTAAGGGCAATACCGAAACTCAGGTGATGACACTTTTTGCGCATGCGCGCCGCGGCGAGGCAAACTATTCCAATAATCCAACTTTTCTAAAATTTGGACAAGAGAAAGTTAACTACACGTCATCTCATGTATATCAAGAAAATCCAAATCTGCTGATGAAGAACACCGTTAGCTCAAGCTTCGGCACGACCAATAATTTTGATTATACGTCTTCGTTCGAAAGGCAGGTATACATTTCGCGCATCGGAGTATATGACAAAAGCAAGAATTTAATTGGATTGGCAACACTTTCAAATCCAATTTTAAAAAAAGAAGATCAAAGCTATACATTCAAATTGAAGATGGATGTATAAATGAAGCCCATTGTAATTTTAGCACCAAGGTTTCTCAAAGCGATATCGTGGGTAATCGATATCTGCGCCATTACCCTATATCCCTTTATAATTGCGCGAGAAGAAATGTCCGAAGACGTTTTAAATCACGAAAGTATACATATCGCTCAACAAAAAGAATTACTTGTGGTATTCTTTTATATATTGTATGGCTGGGACCACCTAAGAGGCTTTGTGAAATACAGAGACAAAAACAAAGCATATTTTCAGATTAGATTTGAACAAGAAGCTTACGAACACATGTATACGCAAACTTATTTAGACACTCGACAGTCATATAGCTGGAAAAACTACAAGGTATAAAATGATTTTAGGGGTTGACATTTCAACCAGCATCACTGGCTTTGCTATTGTTGCTGACGACCAGATTCTTTATTATGATTCAGTTGATTTGAGGAAGTATAAGGATATATTTGAAAAGACTATTGTGTTGAAAGAAAAGCTTTTAGACTTGTTCGAGATGTACCAGTGCGATAATGAAGCCTTTGTGGGATCCTCAGAATATCCCATTGAACACATTTATATTGAGCAGTCTCTTCATATGTTCATGGGCGGAAAATCGTCCGCCAAAACCCTATCAACTCTCACTCGCTTTAATGGAATCGTATCGTGGTTAATTTATGAATTGTTTGAGATCAAACCAAAGTTCATTGGCGCCTCATCCGCACGCAAGCAAGCTGGCATTAAAGTCCCGAGAGGACAAAAGGCAAAACAAGTTGTGCTGCAGCACTTATTGGAGAATGAGCCAGCATTTAGTATTGAGTATACCAAGCACGGAAACCCGAAGCCAGAGTCCTATGATAGGGCTGATGCTATCATAGTTGCCAAAGCTGGCTATAGGGTAGAACAAAATAATCAAGAAAAAGCTTGACGAGCTATTTAAACGATGTTAATATACATAAGATGATCTTTCATCATACCTAGGAGATAAAATGAAAGTAACAAATGGACATAACGTAAAAGTCCACTACAGGGGTACCCTCACTGATGGTACCGAATTTGATAATTCGCGGGTACGCGGCGAGACACTCGATTTTGAAATCGGTTCTGGTCGCATGATTCTCGGATTTAACAACGCAGTTGTTGGAATGAGTGTGGGGGAGACAAAGACGTTTACTCTCGCACCGGACGAGGCGTACGGTCTACGTAATCCGAACGCCTTCCAGCCAGTACCGAAGACGGCATTTGGTCCAGATTTCGAGTTTTTAGTTGGCGAAACTATTCAAGGAAATGGTCCTGCAGGTCCTTTCCTTGCTAAGATTCACGAACTTCAAGAAGACAATGTGATTCTGGACATGAACCATCCCCTCGCTGGCGAAGAACTCACCTTTGAGATTGAGTTGATGTCTGCCGAGTCCGAGACTACCACCGCTAACTGGTCTGCTTCAATGAAAAAAGCAGAGCTTCTAGAGGTTGCAAAGTCCCGTGGGTTGCCAGTCAACACCAAGTCCACAAAGGCTCAGATTATCCAAGCACTTGGAGCTTGATTAATTCTGATCGGCAAATAAAACCTCGCTTCGGCGGGGTTTTTTTGCTTGACAGCCAAGCCACCATATGTTAGATTGTATATGAGGGCATATGAATAAGAAAGAAGCGAAGAAGATCCTACATGCAGCAATTGGAAACTACGCAGACAAAGGCAGCGAACTACTTTTCGCGTGCCCGGTCTGCAATCACCACAAGCGTAAGTTCTCTGTTAATCTCGATAAAGGTTTTTATAAGTGCTGGGTTTGTGATTATCGCGGTCGCAATCTTAGGCGTGTTGTTAGGCGTTTTGGTTCGTATACACAACTACAGAAATGGGACGAAATTACGAACAGGTCAGATCTTGAGAGATTTGCTGATCTCTTTATGGAACCAGAGCGTCGAGAAGACGCGGAAAAACCGGAACTCCCGGAAGAATTCGTAAGCCTCTGTTCGGACAATATCCCCGCCACAGGCATGTATGCGCTTAGATATTTACAAAAGCGCGGACTTACCAAGACGGATATTCTTAAATGGAAAATTGGATATTGTTTTAGCGGAGAATATCGTAATAGGATTGTTATTCCTTCTTTTGACAGCGAAGGAGACGTAAGTTACTTTGTTGCGAGAGCCTATAACGGCGACTCATACAAGTATAAGAACCCGAAGGCTTCAAAGAATATTGTATTTAATGAACTATATATCGATTGGAACAAAGACTTAGTTTTAGTCGAAGGAATTTTTGATGCTATTATCGCCGGAAACGCTGTACCTATCTTGGGTAGCACGTTACGAACTGGTTCCGAACTGGTCCGAAAAATCGTCACAAACGATACCCCAATCTACATCGCCCTCGACCCCGATGCGCGAGACAAAGAAAACAAAATCATCAAAACACTTCTTAAATATGATATCGAAATGTATAAGATCGATGTTTCGGACTACGAAGACGTAGGGTCCATGTCGAAAGAAGTTTTCGAAGAAAGAAAAAAGAACGCTGTATTTATAGATAATGACAACTATTTACTGTTGAATTTGCTATCAGCACTATAAGGAGAACAGCATGTCCAGATGGGGAAAACCAAGAAAAAACGTCAGGAGAATCGACCCACGATACTTTATGGATGAGAAGGCAGAAGTAATCAAGGAAGAAAAAGAAGTCACGCGCATGAAGGAGATTGCTGGCGTAGGCGCCGGCGCACCGTCGCCCTCCGCACGTCGAACCCCACGATTACAAACTCGCGAACCTGACATGACACAAGCACAAGAGCTTGCTCAAGTCCTCGCCCAAAGTCCGGCAGTCATGGCTGCTGTACAACAGGCAGCGAAGGATCCCGAAGTCCAAGCCGCTGCGCAGGAAGGTGCAGCGGAGGCAGACGCAATGCAAGAAGGCGACGGGGTGCTTGGGGGTAATCCATTATCGGATGCAGCCCTAGCTACCGGACTCGGCGCCGGCGGAATCATGATGATCGGCGCTGCAGCAGTCGCCACGCCGGCAGTATTTGCGCTGGGATTAACCGGAGGCGTGGCGTTAATGGCAATCGGAATATTAGTTAGCCAGATCGTCGAACAGTAGCTAAGGAATAAACAAGTGAAAATCACCAAATCCCGACTTAAAGATATTATCGAAGAAGAGCTTAGTAATTATTTGTCCAACATATACAAATGGTGCCCCTCGGGAAGCAAATGTTCTCCGGAGAAGAAAAAGACAAAGTGGTGGAAAGGAAGATGAAGATCACAAAAACGCAGCTTAAACAAATCATCAAAGAAGAGCTAAGTTCGATAGAGGATCTTGAAGCCCGGCTTGCCGGCATGGATGCGCGCAGAGACGACGACACTCAGAAAGTCAAACACAGAGACGCTAGAGACGAGCTAAATGAAATAGCCCGAACCCTACAACAAATGTTTGAGTTGTCAAACCTTATGGTGCAGAAGAAGTCAGAACACTTTCAGAACACAACTGTTTATGGGTTACCCATCCGAGAACAAGGTGCCCTTAAGGAGTTGGCTGATATTACTAGAGAATACGCCAAGCATGTAAAAGGTGCCGAATCAGAGCCAGTGACTGAAGGTCGAGGATCTGGGCATTCTGAAGTCTTAAGGCATACAAACGATGCAGTCGAGCGTATAATTAAGAAGGTTGGCTCACTAGGAGATGAGCTTGTATCCGGCGCCACTCGCGGAGGACCGTACGAGAGGATGCCAGTTGACATGTATATAGATGGCTTCGACAACTACGACGAACCCCGAAAAGTGCTCAGAGAACAAGCATTAAAATTGCGATTCGCGATTGAATATGGTTTAGATCGCCCGGTACCACCCGGGATTAGAGATAGGCTTAAAAAAGAGATCAAATCGGGATTCCTTAGTAATATGCGCGGACTTAAATCAACATATAGAGAACACATGCTGAAGATCGTTAAAGAGGAAGTCGAAGCCGCACTGGAGGAGAAAAAGATGCAAGAAGCCCCCTCAGAAGAAAAGGATGATTGGATCCAAGATGCAGAAAAAGATATTGAAAAGAGCGGCACAGAAGGTGTCTGCACCGGCGATAAGTTTGGCGGACCTACTTGCAAGCCGGGAACGAAGAGATATAATCTAGCCAAAACATTCCGCAAGATGGCAAAGGACAAAAAGAAATGAAGATTACAAAAGAACAATTGCGTAAGATTATCGCGGAAGAGGTCGCCAATGAAGGCGTCGTGAAAAAGCCTTTCGATGACTCCATGATCACTCACGATGATTATGAGCAGTCTGACGAGCCTTCTCGCGACGATACTGGCGAGCCTCCTCTTACACAACGATCACAACGCAAACTTAACCACAATCATATGCTGGCGAGAATTAACGACGCAAAGCTTTACCTTCAACAACAAGGCGATCCAGTAGCGTCAGAGCTTTCTCAAGAGTTAGATCAGGTAATATACAGCATGGAACTGTTAAGTGATTATTTTATGGGCGATATGCCCTCTGAGTAATGGCACAAAAAAATACTTGACAGCCTCTACTGAACAAGATATACTTGTATAGTAGAGGCACATTTGTGCTCGGAGGGAAGTTTGAAGTTTGCACACATCAGTGACACTCATATCAAAAATTTGAAGTATCACTACGAATATAGAATTGTATTCGAACAATTATACCAGACACTGCGAGAGCAGGAAGTCGATTACATCGTTCATTGCGGAGATATCGCACACACAAAGACACAGATCTCACCAGAGTTTGTGGAAATGTGTTCTGATTTCTTCCGCAGTTTAGCGGAGATTGCACCCACATATATTATATTGGGCAACCACGATGGCAATCTAAAGAATAGTAGTCGCCAAGACGCATTGACGCCGATTGTAGATGCGTTAAACTTGCCAGCTCTGCATCTGCTCAAAGAATCTGGCGAAACCCACATAGACGATAAGTTCTGTTTGAATGTGCTTTCAGTCTTTGATCGAGATAATTGGACAAAGCCAAGCGATACTGATAAAATCAACATCGCCCTGTATCACGGCTCAATCAGCAACTGTAAGACTGACATGAACTGGACAATGAGAAATGGCGAAGATACTCTAACTATCTTTGAAGACTTTGATTTCGCCATGCTCGGCGATATTCACCGTCGTCAATATTTAGATGAAGTAGGTCGCGTTTGGTATGCCGGCTCAACTGTACAGCAGAATCATGGCGAAACAAATGATAAGGGGATTCTCATCTGGGATATCCAGTCAAAGGATGATTGGGAAATCGAGCCCATTGTGCTTAAGAATCCAAAGCCATTCTTTACAATTCCTTTAACGATGAAGGGGCGCATGCCACGCAAGATTGATGTGCCAACCGGCGCTCGTCTGCGCTTGGTGAGCAACAACAATCTTCCGCTCAATGTGATGAAGCGCGCAATGGATATCGCCAAACACCGATTCAAACCGGAGAGCATCTCGTTTTTGAACAGAGCCACCGGTGAACGCGGAAATGTTGAAGATATTACAGACGGACTCAAGACCGAGAACTTGCGAGATCCAAAGATTCAGGAAGAACTTATCGATGAGTACCTTAAGGACTATCAGGTGCCCTCTGAGACGCTCGAAAAAGTTTATGAACTCAATCGGGCTTACAACAAAATTATTGAGGAGACAGAGGAAGTCTCGCGCAATGTAAACTGGAAACTTAAGACCTTTGAGTTTGACAATCTGTTTAATTATGGAACAGACAATTCAATTAATTTTGAAAATATGGGTGGTATCATCGGCATCTTTGGAAAGAACTTTTCCGGAAAGAGTTCTGTGATTGATGCTGCATTATATACTTTGTTTAATACGACGTCCAAGAACGAACGCAAAAACTTAAACGTCATTAATCAGAACAGAGATTCATGCGCAGGCAAGCTCACTATCGAGTCAAACAATAAGGTCTATACGGTTGAAAGGAAATCAGAGAAGTACGTTAAGAGGCTTAAGGGCGAGGAAACCCTAGAAGCCAAAACCGATTTGAATTTTGAAGTATATGATCGCATCACCGAAGAAACAACATCTCTGAACGGAACAACGCGAAATCAGACAGATGCAATTATCAGAAAGCATTTTGGTTCTATCGATGATTTCATGGTATCTTCGCTAGCCTCGCAGCATGGTGCGTTAGCATTTATTGATGAGGGCTCTACTCGACGTAAAGAGATCATTGCTAAGTTCTTGGACCTGGAGATTTTTGAAAAGAAGTTTAGGATGTCCAAGGAAGACTCGGTAGAAGCCAAAGTCTTGATTAAGAAGCACGAAGACCGAGACTATGGGGCAGACATCACCGCCGCCACGAAGGAGTTGAATAAGTATCAGAACAAATCAGAGAAGAACAAGAGCCTCTGTGAATCCTTGCGTATTAAGCTTAATACATTGACGGATGTTGTGCGCTTATTGGAAGAACAAATCAAAGCGACTCCCTCGGAAGTGGTGGACATTACTAACTTGCGCAAAGAGCACAAAAAGAAAGTTAATTCTATTGTTGCTTTGGGCGAAACAATCAAAGAACAATCGCAGTTCATATCTCTCAAGAGCGAGGAAATCGCGGCAACCGAGAAGCTACTCGGCGCGATAGATCACCAGAAGAACCTTGAGAATAAGTTGTCGATTGAGAAATTAGATGAAACGATTGCCTCGTTAAATCAAGAACTAGAGAGTATCGTTAAGAAACAGAAGCTGCTAGAGGGAATCCCGTGCGGTGATTCGTTCCCAACGTGCAAGTTTATTAGAGATGCACACGTCTCAGTTGCCACAAGGGATATTGCAGCTAACGAGCGCGATAAGTCCATAGAAGCCCGCAGCGCATTAAATCCCGAAGAAATCGAGTTGGAGATTGAAGAACACAACGCTTTACAAATAAAGTCTTTAAATTTTGAAAAAGAGATTTCTGAGTTGAAGCTTAAGCGAGAGCGCAACAAGGCTACAAAATCTAAGATAGAATTATCTTTGAAAGATATTACTAATCAAATTAAGGAATACGAAGAAAATAAAGAAGCAATTGAGAATCTTGAGAAACTTATAAAGGAAAAAGATAAGCACCAAAAAGACATGAACAGTAAGCAGAATGAGATAACGACTTGCGAACAAGAGACTTTAGATATCGTTAAACTCGTTGGTTCTTGCGAACAAAAGATTGAAAACTTGCGAGAGCAACAAACTGAATACAAAGAACTACAGAACTCATATGCAGCCTACGATCTGTTTATGCAGTGCATGCACCCAAACGGAATTGCATACGATGTGATTAAAAAGAAGATTCCTGTTATCAATCAAGAGATAGCGAAGGTGTTGGCAAATATTGTAGATTTTGAAATTTTCTTTGAGAGTTCTGGTAATAAGTTTGACATCTTTATCAAGCACCCTCTATACGACGAGCGCCCTATTGAAATGGCGTCTGGCGCAGAGAAAACCATGGCGGCGATGGCAATTCGTTTGGCTCTTCTGAGTGTCTCTTCACTGCCCAAAAGCGACTTATTCATCCTCGACGAGCCCGGCACAGCATTAGATGAAGAAAATATGGAAGGTTTTATTAGGATCTTAGAACTAATTAAAGTGTATTTTAAGAACGTTTTGTTGATCTCGCACCTTGATTCGCTCAAAGACTGTGTTGACATGCAAATTGTAATTGAAAAGAAAAATGGATATGCAAGAGTAAACCAATAAGGAGTCAACAGCATGAAAATTACCAAATCGCAGCTTCGAAGCGTAATCAGAGAAGAAATAGAAAACACCGTCGATGAGGGTTTTGTGGACTCTATCAAGGGCGCCCTCGGTCTTGGCGGCAAGAAAGCAGCCCCAGCAGCCGATCCAATGGCAAATGTCCCAGAAGATGAGCGCGAAGACTATGAAGAATTTCGTAGTGGAGGCGCCGCCGGTCAATTCAAGTGGGAAGATGCCCGAGGACAGAACTTCGACGATACGAGTTCATATGAGGCTTACCAGGACTTCTTAAAATGGAGAACCAAGCATGTAGCTGACTCCGAACAACATCGACAGGCTCAATGGGATATTGAGCAAGCCAGGAAGAAGCGCGGCTCTGGAAGATCGTCGTCATCGTCGTCGTCGTATCGACGTGATAAATCCCCTGCCCATCGCGCATCCAGCGCTGTTGGTTCATCTAACCTTGCTTACGGCGAATCCATAGAGAAGATTAAGGACATTATTAGAGAAGTGCTACAAGAGATTCAAGGAGATAAAAAACAGTGAAACTTTTAATGGAAAACTGGCGTAAATTTGTTAATGAACAAGAAGAAGCCGCACAACAAGGATTTGCCCAAATAACTCCCGATACTAATATTGGAGCCGTCAAGGCTGATGAACTCTGGAGGCAGCTTGTGTCCGGACAGGAGAGTCCGCTCTATAATGCGATGAAAAATGCCACTGGCTGGGCAAGCGGCGTCTTGGGCACCCCAGAACAAGTTAAACAAAGGTTTGGGCAGATTGGACAAGAAGCCTTCATAGCGAGAGTTCAACAAGTTCAAAAACTGATCTCTACAGCAAAAACAGCTAAATTTAATATGCCTGCTCTGGAGGGCGGAGACGCCGATGCAGTAGTAGATGCACTAAGCGATCAAGATGGCGCCTTGGGAGTTGATCTAAGTTCGAAATTTGCGAACCAAATCGAAAGCTTTAAAGAGTGGTGGGAGGCACTACCCGAGCCGATTAAACAGATGTACGAAGCAGGGAAGATCCCATCTGTAGAACAAGTACAGCAAGCAACCCAACAGACCCCCCAACAAAACGTCAGTGAAGACAAGTTTCCACGATTTGGAAAAGGTCCAATGCCCGGCGCCCCCGCTGTTGGAGAAAAAGAACAAATCAATCTTAAAAATATTAAGGGCGCCGCATTGGCGTTCTTAACCAAAGGGATGCTCGACGGCGCGCCGGGTGACGCTGTAGCCGTTGAAAAAGACGCCGGCGCCACAAACTCAAAAATGATTCCAACGCAAAGTAATATTTTGGCAGCTAAGTCACTATTATTTGCATACAACAATCCAGCAAAACAACTCAAAGATATGGGCGGAGCCTTTGTCACTAGTGATGGAAAGATTCTCGACGGTCACCATCGTTGGTCAGGCGCCCTTATCGGTACCGGTGGTGCACTTCAGCATACCGGCGTTCATATTGTTAAGGCGCCAGCCGATGCAGTCATCCCTCTTTTGGTTACGGTAGGGAACGCACTTGGTCGCCAGCAAAAGGGTCCCAATCCCGAAGACGAAAACCAGTAAAATAAGGAATAAACAATGTCTGATAACGAAAATAAAGATGACAAAAACGAATTTGATTTTCTGCCTCCCGCAGAGCCACCACCCTCCTTTAATCAGGAGAAAGACCACTATCACGAAGAAGTCGCAGCAGAGGATTTCGGCATGGTTGAGGACTTCGGTCTCCAGATGGAATATTCTGATGAAGATCTCCTCCCAGAAAACACTGCCCCTTCTTCGATTAATGTGGGCTTTGTTGGCGTTGGCGGCGGAGGCAACAAAATGGCGAACGCCTTCATTGAACTTGGATTCAACAAAACACTGATGGTAAACTCCACAGGGAAAGACATTCCGAAGAACGTCGAAGAAGATCACGTCGTTCTTATCCCCGATAGCGACGGCATCGGAAAGAACGTCGTTTACGGCAAAGAGATTCTTTCCCAAAATGGCGCCATCGTTGAAGATGCACTTCGTATTAAGCTTGGAAAAGTCGATTGGCTTTTCGTTATGGCTGGTGGAGGCGGCGGAACCGGCAGTTCGGTAACCGCGCTGCAGCCAGTCTTCGAAAGATATATGCAATCAGTTCAGGCTTCTGGAAAAGTGGTCTATATTGTTTCTTGGCCAACCGCGCAAGAGGCACTGAACCCGACTATCGCTCGCAACGCGCTTACGCTCGTGAATGACGTTGCCCGCCATCCGCACATCGTTCTCGACAACGAACGTGCCACACGATTACTCCGCGGCAGAATCGGCATGCTTGGCATGTATCCTGTCGCTAACACAACATTTGCTAAGTCACTTGCTCAAGTTTTAAAACTCTCCACCGAGGATTCACCGATCCAATCTTTCGATTCTAAAGATTTGGAAACTTGCTTGAGCAATAATGGCAGAGCCTTTATGGGCTCAACAATGATAAAAGATCCAAATACAGCAAAGCTTGGATCGGTGATCCTTCATAACTGTATGAATCGTTCTGCGTGTCCGCCCCCCAAGGGGAAGGCAGGCGCCGGTTCGTTAGTGTTGGTGGTCTCGGAAGAGATGGTGGCTGACCCAAAGGTCAGTAAAAACATTGAGTCTGCAATCGCTTATGTCGGCGGTCGGTGCGAGACACTTTTCTCTGGCGTTTACGTGCGCAAGAATGTGCCCGGATTGATTGCGATACTAAGTATGAATGGATTAGCAACATGAACAAACTATTTGAAAATTGGCGAAAGTACACAAACGAAGCAGCATACGAACCCGGTCGTGCTGTTGCCGATATTGATACTGGCGAAGATTACATGAGCCCCGAAGAAATTAGGGACGAAGAGGTACAAGACTTGGCTGACAAGTTTAATGTCGAAGCCTTCGTTGAGATTGCTAGCGATGGAAAGCCTTCTATTATAGTAAAGCACCAAGACGGCAAATTGTCAATGTATAACGACACAGAAGAGATGTACAAAGAGTTAGCAAGCCGACAAGAAATGAATGAAGCAGCTGAACCACATTCAGCCTCTCACGTCGTTAAAAAGATGATGAAAACAGGACTAAGTGCTAAGGAAGCGCTAAAGAGTTTAACTCATGATCTTTCTGATGAAGAAGCTGAGCGTTGGCTTGAGCGCCACAAGGATGAAATGGATAGTGCTGAACAAGATTTAGCAAGCCGATAATAAATATAAAAGGAATAATATAATGGCATTTAGAAAAAACAAGAAGTTCATTGATCCTCGTTACTTTATGGACGAGAAGACTGATATTATTAAAGAAGAGATTGAGGAGGCGCGCCTTCCTGCATGGGAACGCCCGGTCCACACACCGCCCGAAGAAGAAAGATTTACTGGCGGCTCCATTGATATTGAACCACTCTCCGATGAAGAACAAGAAGCTTCTTACGATGCCTATTACGAATTGCATAGTTTCTTGCTGGATTCGGACCTCCCCGGCAACAAACCATCAGATAAGCTACGTCACGCCCTTCGTTGGATTGCAAAATTTGAAAAGCAAGGTATGGGTTAACAACATGAAAATCACAAAATCACAACTCAAAGAAATTATACGAGAGAATATCGACTCGCTTCCGATTGAGAATTTAATCGGCGGAATCAGCAGTCTCGTCGACGGCATGGATCCGGAGTTGGTGGGTGTTGTTTTCACCACTGTCTTCAAGGAGATGGAGGGAGGCAGTCCGCCACCCGAAACAAGTGAAGAGCCGGAAGCGACCCAACAAATTGGCTTTGATAGGGAACCTGAAGAAGTATCCAATAGAGCACCAGAGCGCATCGGCTTCGAAGAGAGCTTGATAAAAGTAATCAAAGAAGAAATGAGTACCGATTCCGCCCTTTTAAGCGCGATCAATAAATTAGCAGACAAGATTGATAACTTAGATGTTAGTGTTGATTACTTAGCCGCTTCTGTTACCGGCGAAGATCCTCTCTCTCTTGGGTATGGACAGGCAGCGTTTGGCAGAGCCGCCCGCAAGAAGAAGATTCAACCGCCGGCGGAATTAGCCGAGATCATCGAACAAGAGATCGCAGAGGCGCTAGGTACGGGCAGAATGGCTCCAGTAGCTCGCACTCTCTCTCGCGCAGGGATCGCCCAGCGCTCAGAACCAACAAGAACAGAGTTGATGAAATTAATAGCTGCCTTAGACACCGGAGACCCAGAGGAATTACAACAACTAGCCGATATGGTGGCACAACTCATGGACGCAGCTAGCGAAAATATTGAACAAGATTACGGCTTAGAAGAGGTGTCTTCCGAGAAGCAACGCCGCTGGGCTTGCGCACAAAAAGACAAGCCCGCCGATGAAAGAGCAGACAGCTTATCCGCAGCAGAGGCAGAAGAGATGTGTACATCCAAAGTGGAAGAAGACGCATGACCGGAAGAGGAAGGCTTAGTTTAAGCTAATAATTGGAGACAAGATGATGGAATATGTACAAGGCAAACTAGACAGATTAGTCGAGAAAATGATTTCTCGGAAGTTTCTTGTATGGCTAACCGCAACAGGACTCCTCGCATTTTCAGACTTACAGTCGGGCGACTGGGTAATTATTTCAGCAATTTACATTGGGGGTCAAACTGTCATCGATGGTATCGCTAAACTTAAGGGTGTCGCGTGAATTGGTCGGCAGTAATTAAATTTGGTTTAAAGTACTGGCGAGAACTGCTGGTCGTTGGCTCCCTCCTTGCAGTTGTAATTAAGACACAGCTTGATTATCGTGCGCTTAATAAAGCGTATGAGATTTCGCAACAAAGCCTCCAAGAACAAGTAGAGGGTTTACAAAAGATTCACGAGGAAGAACTTAAGAAGCGAGACGCGGCATTGAGGAGCTACCGTACAACTCTTGAAGAAATCGAAAGAGGCTATTTAGAATCTCAAGAAGAAGTCGAAAGATTAAAAAAACAGAAAAGAGATCGTTTAGAGAAAAGCTATTCATCGAACCCGGAGGATTTAGCCAATGAGATTGTTAATACTTATGGCTTTGAGCGCACTGCTGAGTAATCCGGCACTCGGCGCCGACAACGGAAGGTTTACCTTTTTGGGGAAAAATCAATGCGCGCCATACGAGGGTGTCCTGTTCGACCCAAAAGCAACCGCTCACATCCTTGCGGATCGGTTTGCCTTAAATAACGATTGCGAGATAAGGATGAAATATCAACTGGATATACAAGCAGCAGACTATGATCTACAATTACAAAACTTACAGATTCGCCACGAAGCCCTTTTGCAAGAATATGTTTTACGAATTGATTCGCTAGAACGCGAGAGTGGTGCGCTAGCAAATGCTCTTAAAAAACAAAGTAAAAAAAATCCTGCACTTTGGGTGACAATTGGGGTAGCATCTGGAATAGCACTAAGCTACGGTGCATATAAGGTGTTTAATGAGTGAGAAAGATTTAAATGAGGTAGCTGCCATTGAGCGCGCAATCGCTGCGAAATATGGTGAAGAAGCCATTAAAAATCCTCGGTCCGATTGGGACGAGACCAAAGAAAAAGAATATCTTCAGCAAATGAAAGAACTCTATCGCCACGCTTCTAAGAATAAAGAGTGGGAAGAAAAAGTCGACGTTAATGGGATAAAGGTTACAAAAAAACTACTTAATAGAGAATCTTTAAAAACTTGTCCTGTCTGCGGAAATTTTCCAAAGAGTGCAATGGATGATGTCTGTCTTGTAAAATTTGATTGTTGCAATAATTGTTACATTGAATATGTAGAAGATAGAGAAGAAAGATGGAAAAAAGGCTGGAGACCAAATGAGAATCAATAAATCACAACTTAAACAAATTATTAGAGAAGCAATTGCTGAGTCCGACATCGGAACTGCCGTCTCGGACCTCGGCGGCTCTGCAAAGACGACCGTCAAGAACCAAGCAGTGCAGAAGTTTATCGAGCAGGTGGGTGTGCGCCTATCGAAGGTTAGCCGCAGCGCCCAAGTAGAATTTTTAAAAGGCTTGATGCAGACGCTTGACATCGATCCATCGCTACTAACACAAGTGAAGACCGCTGTTCAGAAAGACCAAAGAGCTGCCGCCGCAGCACCACAAGGAGAACCCCAATAATGGCAACAGTTTACGAAATAGTTCAAGGCTTATCACAAGCCGCAGCAAACGCATATGACGGTGCGCTTGGAGAAGATCAGTCGCCAGTAACCGTAGGCGCCCTGCGCAGAGAAGAGGGCAACGCCCTTATCGATCAGAGGGTCATGGACGGCTTCAACGTGAAGTTTTACGGAGACATGATGTGTCTCACATATCAGTCCGATATTCAACTCAGAGAGGTTTATGCCGGCGGATTTGAAGAAGAGATTGAGCAAAGACTTGTTGATATTTCTGGATGGCTCAAGAAAGAGTATAAGAGAATCACTGGCGAATCAGTCAAGCTGACCAAAGAGGGCGAAGCTGATGTGCGCGTTGAGAACTCTTCCCGTGTTCGTTCATGGGTTGTGGCTAAGCTCCACTTTCGCGTTGGTGGTCTATCCGAGCAAATGAACGTCGACAACAGCGGCTCCACCAATCCCGTAGAGGCTAGCTGGAAAAAGTTTTTGGATCTTGGTGGCTGGAATGGCGAAGGCGGCAAGCGCCCCGACAACGATAAAAGAAAGAAAGAATAGACAATGAAATTCTCCAAATTATACCTTAAGCAGATCATCAAAGAAGAGATCTCAAGTGTTTTGCGCGAGGGTCATTATCATGATATGGGCGGTGAAGACGAGACATATGATGTCCTCGATCCCCACGGAATCGAAGATATGTCCGATGCTGAGCTTGTCGACATGATGCATGTAGATGGAATGGAAGAAATGATTGTTCTGGACGGAGAAGGGGATCTTGCAAATCGCGAAGAAGTTATAGCAGCATTGAAAGATGTATGACGTTCCAATTAGACAAAAAACAACAAGTTAAAGAAATACTTAAATGCGGGAAGGAACCCGCTTATTTTTTAAAGACTTACGCAAGAATTTCCCATCCCATGTATGGGCTTATTTTATTTGATACTTATGATTTCCAAGACGACCTTCTTAAAGATTTTAATGATTATCGCTTTAATGTTATTTTAAAGGCGCGCCAGTTAGGGATTTCAACAATCACTGCTGGCTATATTGTTTGGTTGATGTTGTTTCACCGTGACAAATCAATTCTTGTTATGGCGACCAAATTTGCAACAGCGGGCAACTTAGTAAAGAAGGTCAAGGGCGTTATGCGCAACTTGCCAGATTGGCTTAAGATCGCCACAATTGACGTGGATAACCGGACTTCCTTTGAGCTTTCTAATGGGTCATCTATCAAAGCAGCGTCTACCTCTGGTGATGCCGGTCGTTCTGAGGCACTGTCTTTGCTGGTTCTTGATGAGGCTGCACACATTGAAGGACTTGAAGAACTGTGGACCGGTCTGTATCCTACACTATCAACTGGTGGGCGATGCATAGCACTTTCAACGCCCAACGGGGTCGGTAACTGGTTCCATAAAACATGTATGGATGCTGAAGGCGGCAGCAATAACTTTAACCTTACAACACTCCAGTGGGACGTTCACCCCGAGCGTGATGAAGCTTGGTATAAGAAAGAAACCAAGAACATGTCAAAACGCCAGATTGCACAAGAGCTTGAGTGCAATTTCAATACTTCTGGCGAGACTGTCATAGACCCTGACTGTATGAAGTGGCTATTAGAAAATGTTAAAGAGCCAAAGCACAGAACCGGCTTTGATCGCAATTTCTGGATTTGGGAAGAATTCGATCCCACATGTAACTATCTTGCGGTGGCAGATGTTTCGCGAGGCGATGGCGCTGACTATTCAACATTACACATGATTAAATTAGAGACGCTGGAAATCGTGGGCGAGTATCAAGGGAAGCCAACGCCCGATATGTATGCAAACTTCTTGAATCAAGTAGGGAGAGAATTTGGAAATGCGATGCTTGTAGTAGAGAACAATAACATCGGTTACACGGTTCTCGATAAACTCGTTGAACACGGTTATCCAAATTTGTACTACTCTATTAAGTCTACACATGAGTATATAGAGCAACATCAAGCAGAAGTTAGAAACTCTGCCGTTGCCGGGTTCACAACCTCAATGAAGACGCGCCCGCTCATCGTTGCGAAATTAGAGGAGTTTATCAGAAACAAACTAATTAAGATATATTCATCTCGCACAATTAATGAGATGAAAACTTTTATTTGGAAGAACGGTAAACCACAGGCAATGAAAGGATATCATGATGATCTCATCATGGCGCTAGCGATTGCTTGCTGGGTGAGGGACACAGCATTGCAATCAAACGCACGAGACCTAAACTATCAAAAAGCTTTTGTGAATGCCATTGTTACTTCGAAGACTTCTATGAACACTCAAATTAACGGACAACAAGGCTACAAAAAAGATAATATTTTTGATAAAATGGGTGAAGCAAAAGAATTATACGATCAGTATAAATGGATTATTAAGTGAGGCGATAAATGGCAAACAACAATAGAAATAAATCAAGAGGCAAAAACCCAGCGAACGAAGACTCAAATCTCTTTAAAGCGCTGACGAGATTGTTCTCGGGACCAATCGTTAATTATCGGTCTCAATCCGGTCGCAAGATCCGGCGGCAGCATATGGACAAATATGCTGCACGGTTCAAGTCTGCATCCGGTCAACAGTTTAAGAAAGCCTTATACAATCCTCTTGATACAATTGCCACCAATGCAATTGCAAATCAGCGCCGCTCCGAGAGATACATCGATTTTGATCAGATGGAGTATATGCCAGAAATCGCGTCCTCCATGGATATCTATGCCGATGAGATGACCACCTACTCAGACTTGCGACCGATGCTTAGTATCAAGTGTCCGAATGAAGAAATCAAAGCAGTCTTAGCAATTCTTTTTGACAACATTCTTAGCCTTCAATACAATCTTTTTGGCTGGGCACGGACAATGTGTAAGTATGGAGACTTCTTTCTCTATCTCGACATTGATGAGAAGTACGGCATCAAATCAGTTATTGCACTCCCTTCCCCAGAAATCGAACGCTTGGAAGGAGAAGACTCCACGAACCCCAACTATGTGCAATATCAGTGGAACTCTGCCGGAATGACGTTTGAAAATTGGCAGGTTTGCCATTTCCGTATTCTCGGAAACGACAAGTACATCCCGTACGGCACCTCTATCCTTGAGCCTGCCCGCCGCATCTGGCGCCAACTGACGCTTATGGAAGATGCGATGATGGCGTATCGTGTTGTTCGGTCTTCCGAGCGCCGAGTGTTCAAGATCGACGTAGGCTCGATCCCCCCACAAGATGTCGAGCAGTATATGCAAAAGATTGTAACACAACTCAAGCGCCATTCGGTAGTAGATCCTAGCACAGGTAGAGTGGACCTTCGTTATAATCCGATGAGCATCGAAGAAGATTACTTTATTCCAGTGCGCGCTGGCTCTGTCACTGACATTCAAAGTTTAGCCGGCGCACAGAATATTACACAGATTGACGATATTAAGTATCTGCGCGATAAACTGTTCTCTGCGTTAAAGATTCCCCAAGCATATCTTGCCATGGGCGAAGGAGCAGCAGAAGATAAGACCACACTCGCACAGAAAGACATTCGATTTGCACGCACAGTCCAGAGGCTTCAGCGCGTTATTATCGCTGAACTAGAAAAGATATCTATTATTCATCTTTATACTTTAGGATTCCGCGGCGACGACCTGTTAAGCTTCAAATTGGCACTCAACAATCCGTCCAAGATTGCAGAGCTTCAAGAAGTGGAACACTGGAAAGCTAAGTTTGATATTGCCGGCGCAGCCACCGAGGGTTACTTCTCTCGTCGTTGGGTTGCTGATAACATCTTTGGCTTGTCTCACGAAGAATTCGCGCGAAACCAGAAAGAAATGTATTACGACCGTAAGCACGATGCAGCACTCCAAGCTGTTGCCGAAGGCGGCGAAGCCGCAGCAGGCGGCGGAGGACTCGGCGGAGGACTCGGCGGAGGACTTGGTGGTGACCTCGGTGGCGGTGACCTCGGGGGAGATGATCTTGGAGGCGGAGACGATCTGGGCGGTGATCTGGGCGGTCCGGAAGAGATGCCGGCAGGTGATGCTGGTGGAGGCGCCGAGGGCGGAGGAGAAGAGTCTCCACTTCTCGCAGTTCCCCCGGGATCGCGAAATGAGCCCCGTCTTACTCCGGGCGCAAAGGGGAAAGTATATCACCCCACCACTATCGATCAGCGAAAGGCTGGAGCCCGAAAACGCTCAAATGCCGCTAAATATTCTAGAGAAAAAGCCAGCGCCACACTGCGAAACGTTTTCCCCGGCGCGGAGATCAACAAGATCCCCAGCGCAGCAGCAGGGATTTACGAGCAAGAACAGTCTATTTATAACTTGAGAGAACAAACCGAAGAAGATAAGTTGTTTAACATCAATGATTCTCTTAGGGTATTGATCCAAGATTTAGAAAATAAAAAATTATTAACGGAGCAGAAGAAAGATGAAGACAAAACATAATAAAAAAAGAAACACCGCTTTTGTTTATGAAGCCTTAATCAAAGAAGCTACATTGTCGATAATCAAAGGAGACGCCGAGCGAAAGCAGAGCGTTGTTAATGTGATTAAGAAACATTTTGGAGCCAAGACCATTCTGAGAAAAGATTTAGAGTGTTACCGCTCATTATATGAGAACCAAAACCTAACCAAAGAAACATCCGAGAAGATCCTGCGCGAAGCCAAAATGCAAAAGATGCTTGTAAACCCTGCAGGACTCTTCGCTGCTCAGAGTGCAATGATTCATGACGTCAATAAAGAAATTGACACCAAGGTCTTTAACAATTTTGTTCCCAATTACAAAACTTTAGCTACCATCGATCAGATTTTTAATATCAAAACTGATCCGAAGAGTGTAATCATGCTCGAAAACGAAATCGTCACCAACATGACACAGGCAGCACCAGACAACACAGAGCCCGAACCAGTTGATAAATTACTCCTTAATACGTTTGTCACAAAGTTTAATGACAAGTACGGAGAGAGTCTCCGCGAAGAGCAACAGCAGCTTTTAAGCACCTATATCTCGTCTTTTGTTGATAATTCTCTTGCGCTTAAAATGTATCTTAACGAAGAGATTGCGCGGCTTAAGCAAGAATTAGAGGGCGCCTCCGCGACCGAGTGCTTTAAAGATGACGAAGTAATGGTACAGAAGGCTAATCAAGTAGTCGAAAAGCTGAACAAGTTTGCGCAAGAGCCTCCCTCTGATGCAGTGTTGTTCACCGTGCTTAAAGCACAAGAATTAGTAGGGGAGATCTATAACGATGGCGCTGACGATTAAGATCGGAAGAGGACACCAGTCGGCAGTCGTCCGATTGGAAATGGATTTGCGAAAGAGTCTCAACGGAGATCTCATGATTTTTGATCATGGAGATATCGACATTGTGTTGTCTCCCTCTAAAAATAAAATTGTAGCATTTCCCAAAGAGACGATGAATGATATGGTATATGGTGCACAAAATCGTCTATTTGCCCACTTGCGCAAAAAGGGACTAGTGATCCCAGAGTCAATTCAAGCCGGAGCCTTTTACGGCTCGTTTGAGGCGACAATGGAAGAGCCGTTTAAAGAGAGCCTGAATGCGGCTAAGTTCACACTTATCAATATCTCGAACTTTATTAACGAAGAACGTCCGTACTTTGAAGCCACAGAAGCGATTGTCTCGATGACGGACGACGAACTGACGCACCCAGACAACACAGACTCCACCGAGTTAGGCGAGGTACCTCAATCAACTGAGAAGGGCTCGATTCGACCCGGCTTTACCCGAGATCCCTATTCCTTAAACTATCTATATACAATCTAGGAGAGAGCAATGTCAGAAATGCATTTAATTATGAATGGGTGGCGAGGTTACCTCCTCCAAGAGTATAAGAACCAAACGCTTTTTGAAGACACAGCATATATTGCGGGCGTACTTGGGATCGTACTCCCTCTTACTGAGTCGGGCAATATTGCCCCTCTAAGCGAAGAACTTAAAAAACAAATTCTGCATGAGCAAATGTTGTTTGAATCCTTTTGGGATGACGCGGTCCAAACGGTTAAGGACGCCGCCGGAAAAGTTGCCGGCAAGTTTATCGACGCTGCCGAGGGGATTAAAAAGTTTGGCAAAGAAGGTTGGGCTATCGTAAAACAACTGTATCGAGTTGCAACAAACCCAGATCTAATTCCCAATTTCACGGGCGCCATATGGAAAGTAAATTTAAGACACAAGTGGCGCACCGGTCTAAAGCCCATATTGGAAGATTTAATACAAAGATTGCCGACGTGGGATATGCCCAACTTTGCTTCTATCGCACAAAGAGCCTTAGACACTATAAATAAAGTAATCGAGTCGGTTAAATCCCTGTCAGGATGGAAGAAGGCAATCGCCACTGCTGGATTATCCATAGGGTTTACGTGGATATGGGAAAAGGTTAAAGATTTTATAGAAGGCTATAGAACGTGGAGTAAAAAGCTTGAATCGGATGAGAGTGAAGGAATGGCAGAACAGTTTAAGACTTGGCTCAAAGCCGCAGTCAACAGCACCTTTTTAAATGTTTTAAAGACTCAGTTTGTTGGAATGGTAGAAAAACTCATTTCAGTATCTACGGGCGTCAAGGGATGGTGGGATGCAGCAGTCTCTGCAGTCGGCGGCGTCCAGTTGGTTATCAAAGCCCTCGGCACTTCTTTATCGAGATTCTCGCGCTACACGGGCGGTGGAAAAAAGATAAACCTTAGCAAGTACACTGCTGCTACAACTTAAACATTAGGAAACAAAATGGAATTATTGACATTTGTCTTGTGTGCCTACGGGCTCACTCAAATTTTAGTATATAGCGATCTACCCGCTTTACAAAAATTACGCCCCCCAAAGGACGCCGCCGGCGGCTATGGCAAGGTATTTCACTGCCCTATGTGCATGGGATTTCACGTCGGATGGCTTTTGATGCTGCTTTCCCCATACACAGAACTATTTAGTTTTGACGTTTCCGTATTCAATTTCTTCCTTCTTGGATGGTTATCTTCGGGAACATCCTATATATTAAACATGGTCTTTGGAGACAACGGAGTTAAACATGAACACAAATACTTGGACAAATAAATGGATGCTGCAGCCCGTTAGGCGTTGCTGCAAAGGATCCTAACTGTGGGTCAGAAGTTACTTAGAGAATATTATGAACTCTGCGAAGGCGGCATTTGTCAAGACTTGCTGACTGAAGAAGAGAAGGCATATGTCGCTGATGGCGGCATGTACCTTACTGGAATTATTCAGAAAGCAGACACAGTTAACGGCAACGGTCGAGTTTATCCTCACAAGGTCCTCATGCGCGAGATAAAGAACTATGAAAAATTAGTTAGCGAGCGCCGAGCTTTGGGAGAGTTGGACCACCCTGACGACTCTGTGATCAACCTTAAGAACGCGTCCCACATGATGACCAAAGTTTGGTGGGACGGCAAAAATGTGATGGGCAAAGCCAAAGTGCTCGATACTCCGTCCGGTCAGGTCTTAAATTCCCTAGTGAAAGCCGGCGTAAGCATCGGCATTTCGTCTCGGGGAATGGGTTCTGTATCGGAATCCGCCGGCAACACAGTTGTTGAAGACGATTTCCAGCTTATCTGCTTTGATTTTGTATCTGAACCTTCCACGCCCGGCGCCTTTATGATGAAAGAAGCTAAAGGATACACCAACAGAGTGTTCACCAAAGCGGACCGCATCAACAGATTATTAAACGAGGTACTTGAAGATGAGTGACTGGAGTAGTTTTAAAGACGCTAAAAAGCGCAGCGACGCATGGAAAGGCTTTTTAGCCGAGAGTGTCGAACCTAAGATCAAAGAAGATGTTCCTCTTGATGAGTTTTTCGGAAAACTTAAGTGGGGAAAGACCGGAGGAAAACACGGACTTAGCTATGACAAGCATCAATATACAGGCGATCTGGTATGCAAGCCGGGCGACAAATGTGCCGGCGGCGATGGAGAGGAAGAGGGCGCAGGCAACGAGCCTGAAACTTATAACGCCGACGACGTAGCTGCTCTTTATAAGGCAATTGACGACATCCGTCGAATTTTAAACGTAGAAGTTAAGCGCGATGTATTATATAACGAACTTGAAGACCTTATTACAAACCCTCAAGGAAATAATTATACAATCGAGGAACAATCAATTCACAAGGCATCTGTAATTCTTAGCCGGATGCCCAAGTTGGGTCCCAACGGCGAGTTGGACGTAAATAAATACCCAAATCTTGCTAAAGTATTCAACGCTGCGCTCACTACACAAAAGACCAAAGACCATCTCTATAAGATTCTTGCACGTGCCGGCTTCTTCGGCAAAGAAGGGAACGACCTTCCCAACTGGTTTAAAAAATCAAAGCCCAAGCAGCAAGAACCCCAAAAGCCCCAAGAACCACAAGCGCCCCAAGAGCCACAACAGCCACAACCGCAGGGTGGCACACCCGGTCAAGAGGAAGAGCCAGAAGATGGGACTCAGGCGCCGACCCCCGTCGACGTGGAAGAATATCCGGACGCAGTGGTCGGCGACTGTAGCAAAATCAAATTCAAGCCAAAGCCCAGCAATCCCGGCTACACACTAGCATACTTTTTATCGGCGATAAAGAATGAGTATCAAATAGCACCGGAGAAGTATAAAGAACTGCGTGACTATATGGTCAAGCAAAGCGTCAGTGCCGGCATCATTAAACAAATGGATGCAGACAGCACTATCCGAGAATACATCGCCGGCGTAACTACCCCTGAAAAATCTCCACGCAAAGGGCGCAAAGTTAAGGGAAGTGACTCAAAGCCGGCTAAGTCGCATGCAGTTGACTTTTCTGGCATCTTTAAGATCTTTGCCGACCAAGAAGTTGCACAAGCCATTTATGATTGTTGCAAGACTCAATTGCGCGAAGGCGGTTGGGACATCGGTACCGGTGTTGAAGAGCCAGCAATCGACCCAGAGGGCACCACCGATACGGATGGAGAAGACGAAAGTGTTATAGATAAAGTTCAAGATTTAGCAAACACGCCCGCTGTTAAAGCGGTCGAAGGTTTGGCTAGCGTATTGTCACTGGTGCCCGGCGCCAATATACCGGCGTCTATCGCAGAATCTCTCATTAATATAGCACAAGGGGATTTGAAATCGGCGGCATTGGCACTGTTTTCCCTCATTCCCTTTGGAAAGATCGCCGCGAAAGCTGGCAAGTTTGGACCATTGGTCCTTAAGTTAATACCTCTAGTTAAAGCTATGGACAAAGTCCGCGGCGCCCAAGGTGCCAAGGATGCTATCATAAATGCTCTAGAGGCAGCAGGCATCGAGGCATCGGTCGAAGATGTACAAGAGGGTGTTAACAAGGCGCTCGAACTGTATGACAAGGTTGCCGACAAGCCCGGAATGGAAGAGTTGAAAAAACTAGGCGATAAGTACATTGAACCCCTCAGAGATCTCAGCGCAATGCTCGGTACCGCGCCGGGCGAAGCTCCCCCTGAAGGGGCGGAAGATATAGCCCCCGCCGGCGCAGAAGGCGAACCCGGCGAGGAAGGCGCAGAAGACGCAGAAGGCGAAGCCGAAGAAGAGGCGGACCCCGGAGAAGGCAAAGTATACTACCTTTCAGACGACTTTAATACCAACAAGCTAAAAGGAAGCTGGAAGAACGTCAACAGGGGCAAGCAAGTTCGCGGCTCCAAAATGAAGTTTGAAGACGATTTGAATTCCTTCCTAAATTTCTTTGGACCATTCCTTCCCGAAAGGCTTCTTAGAGAAAGAGATCGCCAATCGGCCGTGGGGAAGATTGCTGACAGCAACTACCTTACCGCCAAGAAGACTCAAATTCTTAAGGCTTGGGAGCGCTTAGCTACCCGAGACAAGGTAGAAGCAGGGAAAGTGGAAAGAATGGCGAGAGTCTTTCAGAAGAAGCAGTCCCGAGGCTTGTTAAACGATCTGTTACAAAAAGTTCGAGTGAAGGCAGCGGAAGAAGAGGCTCCCGAGACAAAGGGAGGCGAAGTTGTCGATTTGGGTCAGCGCCGAACCCAAGCCGACCGCGACAAGTCCGCCGCCAATGCCGCTAAGCGCCGTACTGCCCACATCGCGAGATCTAAAGAACGCATACGAAGTGGTGGTTTAAAATCGTCCCAGCCGTTTATGAAACAGGCTGTAGGTTACGAAGAAGGCAAAACCCTTAAAGAATCCAAAACAATTGAGCGTTGGAAGACGCTAGCAGGAATAAAATGAAAAAGAAAGATCTTAAAGAGCTAATGAAGCCTATGGTCAAAGAGTGCATTCACGAGCTTTTAATAGAAGAAGGACTTTTGTCCAATGTAGTAGCAGAGGTAGCGAAAGGCATGCAAGGAGGTCTTGTGGTTGAAGGTGTCCAAAGACCCCAGACACCGCAGGAGCCAGAGGCAGAGATTCGCGCCCGAAAGACTCGCGAAACGAACAAGCAGCTTGCAGCCCAGCGAAAGAAAATGATGGAAGCTATTGGACAAGACGCATATAACGGCGTTAATCTGTTTGAAGGAACTGCGCCGATGTCCCAGTATGAAGCTAGTAGTCCGGGCGGCGGCAACGTTGATTTGGGGGCCCCAGCCGATTCTGGCGTTGATATTAGTTCTTTAGTGGGCGGCGCCTCTGCTGTCTGGAAAGCGATGAAGTAGGAGCATCATGCGCAAAAAATCTAACTTTAAAGTAACATCAAAAGAGTGCCGCGGCAACCATGAGAAAATGATAAGAAAGTTTATCAAGAAAACAAAGCGGTCACGAATTATCGAAGAGATTCGCAATCGCAAAGAATATACAAAGCCTTCGGTAGCGAAGCGAGAGAAGAGTGAGAGAGCCCGAAGGCAGAAAGCTCGCGATGAACAAAAACGCCAGCGAGCAAAAGAAAGGCGTAATAGAAGAAATAAGTGACTATTTATAATGAACATGTTTAAATTAGGAGAATTTTAATGGCACGTGGTTACGGAGGATCAGCATATTATCCATCGGGTTCAATCAGGGTACCCGAAGTAGGACTCAACAATGTCGGCTCATATCAAGTAAGCGGTCGACCATTCGTCAGCACACAGATAGCCGGCAGCGCAGCCGAGGTAGCGCTTCCCATGGTCTCGTCGTGGATCAAAGTGACCAACCATGGTGCTCACACTGTTAGGGTTGGCTTTTCATCGGTCGGTGTTGGCGGCACTAACTTTATAGAGCTTTCAGGCGCCAGTGAGACGTTCGGGGGTAACGCTGCCACTACTGGCGAGCTTCGCGTAAAGGTGTCGGGCATTTGGATTTCCAGTCCCTCGGGCTCTTCACGAGTCGACGTCGTAGCCGGTCTCACATGTATTGATCGCAAGAAGACAGCAGGGCGCCTTGGTCCGAACTGGTCAGGTTCTGCCGGAGTCGGATAATGGCTACCGGATGGGCATATATAAGCTGTACAGCTAGCGCCGGTGGAACAGCTACCGGACCCACAGGGTCGATTCAGTTTCATACAAGCGGATCGAATATGACAGGTTCGCGTAATCTTATGTATTTCACTGCGTCTCGCGGTGGCACACCGGGCGGCACTACAAGTACACTGGTATTGACCGGCGCCCTTATTGTTAGCGGCGCTATCACCGCCAGCGCCTATAAGATCATCGACACAGAGGTCATCTCTGGTTCTACTATCTTTGGTAATAGTGCCGACGATATCCATCTTCGAACCGGTAGTTTGAATGTTGTGTCGGGCGCCGTTGGGGCAGTTTGGAGTTCGGTTACTCCTGTTCTAAGTTCATCTGCTACCAATCACATGACTTACTTGAAGTCGATTCGGGGTAACTATTTTGAAGTAACCGGCACCGTTACGTTAAATGGTGGCGCCAACCTAACCAAAAGAGCTTATCTATACGGCGTCACAGCCACTGCTAACACAACAATTACTTTAGATGATGCGCGCGCCCAAGGAGCAAAACAAGGTCATGTTATGGTAGTAAAAGATCAAGTCACAGCACGAACAAGTTCGCTGATCCTCTCTAAGAGCGGCTACGGCGATCTTGTTGAGGGCGGTTCTTACTATCAATTAACCGGCACAATGCCAGCAATTAACTTGTATTCAGATGGTACCAACTGGTTTGTCTTCTAATTAGTTTTAGGAGGCACCTGTAAATGGCTCATAATTCACTGACGGGCACCGTAATCGCCCCAAGCTATTTTGGTCCGGGTCTCAATGCCGGCACGAATATTCTATCGGGTAACCTTAGTACCTCTGATGGTCAATCGATCATTAATGTCCCCCGCGTGCAGAACGCCACTGACAATGGCATCATTACAAATGTAGGTGGAGACGCCAATGCTTTAAATTGTGAGACGAATCTCACATTTAACGGCTCACTCATGGGGATCGTTGGAGGGTTGAGCGCTAGTGCACCAGTCTCCGGTTCGTACTTTTACGGAGATGGAAGCCAGCTAACCGGAATCAGCAATGCTAACCCTGTTGGTCCCAATTATTCGGTTCAGTTTAAAAATGCTAGCGGAAATTTAACAGGCTCTTTCGGATTGCGGTTTGAGAGCGACAGGCTGGCAGTAGCAGGAGGACTTCAATTCGCCCGCGTATCCACAGCTGCCACCCTTACTGCTTCCACTAAGACTTATTATATCGGCGTAGACACAACAAACAATGTCGTCGATATTAGACTACCAAGCGCATCGCTCCTGTTGGATGGTCAAACGTACGTTGTAAAAGATGAAGGCGGTGCTGCCAATAGCAACAACATCACCATTTTAGCGTCTGGCGCCGAAACAATCGATGGTAAAAATTCGATAGTTTTGGAGTCACCCTATGCATCTGTTCAGCTTTATTGTAACGGCTCGAACAAATACTTTATTTGCTGAGAATTTATCGTGCCCGTCACTCTAATTATAAGCGACCGTCGGAGGAATCCGGCGATCAAAATTGGATAAGTGTATCTTATTCAATGCTATTATAAAACTATAATTTGGAGGGTTTTTAAACATGGCTTATAAATTTCAATTAGGCGACGCAATTATGAGCGGCGCCCTTGTGCAAGAAGGCACACTGGAGGTTTCTGACGACGAAGGTTCTTTACGCTTTAGCGTTAACCGCGACAACGGTCTCGTCTCTGGTTCTGGTAACTTGCGCCTTGTGGGTTCAGCCCACCTCAAGAGCACGCTTAACGTAAGCGGCGCCGCAGTTTTCGGCAGCACTATCGCAGCTACTACTGATGGTTCCAGCCTCGGTGCTACGTCGTTCAACGACAAAAACATCACAAACGTTGGCGATATCGCACTTGATACTATCTCCGCCGACGGTGCTAGCTTCTCGTTCGGTTCTAACTGGACGGCTGCTGGTCGCGTTTGTGCGAACCTTGGTGAGGTCACGACTGTCGACATCAATGGCGGTTCTGTCGATGCCGCAACCATTGGTGCTGCTGTGCAGTCTTCTGGTCAGTTCACCTCACTTTCGGCTTCTGGCGACTTGAACATTGCGGATAACGCAACTGTGAATGGTACTGCTGGTGTGTATGGGTTGCTCACTGCTCACGGTGGTGCCTCAATGGGTGATGCAAACATCACAAACGTTGGTGACATTGCTCTCGATAGCATTTCTGCTGATGGTGCTAGCTTCTCGTTCGGTTCTAACTGGACGGCTACTACTCGCACTTGTGCGGACCTCGGTTCGGTCACGACTGCCGATCTTAACGGCGGCTCTATCGATGGGATGACTATCGGTGTTGCTTCGCAGTCTTCTGGTCAGTTCACCTCACTTTCGGCTTCTGGCGATTTGAATATCGCTGATAACGCTACAGTCAATGGTACTGTTATCGCTCACGGTATTCTGACTGCTAACGCTGGTGTCAAGGCTACAAGCTTGTCTGCTTCTAGCACCTTGACTGTCGTCGGAGCTACGACTCTCGGGCGTAACAATGGTGCCACCACATTCAGTGGATCTACAGTTAGATTCTACGGTTTGGCTGATGACGCTGATTTCGCGGAAGCTTCTGATAGTCTTTTCTATTATGACGCTGGCTCGAAGTCGATGAAGCGCATGCTCAACAGTGTATATCTTGGCGATATCGCCGGCGCTGGTCTGAAGGTCGATTCCGGTAAGTTAACAACTGACGCTGCTACCGGGGTTATCCGATGGGGTAATGCTGCTGTTACTTTGCAAGAAGGTTTCAATGTTGCTACTGCTTCTCTTAGCCAAGCTCGCACTTGGACGCTTCCAGCTTCTCCGGACATCTCGGATGTTGTTCGTGTCAAGAAAGATGATAGCGCGTATGCTCTCACTATTGCTGGCGCAGGTAGCCAGATGATTGATGGACAAGCATCGCTTCTTCTTGAATCACCTAGTGGTTCTGTTTCGCTTGTGTACGTTGCTACTAACCGCTGGTCAGTCTACTAGGATTTGCTTTTGCAATCCGGAAGATTTATCTTCTATATTGGGCGCCCTCCTTGTGGGGGCGTCCTCTTTTTTGGAGACTACTTATAGATGAGTTTTAAATGGAGGTCTCGCAAAGAAACGGACTATCTATTTATAGACACCAAGGAACAATATCTGAATGGCTTACAATATTTTAAAAGGCAACGTTGAATTTACGGGAGACAACGGCTCCCTAGAAAACACAGTGGATCAAACCACAGCACAAAGCATAGGCGGAGTTAAAACTTTTACTAGTGCAATTACATCGAGTGTGGCTTTATATGACGGGGCGGGCAACCAAATAACAGCGCCCGTGGTCAATAGTGTTACGAACGCATCAGCCACTCGTGTTTCGTTTTTTAATGGAGCTTCGGGGTTAGAGGGTAGCGCCAACCTTACCTTTAACGGCACAACCCTCACGGGCGCATTCACAGGCTCAGGCGCCGGGCTAACCGCCCTGCGCGGAGATCGCTTTACGACAACCATCAGCGCATCGAGCATTAAGTTTGGAGATGGGCTGCGGTCTGATAGTGGCGTCCTCGCTGTATCAGGCGGCGCCGGCATTGTGGTAAATGCCGGAGGAATTAAACCAAGTCTAGACACATACGGTGGTTTAAACTTTAACGCCACCACATTGATGCTTGATGCCACGACTACATATGATATCTCTAATAACGGTCAATCATTGGCAACTGGCGATAAGCTCTTTGTACAAGACGTCGCCGGCGCAAACCCATCAGCGCCCGCACTCCGAAGCATGACCGTGGGAACGTTGGCGACGTACCTACAAAGCAACCTTACATTTAGTCCCATTACAACATACAGTAGCGCTGGACAATACAAAATAGTAGTGGGCGCCGCCACATCCAATACAGTGAATGGTTCTGCACTCACCTTCGATGGCTCAGACCTCAGTGGTTCTGGTTATCGCATTATAGCAATGGACTATACGGGCTCTGGCGAGATTAAAACGAATAAACTAACCGCCAGCGCCGGCGCATATATCACAGGCAACGTAGGCATCAACACCAACGACCCAAGTTATGATTTACACGTTAACGGCGCCGGAGGCACCACGGTGTTTGTGGATGGCGGCGGTAGTTCGGACGCGTTTGTGAGATTTGGAACCGCCGGCGTCGCCAAATCATATGTTAAGCTCGGCTCCGGTGGAAATTTTATTATGGCACAAGACGCCACCGGTGGAGACCTTGAACTTAAAGCAAAGCCCGGCGGAGTTTCAACCACCTACTTCGCTTTAGATGGGGGTAGAACTGCGCTCACGGCATCAGTCCCCCTCAGTTGCTCACTTTCAGTCAGCGCGTCATATTTCTATGGCGACGGGAGACACCTTACTAATGTAGCCGGCGGCGGTGGACTCATATCAACTTATACGAACGCCACCGATAACTATGTGTTAACATCTGCCGGTTCCGGATCCATTAATGGTGAGTCGGGTTTGACGTTCGATGGGGCTGGGTTAACCATCCGACACAATCCAACTTCTTTGGCTAACGATGCGGGCACCGGCGAAATAGTCCTCTTTGGTGGAGGAACGACAGTTAAAGGTAAGACCTATTATCTCCACTCTAGTGGCGACTGGGAAGAAACAAGCATTATGATCGCCGCATCTGGCGGTCTTGGAATGATAGGAGTGGCTCTGGGAACATCTCCCGCATCCGATGGAATGTTAATTCGTGGATTTTTTGATGCCCACACATATTTATCGGGAGGGTTTGCAATTGGAACAACGTTATACTTGACTGCTAGCGGAGGGATTACCACCGACCGCCCGTCAGGGTCGGGAGAATCGCTAAGGGTCATTGGCACCTGCACAACCACAGCAAATGTGATATATTTTAATCCGAGCCCGGATTATCTGGTAATTGTTTAATGGCTAATTACACATCAGTAAACGGGACTGATGATGACAATATTGCATCGGTGAACGATGTTGCCGCGAATTCCATTCAAAGTATCAATGGCGCCAGCGCCCACGTCCCATTGTGGACCGGAGTTGGAAGAGACGGTCGTGTAATGTATTCATCAGATGCTGAAAGTTGGACTGAGTATGAAAGCCCAGCCGGAGAAACGTCGGATTACTGGGACATATCTTTTGGAAAGGACGACTCCGATGGTCCGCGTTGGATTATTGCTACCAATACAAACCCGGAACTCAGGTACTCAGCAGACCCTACAAACTCCGGTTCTTGGTCATCAATCGATTTCTCCGGCACCAGCGATTTGGCTCGAACAGTCGAATATGGCGCCACCGGGACTTGGATTGCCGGAACAGGTAATGATGTGTTTAGATCAACTGATGGCGGCGACAGCTGGACCAAGATTACCGCAGTGGCTTCTGGCGCCGGTCTGATGCTCTGCTTGGCAACTGACGGTGCAGGAACTTGGCTGCTTGGGGGCACAGTAAAGGTTCTTAAATCATGGGATGACGGCTTAAATTGGTACGAATCTACCGCCACGCGAGCGAACGGCATCGAGTATAACAACGGAGTATGGTTTATGACCGGTCATGGTACCACCTCCTACCGTATAACTTCGATTGCGAATAGCGATACAACAGATACTTGGAGCGCCGTAACGGGCATCTCTGAACAAATGTGGGCAATCTGCCATATCTCCGGAGATACGTGGATGACTGCCAACTTCGGCAATCAGCCATACCTGTCAACAGACAACTGCGCATCGTGGACCACCACCGATGTGGCCACCCCGAGCGCTGGTCAAATTATGGCATTAGCGTCAGATGGAACAACAATTGTATGCGGAGGTAAAGACAACAAAGTCCACACATCAACCGACAACGGCGAGTCGTGGACACTGCGACACACCTCCGCGGAAGAAGTTCTTGTGATAGACTACAATAAGGTGAAGCCTTTTTAATATAGACGAATAAACTACTGTGGCAATTAGTACGCCGCGCGCATATCATTAAAAATGGGTTTTTAGTACCCTACTGACTATTTATTTTGAACAATTGCCTTTTAGGAGCATACTGAATGTCAAATTTACTTAAGGAAGCTATCGTCGACGCCAAAGCGCTACGTGATTCCGCCTTGAAAAACGCCGAGACTGCTATCATTGAGAAGTATTCGAGCGAAGTCCGAGAAACTCTCGAACAACTTTTAGAACAAGATGAGCTGGCTGCCGATCTAGGAGCAGAAGAGCCAGCGCTTGGGGGAGAACCAGCAGGTTCCACAGAAGAAGTAGCCGCCAACATCCCGCTTGCCGCAACAGACAACCTTAATGAGGAGGAAGGGGAAATTCCTCCCGGTCTTCCGACAGAAGGAGAGGAAGTTCCAGTAAACATCGATCTTGATGCACTACAAGAAGCTGTCAAGGCATTAGAAAACGAATTAGAAGAGCAAGAAGAGGTGGAGATCAATGAAGAAGAACTCGCTGCCTTGTTTGAAGAGGAAGAAGAGGAGCTTCAAGAAGTTGAAGACTCTGGTTCTTTCGCCGGCGAAGAAGCCGATGAAGAAGAAGATGACGATGATGATAGTGCCGCCGCCCTCGCAGGCAGTGCCGCAGCCGTCAACGCCACCGATGCTGCCCAGAAAGGCGCATTTGAAGAGGGTGTTGGAAACGACGAACTCATCGATGCCATCGTGGAAAAGCTTACAGTAGATATGGGAGCAGAACTTGCCGGCTGGGCTGGTCGCTCCTCTGACAGTGTGAAGTGGGAAATGGAAAAAGCATTAGCCCATCGACGTTCCACTGATATGGAAGAAGAATTAAAAGATTTGAAGAAGGCTCAAGAAGAGTTGGTTTTCGAAAATAACCAACTCAACGAGCAAAACTCACAATATAAGCAAGCATTTAACGAGCTTAAGGAAAATTTACAAGATGTGAATCTTTCTAACGCTCGCTTGTTATATACGAACCGTGTGCTAAGAAATACCTCCCTAAATGAGCGGCAGAAAACTAAGATTGCCGAAGCGATTTCAAACGCTGGTTCAGTAGCAGAAGCGAAGACAATATACCACACGCTTGAAAGCACAGTGGAGGCTAAGCCTAAGCGAAGCCCACAATCACTGAGCGAAGCAATCGGTCGTCGGACTTCTGTTTTGCGTGCAACTCGTCAAGAGAGCACGCCCTCGGATCCTTTCAATGAAAGGATGAAGAGGCTAGCTGGCATCAAATGATGCAAATACATATAAATAGGAGGTATTAAAAATGGCTGGTATTGTTGAACGGTTAACCGAAGGAGTTGTTAACCGTGATATGCGCGCTGAAGGTCACGCTTTGATGTCAAAGTGGGAGCGCACAGGTCTTCTCGAAGGACTTGGAAATGACCGACAAAAAAATTCAATGGCTCGTTTGCTTGAAAATCAAGCGAAAGAGCTTCTACGCGAGAGTAGTAGCATGAGTGCTGGAGATGTTGAGGGCTTTGCTGCCGTCGCATTCCCCATCGTTCGGCGTGTTTTCGCAGGGCTGATCGCAAACGATCTCGTTAGTGTTCAGCCGATGAGTCTGCCAAGCGGTCTCATCTTCTTCCTCGACTTCGTGTTCTCACCGGATATTGCCGGTGCTTCAGACGAGGACGCGAAGAGAATGGGTAATATTGGCAACAAGTCAATTTACGGTTCTGACGAAGTTGGTATGCAAGTGACTGGTGGTATCGATCTGCTTGGCTCTATCGAGGGTGACCTCGGTGGTGCACGGACGGTTGGTGCTCGCGGTTATGCATATGCATCTCCGACAGGAGCCTTTGGTCTCGCGACCCAGTGGGTCGAAGTTTGGGGTGTCACTGGCTCTTCCGAGCTTCAAAAGAAGAAGATCGGATTTGATCCGGATGTTCTGACTCTATCCTCAAGTACTGCTACGGCAACATGGGTTGTTCGTGTTACGGTTAACAAGGATCATCTTACTGCATCGTCTCCGACGGTTGGTACATTTGACTTTGACAACCTCGCGGCTCTCTCGTCTTCCATCGAGCAGTTGGATAACGTCTTTGCAACATCCACAACCATCACGGCAGATAATTGCCAACAGGCTCGTCGTTTGACAACCTTGAGCAAGTCTGCAGAAGATAGCGCAACTTATGTTAACCAGATCTTCCTGACGACTGCCGCACAGAAGGCAACGAGTCTTTCTGGTCCGTATATGTCCGCTTCTGGTCCTATCGTTGATAGATTCCAAGCGGCTGGTCCTCTCGGTGCAATCGAGGGTGCTACTGCATGGGGGCTCGAAGGTAACGCTGCCATCCCAGAAATCGACATCAAGGTCGACTCTGTGGCTGTCACAGCGCAAACCAAGAAGCTCAAGGCTAAGTGGACTCCGGAGTTAGGTCAAGACCTTAACGCCTATCACAACCTTGATGCTGAGGTCGAGCTTACCTCGATTCTCTCTGAGCAAGTTGCTCTTGAGATCGACCGTGAGATCCTCGGTGACCTTGTGAACGGTGCTAAGGGTGCTACCTACTACTGGTCGCGTTCCCCCGGCTTGTTCCTCAACAAGGTAACTGGTACTGAGATCGGTGCTGCTTCTGCGGCTCCCGACTTCACCGGTACTGTTTCCGAGTGGTATGAGACCCTTATCGAGACCATCAATGATGTGTCTGCACAAATCCATCGCAAGACTCTGCGTGGTGGCGCTAACTTCCTCGTCTGCGGACCTGAAGTTGCCAACATTCTTGAGTTCACCGCTGGCTTCCGTGCTAACGTCACTCATGATGATGAGAAGGGTAGCGTCGGTGCTGTAAACGTTGGTTCACTGAGCAAGAAGTTCGATGTCATTGTTGACCCGTACTTCCTTCGCAACGTGGTCCTCGTTGGACGTCGCGGATCCTCTTTCCTTGAAAGTGGATATGTGTACGCTCCGTACGTGCCGCTGCAAACTACACCCACAATCTTCGGACCCGAAGACTTCGTGCCCCGCAAGGGAGTCATGACGCGCTACGCTAAGAAGATGGTGCGTCCTGATATGTACGGTCTTGTTATCGTCCGCGGACTCCTCGGTGAGGCAGGCGCTACTAGCTAAACACTGGTAATTGCTTAAAAGAAACCCGCTCTCTTCGGAGGGCGGGTTTTTTGCTTTCAAGAGACTATATATTATAACAACTCAAAGGAGCATTCATTATGTCTACTGTCACAGTTAGCACTCAAGTAAATCCCATCGGAACTAAGCTCGTTTACGATAGCGATGCAGACGGTACCGCTGCAGACAACACCACCGGTGACTCCGGCATACTTTATATGGTCGAGGTCGATAACACAGGAAATGCTTTTGTCGTGTATTTTAAGATGGCGGACGTGACTGATGCGACAGCAGGCACTACAGCAGCCGGATTGGTGTTGATGGTTCCAGCTTCAACAAAAATGAGTTTTGCGTTTCCGACTGGGATCACGTTTTCGAACGGCTTTAGCCACTGGTGCACCAAGACTGCCGCCGAATCCAGCACAACCGATCCCGATGCTAATGTAGCCGTGCGATACATCACAACCTAGATATCTCAAAAGTATTAGTTTTTAACCCGGACTTTGTTTACCGCCGGGTACTACTTATGTGCGAGGGGAGAAATCCCTTCGTTAATTGACCTAATTAATATTTTATAAGGAGAACATATATTATGGGAACAAAAAGAGTAGGTTGGGCACGAATTCGTAGCCTGATTAACGAAAACACAGCAAATCAGCTTTCTTCACCACGCAAAAAAGTGGATAATAGCACATTAAATACTGCGTCAGGGGCAACAGTTACGTTGACCGCGGCACAAGGAGGAACACATTTTAACATTGATGGCACGGACGACATTGTAGTTAATCTACCGACCCCGAGCACGGGAAATGTGGGACTGCACTATTCATTTCTTGTGACTGCCCCAGTCGGTTCGGGCAAGACGGTGACATTTAACTTGAATGGCAGCGGAACCAACGACTTTCAATGCGAGATAGTGCACTATGGTAACAATCCATATCCGACAGTTGATCTTGCCGGCAAGACTATAACGCTAATCGCCGAGACCGGAATCGGTGCTAGAGTACATATGACATGTGTACAAGATGATGGAACCGACTCTCAGTGGATGGCATCTGCCTCTGCAGATGAGGTGCCTACTGTTACTGGCTAATAATTAAAATATATTTCAATATTTCTCCCCCCCTTCCCTTTTGGGTTGGGGGGTTTTCCATTTCGAGCAAAAAAAGCAAAAAGGGCGATCCCTCCAAAAATACCGCCGGCAATTTTTTGAGATTTCATTTTTTCAGATATTTGTACTATTTACTACTGGACTAAAACATAGGAGTTCCAAATGGGAAAGAAAAGAAGACTATTATCGTCAAAGAATAAGTTTGGTGTAAAACATAGCAGCCACCCCCGAGTGAAGATGTTTGCCAATACCACAACTACTGCTGTGGAAACTGTTGCAGCAAAGCCGACCCTTAAAACCGTTACTGAAGAAGTAACGACCGAAGTGGTTGAGCCAGTCGAAACAGTTGCACCGGCGATCACCCCAGTCGTAGAAGAGCCGGCTCCAGTTGAGACTGTAGCTGCACCAGAACCTGTTTTTAAAAAGACCAAGACAAAGGCAAAACCTGCCACCAAGAAAAAGGCGCCTGCCCGCAAAACCACGCGACGTTCTACCAAAAAGAAAACAATCACAGCAACGACATAAAATAAACGTTTCTGTGCGTTGAGTTTTGTAGCCGTCTTTACTATTTAATGTGAGGGAGTGCGCATACATGCCAATTAATCTTAATCCTAAATCAGAAACGAGTGCTATTATTCTGCCCGCCACCGGCACTTATTCTAGTGTGGCAGCGGCAGTCCCGTTCGGAATTTATACGGGCTCCTCGGACTTTCTAAGCGGCGCAATGCTGCAAGTTCCGTATGTCTATAAGAAACTTGGCGGAGATGTTGTTGACATTGAGTTGACAGCAGAAAACGTCTACGCTGCCTATGAAGAGGCAGTCTTAGAATACTCATATATCATTAATTTGCACCAGAGTAAGAACTCACTCTCAACCTTCTTGGGAGAGACCACCGGCACGTTTGATCACAAAGGCGATCTTAAAACCGGTCCAGCTAATCGCAACTTAAAATATCCGCGCTTCACGATTGGCTATTCAATGCGCGTTGGGGACGGAGGCGCCGCAGCCGCAGGCTTTGGCGGCACCATTCCGCAGTATTCAGCTTCCTTTAAAACACGCACTAACAAGCAGGACTACGATCTTCAAGCTATTATCCAAAGTGCGTCCACTTCGGGAGTAGATGATGGAGGGACGGCAGTTCCGTACGCCAACATGGTTGCAGGAAAACGCATTACCGTCACTCAGGTCTTCTTTAGATCTCCACGCGCTATGTGGCGCTTTTACGGCTATTATGGCGGTATTGGGGTAGTAGGTAACTCCTCTACTTATGGACAGTTTGCTGATGACTCCACTTTCGAGATTGTTCCCACATGGCAGAACAAATTGCAAGCCATGATGTACGAAGACTCTATTCAAACCAGAACCTCAAACTATTCATACGAGATCATCGACAATAAATTGAGATTGTCTCCGACGCCTTCTAATTGGGGCGGAGAGGATCAAACACGCGTTTGGGTGAAGTTTTACGTTAATAATGAGTCCACATATGAAGCCACCACCTATACGGGTTCCGTTGGCGGCATTAATAACATGAATACACTGCCGTTTGACAACCTGCCTTATAAAAACATCAATTCCATCGGAAAACAGTGGATTCGCAAGTATGCGCTAGCAGTGTGCAAAGAGATGTTGGGTCAGATTCGAGGAAAGTTTACAACCATCCCTATTCCCGGCGAAAGTGTGACTTTGAACCACTCCGAGCTTCTATCGCAAGCAAAAGAAGAGCAAGCACAGCTTAAAGATAAGTTGCGAGAACTCCTTAAAGAGATGGAATACCCGGCTCTGGCGAAATCTGATCAAGAGGTTACTGACGCAGCGACTAACGTGCTTAAGGTGTCCCCATTGGGGATATTTGTGGGATAATATAACATATGGCTGATGACTGGAAAAGACCCGCTGCCCCTCCGCCTCCCTTATTCCTTGGCAAGAAAGAACGTGACCTTGTTAAACAAGTTAATGATGAACTTATTGAAAAGGTCATCGGACAGGAGATTTTATACTACTCTATTGATATGGAGCGTACCAATTTCCATGAGCTTTATGGAGAAGCCATTAAAAAGACGTATTTGCCCCCGGTGCGGATTTATGCGTTAGTTGAGTTTACCGACTATTCTACCTCATATCTAGAAAATGCCGGAATTGACAAGACTTGGGAGATTTCTGTCCACTTTCACAAGCGCCGACTTAGCGAAGACCAAAACATGGAAGTTCGAGAAGGAGACTTTGTTTTGTACGGAGATTTTTACTACGAGATAGTTAAACTATCGGAGCCAAGAAAATTGTTCGGACAAGTGGGACATAGTTTTGAAGTCACAGCGACCTGCAAGCGGTCCAGAAAGGGGTTGTTCGATGCTACCTGATAACTTTGATTTTGCGATGATGCCGACGGGATCCAGCGATCAGACACTCAAGTCTATAGGTATGCTTGCGTCCCGGATTGAGGATATTGATTATGCACTGACATCGTGGGTTAAAAAAGACGTAGATATTTATACCTCTACTAACGAAGGGTTTACACAAGTCCCGGTGCTGTGGCAGGTACCGGAGCGCTCCTATCAGATCAAGAACGAAAAATCATTGCGAGACGATGGTGGCGCTCTCAAATTGCCCCTTATCAGCGTTGAAAGAACCGCAATCACTAAAGATCCACAGCGCAAAGGTAGTTTTCAAGCCAACATTTACTCCAAGAACAAGAATGGGCGCTCTGGGCGCATGATTCTGGCGAAAAGAATAGTTCCCGATAAGACACGCAACTTTGCGGTGGCTGCTGGCACTAGAACTGGAAAAAGCGCCCCGGCAGATCAAAGATATTATCCGAGAGTCAACAGAAAGATAGTTATTCAAACATTGTCGATCCCAATCCCGATCTATGTCAACATCACTTATAAGATTACGCTGAAATCTGAATACCAACAACAAATGAACGACATGCTGGCTCCCTTTATTGCGCGCACAGGACAGATTAACTCTTTTGTGATGCGCCGCAATGGGCACCTCTATGAAGCGTTTATCGAGCAAGACTTCACGCATTCTAATAACGTGAACAACCTTGCGGAAGATATGCGCATGTTTACTTCTGAGATTAGCATCAGAGTTTTGGGGTATTTGATTGGGGAAGGTGAGAGTGATGATCGACCCATCGTAAGGATAGACGAAAATACAGTTGAATACCAGTTTCCCAACGAAACTGTGATGCCTAATGGTACGATTCCACTCTTTGGAGACTGACAAAATCAGTTCCTGAACTGAATGGCTATTTTTCTTTGGAGTTCCGCAGCCTTTTGGATTGGGGAATACTATTTAAAGTATGATTGAGACATCAATTAAACGTATTATTTAAGAGAGGAAGGACCCAATATGTCAGTCAAAAGTTTCAAATTTGTATCTCCGGGAGTGTTTATCAACGAGATTGATAATTCCTTCATTCCCAAATCCGCGGATACAATCGGACCGGTAGTTATCGGTCGCTCAACCAAGGGATTGGCGATGCAGCCAATCAAAGTCGAATCATATTCTGATTTCGTGGAAATGTTCGGAGATACTGTACCCGGTAAGGGCGGCGGCGATGTATATCGCGACGGCAACAACCAGTCACCCATGTATGGAACATTCGCAGCAAAAGCGTTCCTGAACGCAAATGTTGCTCCTTTGACCTATATCCGCCTTCTTGGACAACAAGCCTCGGACGCTACCACAGCCGGCAAAGCGGGTTGGCAAACCGAACAAGCCCAGCGCTCTACTGCAACGGTCAGCGACATTGATCAGACTGGCTCCGGTGGCACATATGGTCTCTGGGTGTTCCCGAACTACACAGCCGAGAGTGCTGACTTGGGAACCGGCTCTCTAGCTGGTGTCTGGTATGTTAATACGTCCGGATCTCTCATGCTCTCGGGAACGTTGTGCGTGCCAGTCGCGGGTACTTCCACAGACACCGATATGGCAGGCGTGGGTCTCGTTTATGCTGCGGACACCAACAACGAATTCACGATGATTATATCATCTTCTCTCACCACAAGTCCCTATAACCAAAAGCTTATCAAGTTTGGATTTGATGATACCAAGCAATCTTTCATGCGCAAACGCTTTAACACTAACCCTCAACTGGTCAGTACCCCCGGAGTTATTCAGGGCTCTTCTTCTTACGAAGCTTACTGGCTTGGAGAGAGTTTTGAGCAGGAGCTTCGCGACGCCAGCGCAGTGAGCGCCCCCGCCGCCGCCGTTCTGCTTCCAATCAACCTATCCGGCGCGGTTAACGCTCACCCGGGCAATCTGAAATTCGCATCACGTGAAGCGGTTGCAGGCTGGTTCGTCGGACAAGACGTAGATGCTGATAATAGTGCGTGGAAAGAGGAACTGTCAACCAAACTGTTCCGACTCAAGGGTCGCGGACATGGCGAGTGGCTCCAAAAGAATCTCAAGGTGTCTATCAGCAATGTTAAGGTCTCGAACTCAAGTCTTACTGATTACGGAACGTTCTCGGTTATTCTCCGCGCAATCTCTGATAGCGATGGTGCGGTACAGGTGGTCGAAAGATACGATAATCTTAGCTTGGATCCGGCTTCTCCTAACTATGTCGCACGAAAGATCGGCGATCAATACGAAAGCTGGGACACCACAAATAAACGCCTTGTACGATACGGCACTTACGAGAATCAATCTCGCTATGTATATATCGAAATGAATGCAGATGTTGATGACGGCGCAACTAACGCCAAGCTGCTTCCTGTCGGTTATTATGGACCGCCGAAGCTGCGAGATCTTCCCGCTGCATCTTATAGTACCGTGAACGGTGGTCAGGCAGCCACGAGCCGTTATATGGGCTGGTCGACACGCGTTGTTGGCTCATCACATACTGCAACTTCGGTGACTGCTGGACCCACCCCGGGAAATTCTGTGGGTTCTACAAGTACATCTAACAACGACCGTCGAACCTTCCTTTCAGGCGCCGCATCGTCAGCCGCAGTTGCGCAAGCAACACAAACCATTACAGTGGTTTCTTCTCCAAGTGTTGCAGATATTACAATTGGCGGAAAACTTCTCACCGCGGCTGGATCGCGCGGATCTGGCGACAATAATTATAACGGATCCGCAGGTTCAATTGCCTTGATTGTTGCGTCCATTGTGGCTGCTATCAATGATAGCGCCAACCACTTTGCTGCCACCGCCACAGCAGTGGATGCTAGCCCTAATGTTAATTTGACGGCAGGTACGGACTACTTGGGTACTGCAGGTAACAGCATCTCCCTTGCAACGTCGGATGCAGACGTTACGGTCGGCGGCGCCACTTTCACCGGCGGTACCGGCGCTACGGCGTTCGGAAACTTCTCCGGCTCCTTGACATTCCCCACAGTACGACTTCGCAACAGCGCATCGGATGGTGGACTAGCTTCAGCAACAACCGCATATTGGGGTTGGCAGAACACCCGAACAGCCAACTCTACACAGTATGACCCAAGCTGCGCAGACACACTTCGCTACTGGATTACCTCTAGCGTAGACGATCTGGCATCTTCAGGAGTGCGTTATCCTTCCGGTTATCCGGGAGTGCAGGCATTCTCTGAAATCTTTAGCTTGCTTAACATCTGTACTTCATCGTCACCTGCTGGAGCATTCTACTATTCCTCGGGTTCATACTCGGGACCAGATAGTGGTGCTGGGGCGGCTTACTCTTATGTTCGCGCAACGGCAGGAAGATCTTTGGAAGATCTGCTGAACCTTGGATATAACCAATTTACGGCTCCGTTCCACGGTGGTTATGATGGGTTCGACATCACGAAGCCCGATCCTCTTTATAACGGAGGCATTGGCTCGTCTGAGGCAAACAGCTATACCTACCACACGTGGAAGAGGGCTGTTGACACAGTGCGCGATCCGGAATATATTAACATGAATCTGTTGGCGGCTCCGGGCTTGACCAACAACACTCTGACAAGCCACATGATGACCGTGTGCGAAGAACGCGGCGATGCAATGAGTCTTATTGACTTGGCGAACGTGTACATTCCGTCTCACGAAGCATACAAGTCCACGAAGAGCGCCCGAATTGGCACAACGCCAACGAACGCAGCAAAAAGCCTGAGAGACAGAAGAATCGATACCAGCTATGGTGCAACCTTCTATCCATGGGTCCAGACCCGCGATGAGAACACAGGACGCCTTCTGTGGATTCCACCAAGTGTGGCAATGATGGGCGTTTTGGCGAGTTCTCAGGCTAAGTCTGATGTCTGGTTCGCTCCCGCTGGCTTTAACCGCGGCGGACTTACCGACGGCGCCGCTGGAATTCCGGTTACAGCGGTCACTGAGCGTCTTGTATCTAAGGAACGAGACACTCTGTATGAGGCACGTATTAACCCAATTGCTTCTTTCCCGAACACAGGTATTGTGGTCTTTGGTCAGAAGACACTGCAGGAGCGCGCATCAGCACTCGATAGAATTAATGTGAGACGACTTGTTATCTACCTTAAGAAGCAGATTTCCATTCTCTCTACCCAAGTTCTCTTTGAGCAGAATGTCCAAGCTACTTGGAACCGATTTACGTCTCTTATCGAGCCGTTTTTAGCGAACGTCAAGGTTCAGTTCGGTATCACCGATTATAAACTGATTCTTGATTCTTCCACCACCACCCCCGACTTAATCGATCAGAACATCCTGTATGCGAAGATCATGATTAAGCCAGCCCGCGCCATCGAATATATCGCAATTGACTTTGTGGTTGCTTCAACCGGCGCATCATTTGATGATTGATAAAAGAGCGGAGTTTTCCCTCCGTCACACTAATTAAAATATAAACAGGAGTTATTAAATTATGCCATTCTGGTCAGAAAATTTTGGTCAAAGCGCGGACATGAAGGATCCCAAAAGAAACTTTAGGTTTGTGGTAGAATTCCAAGGAATTAACGATCCCAACGCGGGAGGCGCCCAGTTGTGGTATGCCAAAACCGTCACAAAGCCTTCTTTCGCGATTAATGCCGCGGAACACAAATATTTAAACCATACATTCTATTACCCCGGAAATGTTAGCTGGAACGAAGTCACGGTGACTTTGGTTGATCCTGCCAACCCGGATATGACCGCGACATTGGCAGACATTATTCAACTTTCCGGATATAGCCCTCCTGCTTCTCCGGACGATCTCACTAGTATCTCTAAGGCTAAAGCTGCAAGCGGCTTGGGCACCGTTATCGTGCGTCAACTGGACGCCGAAGGTAACGATTTAGAAACATGGACGCTTTGGAACTCCTTCGTCACAGACGTTAAATTCGGCGACAACCTAGAGTACGGCAACGACGATTTGACCGAACTTTCAGTCACCATGCGCTATGATTGGGCACGTGTCGTGACCAAGAACCCATCTGTTGCAGGCGGCGGTGGAACCGAGTTCTTCAACGTATAACAAATAGACAAATTAAACAACGAGGTGTACATTGTCGAGAAATAAAGACCGCTTAGGGAATTCAAAGCCGGAGGCTGACTCACTCCCCCCACAAGCGCTCCAACAAAACACGAACCCGGGGTTCTCCTTCGTGGTTCCAACAGAGTTTGTAGAATTGCCATCAGGGGGAAGGTATTACCCGGAAGGTCATCCTTTGTGTGGCGAGGACAGCATAGAAATCAAGCAAATGACCGCCAAAGAGGAAGATATGCTTACTTCTCGCACTCTCCTTAAGAAGGGAGTAGCGCTAGATCGAGTGATCGAAAGTTTGCTTATGAATGCGCAGATCAGTGCTGACGACCTGCTTGTCGGAGATAAGAATGCAATTATTATTTCCACCCGGGTCTCAGGTTATGGAAGCGAGTATACAACTCAAGTGGGTTGTCCTAGCTGCGCCGCTACGCAAGACTATACGTTTGATTTAAACGAGGCTAACATTTACACTGGCGAAAACGCTCAGAAATTAGGTTTAACTGATAACGGTAACGGCACATTCACAACCAGATTGCCGCGTGCGGATGTGGATGTCACATTTCGCCTTTTGACCGGTCGTGATGAGAAACAGATGGTGGCTCATCTTGAAAACGCACGCAAGCGCAAGAAGCCGGAACAGGCGATCACCTTGCAGTTGCACTGCATGCTTGTGAGTGTTGCCGGCGATGATTCGCCCGATGCGCTTAAATATTTGATTGATAATATCCCTTCGATGGATTCGCGCCATTTGCGCTTAGCTTATAACTTGGCTGCACCCAATGTTGACTTAACACAGCATTTCGAGTGCGCTGAGTGTGGTCATGATCAGGAAATGGAGGTGCCGCTCACCGCGGACTTTTTTTGGCCTGACCGATGAGTACATTGAGAACGTCTACGAACAGTTTTTCTTCTTAAAATATTCAGGCGGTTGGTCATTTTCCGAAGCCTACAACTTGCCCCTTGGATTGCGGACATGGTTTGTCAAACGCCTTGTGAAGCAGTTGGAGATGGAAGCAGAGGCGATGGAAAAAGCTTCCAAAGGAAGCAAAAGAGGGTCCCAGACGCTGACAGCCCATAATCAGCCAGCAACACCATCTAAATATAAATGAAATTGAGTCGAGGATAGCGATATCTTCGACTTTTCTTGTATATAACTAATTATTTTGGAGACCTAATGTATGGCTGATGATTCCACATTTAATATTGCCGAGAGAGAACGATTAAACAAACTCCTCGATGAGGGCATCGATAAAGAAGAGGCGATTAGTCAGATACATAAAGAGCGCCTGCTCGTTGAGAAGGACTCTCTAAAGACCCTAAATGACCGCGTTATAAAATACGAAGAATATTATAACAAACTAAAGCAAATCAAGGATATTCAGGACAATGATTTGCTGCTGGGACGCCAGATGCTTGAGATTAACCAAACCAAGCTTAAACTCATGGAGATGGAGTTCAAAGAAGGCGTAAAGATCAAAGAAGAGCACCTCAAGGCGTATGAGGAACTCAAAAACATCGTCGAGGCACAAAAAGAAGTCAAAGGCATACAAGAAGAGATCAACGAAGAAATCGGAGGTTACACGGACCTCCAGAAAAAAGTTTACAAGAACACACTGAAGTGGGCAGCAGCCCACAAAGAAGGCAAAAAAGCCGCGCTAGCTTGGGCTAAAGCATCGCAAGGTATCGACAAAGCAGCCTCCAAGGGCATTGGGATGTTGATTGATGTCACCAAAGACCTCCTCTTCTCTTTTGATGCTGTCACCAAAGACTTCGAGAAAGCAACTCAGTTAAACAAGTCGTATACCAAGAGCATCGAAGAGACATATACCGAGTTAAACATCTACGGCGCCACGTTAGAAGAGGTCTCGAAAGCTCAGACTGACTTAATTAATCAGGTCTCCGACTATACGCTGATGCAAAAAGGTCAACGAGACGCACTCCTTGAAGTGGGCACCGTATTGGGCGATCTGGGCATTGCCACGCAAGACTATGCGCAGGGTGTCCAGAACTCCATCAAGTATTTTAGTCAGAGCGCCATGGGCGCCCGCAGCACCGCACTGGAACTTAAATCAACTGCCGAAGCTTTGGGCGTCGTTCCCGGTCAAATGGCGGCAGAATACGCCAAGATGGGACCGGCATTGGCGAAATTTGGAGAGCAGGGCGTTCGAGCATTCAAGGACTTAGCGAGAATTCAAAAGATTACCGGCATGGAGATGCAAAAGGTCCTCAATATCACCAATAAGTTTGATACGTTCGAAGGCGCCGCAGACCAAGCCGGAAAACTTAACGCCGCTCTCGGCGGAAACTTCGTAAACGCCATGGATCTCATGATGGCGACCGATCCAGCCGAACGCTTTAGCATGATTCGCGACTCCATCCTTGACGCAGGGCTCTCATTCGACAGCATGTCGTACTATCAGAAACAATTTTATACGGAGTCCTTGGGGCTCTCAGACGTCGGCGATTTGGCACTTATGCTGTCTGGCAACATGGATACTTTAGGCGCCGCCACCAACCAATCAGCCGCCGAGCTAATCGCCCAAAAAGAAAAAGCACAAGAGAACATGAAAATTCAAGAAAAGCTCAAATCAGTGTTTCTTGAGTTGGGCGAGTCTATTCTTCCGTATGTTGAGAGCCTAAGTAAGATAATGACATGGCTTCAAAAGAGCCCAACGTTCGTAAAGGGGGTCATAGCTGCTTTTGTTTCATGGAAGGTTATGATGGCGGGAGTTGCTACAGCAAATGCGCTTACAACAATGTCCATGTGGGGGCTAGCCGCCGGCACCGAGGCTGCCGATCTCGCCGCCAAAAAAGCCTCCAAGCGAACTAGCATAGGACTCTGGGCATTAGGGCTCATCCTTGCCGGACTAGTCGCGGCATTCATGATAGCATCGCCCTCCAAGCTTGTTTTGGCGATGTTCAGCTTCGCCGCAGCCATCTTTGCTGTTTCGAGGGTTAGTGATCAGGGCGCTGCTTCTATTCAAAGATTGGCACTTCCGATTATGCAAGTAGGCGCCGGCATAGCAATGGCGGCACTCAGCCTAGCAGCTATGGCAGCAGCATTTTCGCTGCTCGATGTGGCTCAAATGGCTGGAATGGGCGCGATTTTGGTTGCGATTGGTGTTGGTGCGTATTTCCTTGCTCCTGCGCTGTCGGCGCTTGGCATGGCAGTGGCCAATCCGGCTGTTGCTGGGGGACTGCTGATCTTTGGCACCACAATACTTATGATCGGTGGCGCCATCGGCATTGCTGCAGCAGGCGTGGGGCTCATGGCTAGTGGTTTTGCCAAATTATTTGAAGCCATTGACTTGCCCAAACTGCTGGGCGTTGGTACATTTATGGCAGCAATTGCGTTAGGCGCGCCATTCTTATTTTTAGGGGCGTTAGGGCTCGCTGCCATGGGAGGCGGCTTTTTTGCGATGGCATTCGGACTGATGCTGATCAGCAAATCAAAACTCAGGTCAGTCGCTGATTTTGCGCAGGCTTTAGCCGAGCTTAAGCTGGGACAATTCCGCGAAGTAGCCGAAGTCATCGAGCGCGTTGCAGACGCCATGGACGACATGCCAAGGTACGCCCTTTTCCGCTTTCAGGCGGTTATGGAAGCTACAGATTTGGCAGCAACTGCCATCGCAGCTATGAACCGCACACACGCACCAGCTACTGCGACAGCTGCTGCCGCTCCCGCCCGAAGTTCCGAGATCGCGCAAGTTACTGTAAATCTTAAATTGGACAGCAATGTTTTGGAGAAGAAGGTAATTAGCATACACAAGACACAATCGGGAATCGAAGCCCGCGAGGCGATTTTTAACGAATCGTAAGGAGAAATTTAATGGGAACAAATGATGACAGCAAAAACTTTAATGCCGGCAAATTAGGACAATTTGTTAAGACCGGTAAGACTGGCGCCCAATTGGCGCAAGATGCCGCAGCTATTGGGACTGCCGCCAAATTTAGTAAAGCGACGGTGGCTGCTGCCGCGGCAAAAGCCCAAGGCAACTTATCCGATGGACAACTACAAACCCAGACCTATAAGCACATCTACGGACCTGATGGTTCCGATGCAAAGGGTAACGCAGGGTTTACAGTCTCGTTCCAGCACGTGCCTAGCGAAGAAAGCATTTACCTTAAAGCCTTTTTAACAGCGTTTAATGAAACTTATAAAAGCGAGTGGGCAACAGAAACCGTCTTTGGGCGCCCAGATCCCATTGTTATGTTTAAAAATACGACGCGCACAGTGAGCGTGGGCTTAAAGATACCGGCAGCAACGGTCGGTGAAGGTTTCGAGAATTTGTCGAGACTCCAAAAACTAATCCAGTTTCTATACCCCACATACGAAGACGAAGCAAATGCCCTCAGTATCACTCAATCTCCTCTTATCCGCCTCAAGATTATGAATCTATTATCTAAGGCTCCCATCAATATGATAGAGCCAGCAGCAGCCGCCACATCCTTTGCTGATTCTGCCGATATGAACACACTTAAAAACAGCAATAATGCCGCCGATGGCGTGTTGGGGCAAGTTAGTAATTTAACAATCGATCACGGTGTGCACGATCCCTCCATAGGATCCTTTGAAATTAACAAAGGCACAATTTTACCCAAAGCCATCGAAATTCAATTCGATTTCACAGCGCTGCACGAGCACCCGCTGGGATGGGATGTGGTAGACGGCAGCGAAGACTTAGAATTCGCAATGCCTCACTTCCCGTATAGTTTAAATCTCGACACTTTTTTGACTGCCGATGCTGCAGCAAACGCCAAGAAAAAATATGCCGCCGCCGCCAAAGCCAAAGCCGCCGCCGCAATCGCAGCAGCAGAGGTCGCCGCCACACCGCCCCCCACCGCTCCCGCTGCAGCAGCAGCAGAAGTCGCAGAAGAAGCCTCGCCGCCGCCGAAAGTAAACCAGCAACAGAAAGACTCAGCGAAGGCAACGGTGGCTGTTGCTGCAACTGAGGTTTTTAGGGGGGGCACCATCACGTTTAATGACGTAACCAAAACCTACACCGCCGATCAAGCAGCAGAGTACTATGCCGATCAAGCAACCGTCAATGCTGCCATAGCGGAGACCAAGGCAAGTTGGAATGCCGAGATGGAAGCCCTTCGGCAAGGCGGCATCGACGATGCGCTGATTAACATCCAGTAAAACAAGCCAAGGAACACAACATAAGATATGCCAAACGAAAAACCACAGAACAAGAAATTTAACGCCATTGCATGGGGACCCTCATCTCCAATGGTGGATGGTTCCGATGCAAAAGCCAACTCGGGCTTTACGGTATCCTTTTTACACCTTCCCAGCGGAAATAGTGTTTTCTTCAAAGCTTTTTTGCTATCATTTAACGAAACATATTCTTCCGATTGGAATAATGAATCGATCTACGGTCGTGCAGACCCGACAGGCATTTTTAAGGGCACACAAAGAAAAGTAAGCATCGGCTTGATGGTTCCCGCTTCGACCGTGATGGAAGGATACACCAATCTAGCAAAAATCCAAAAACTAATTCAGTTTCTCTATCCAACTTACGCCGCCGTTGGCACACCGCCCGCACGAATTATCACACAATCACCCCTTATACGATTGAAAGTCATGAACCTGTTAACAGCAAACACAGCCGAAATAGATATCGACGGCGGAGGCACAAACGTTGCCACCGGCAAGCACTCAATCACTAGTCTCTTTAATACCAATGACGCAACTCATGGGCTACTCGGAGCAATGGGCGGATTGACAGTTAATCATAATGTTGCCAACCCCGATCTGGGCTCTTTCGAGGTAGCTGCCGGCACAATTGTTCCCAAGGCGATAGAGCTTCAATTTGATTTTAGTGTGATTCACGAACACCATATTGGCTGGACCGCCGACGTCGACATCACCAGCACATCACAAAGCCCTAATTATCCCTATCAAGTTGATGTTGAAACTAGCTTCCAAAATGCGGCGAAAGCCCCCGCAGCGAGCGAATTAATAAAACAAAGAGAAAACTCCAAGCGCCGAAACCAAGCTACTATAGACAATGCGCTCAGCATCATAGCCAATAGGGATGCTGCCCTCAAGAGGATCGGGGAACTCACCGCCGCCGGCACCAAAGCCAACAACCAAGCGAACGCAGACGCCATTGCGCGCGCGAATGCAACCGGAGTTCTTACTCCGGAGGACATGGACTTACCAGAGGGAGAGGAAGGATAAACTATGTCAAGATATACCAACGATACAATCCTAAATAACTTTATTGAGTTTTATGAGTTTTTGCGCAAAGAGCGCGGAGGCATCAAGAATATTGTGCAATATGCAACACCAACACTTAGAATGCCTGATTTAGCAGATCGAATCTCCTTAAAGACATCCGCTCATATCTGGGCGTATGGGGATCGCTATTACAAGCTAGCAGATCAGTATTATAACAACATTAACTACTGGTGGGTGATTGCTTGGTTCAACGGATACCCAACAGAAGCAGACATCAAAACCGGTGATCTCATCTACATTCCATTAGATCTCGAACGAGTCTTAAGAACAGTGGGGGCATCGTAATATGGCAATTGCAGAATCTCAGATGGGGCAACCCACCTCAGCCATCAGAGAGGGTCGCGCCAAATGCCGCGCAGCCTGTGGGGAGGCTGGCACCACCGATGCCCGGGGAGCGGCTGAATCCGGCGACCGCCACTGGACCGCTGAAGAGAAAGCTGTATGGGAGGCATGCGCCGCCAAATGTGATATTGAGTACGGCACCTCTGAAGATATAGAACTATACGAATTAGCAGAAGGCGTTGTAGCCGCAGTTTCCCCACAGATGGACGCGTCTGCACAGCAAATCATCGAGTGCGCCGAACAATTTATAGAAATCCGTACGAAAATGTTAGAAGCGCTGGAAGGAGTGAGCGGAGTTCTCTTTGAATCCATTTATGGGATACCGGAAATGGAAGGCGCCATCACCACCCGGAAAACCTTCGCTAGGGATATTGCATCTGCAGGCGCCGGCTCCATGGACAGCGCGAACCCCGGGATGCAGCGACAACAACAACCTGTTCTGGGTGTCCCTTACCTTGTCGGAGACGTCCACACTCAACTGCTGTACGGCGCTCCCACCGGATTCATCCAAACATCTGATCAAACAACGCGAATGGACGCCCAAATAAAACCCGGCGCAACAAGTCCATTAATGTGGACAGGCAAGCCCAACACCGCCGCTGCAGCGGGCTCCATCGCCGAAGCCGTACAGATCGGCGAACGAGGCTCTCAATATTTTAATCTGGAGAGCAATAGCAACTTGGTGGACAAGAGGTCGCATCCTAATCTATATGTACCACAGCGATCATACCCGCACACGGGCTACGCCGGCGAATATTTTAGCAACCCCCAAGCCGACAAAGCACATTCTATATTCACCGCAATGGGGGGCACTGACTTTGCTGGACGCTACCCATGGTATTGGTATTCGTGGCTAATGGCACTTCTGCGCCAATCATGGGCGATATGTGGAGAGATGATAGAGTCGAACCAAGCCAGCCTGGCCGTCAGTCAAGCTAATAAAACTAACACGCATGCGGACTCTTTCGGACCATCTCAAGAACAGATTGATGCCGCCAAAAGCGGCGTGCCCGGCGCCTTGCAAGCCTTGACAATCTCTCTAATCGGCAGTGGGACGTCAAAGCGCCGCAATATATATTCGCAAGCCTTTTGGTCGTCCCCCATGGGGGTGTTGAAATATGGCGCCCCGGCGTATTGGCCAGCTAACTCAGTCAATCAAATTTGGATGAGCCACCTGCAAGATGTCTCGAAGGATGCCGTCGCAAATACAGACTACCAGTATGGCACCACGGAGGTTGATGAGCTTGGCGCCCAGTTAGAAGCTGCCGGCGCCGCAGTCGCCCCGACAGAGGCTACAGCTGACGCGGCTGCTACCCCCGGGCAAGAAGCCAACGACAGCGCCGGGCTGCAACAGCAACACTTAAGCTGGTGGGCTGAGATAATGATCAAGATTGCTGATCAGATCGGAAACCTGCCGGCAGACCTCCCTCCGGAAACTACGGGGAACGCGGCGGGCTCTGCAAACAACAAGGGCTGGAACAAAGAGCATGTCACAGCTATGTCCAATAATTTTAAGTTGGTTGCCAATCAGATGGCGCAGTATCATAAAAAGCTCCTTGAAGCTGTCCAATGTGTCTGGGATGCGGATAAGGCGGCTGACGACAAACTCAATGAGGAGATCCAAGCGCTCTTAGAAGAGGAAGGACACGGACCGATCAGGGATTTTTTCGGCGGCGGCAAGTGGAATGACCAGTTAAATGCGTTAGTCGCGAAATTGCGCGGTGACGCCGACAAGCAAGTCGGAGCTTTCGGGCTTTCCCCCGAGAAAGTATTATACAAAGAACAATGCTTCTTGCTCAGTTTTGTAGGCATAATCTCCAATTATAAAAAGAGAACTTTAGATTTAGGAACATACACCGAGGATGATTATAAAGTATGGAAAATAGGCACCGGGACGCTAAAGCCGACCGGCGGCAAAGGGACTAGCTTAGGGAGCCACAAATCACTCCCATATACAAAAGTTAAACGCTCCCCTGAATTCCCCAAAGCTACAGGCGCCCGGGGTCGAAAAAATGATCACATGGCAAATGCTTGCTTGCTAGTCGACGGCGATCCGTATGGATTCATCAACAAGCTCACTGCCAGCCCCTATGCTCCCGCTCTTTATAATATTGAAAATTGGGAAGTGTCTAATTTACAGCCACGCATACGGCTTTTTAAAGTTATTTATGGACCGAACGGAGAGGAGCAAGAGGTTGAGATTAAATTTAGTTCGCATTTTAATAATGAAGAGTTAATAAGCTTTATGAAGCGCGAATCTCGTGGCGGCGGGGTTGGGTTAAAGAGTTTTAACTTTACATACGATGGCAGCAATCCTTTCGCCGCCAAAAAGAGTATTAAAGCAAATCTGAAGATTTTTGCTAATAGCTTTAATGAACTGCTACTTGATAGACGCGGAGAAACAAATAACGGAAACAGGCATATTTATAACTACGTTGATTTGGCTCTTAAAACCGGAAAGCCAAAAGGCGCCGGCGAACAAAGCTGCGAGACTCCTGCTGATTACATCGCAGCGATGGAGGAGAACGAGAATCTCGCCAAATTAAACTTTAGACTGAAGGCAGTCGTTGGTTGGAGCGCACCCACGGGACTCAGTGGACTCAGGGCGAACCGATCGGACCAGCTACAAAAAGCGCTGGATGATTCATTTGTTACATTAAACTTGACGCCCACCATCCATAACTTTGAGTTTGATGAGCAAGGGCGCGTGACGTTCAACATTAATTATTTGGCGTACGTGGAAGACTTTTTCGATCAGTCCGGCTATAACGCTTTCGCGGACCCTACCGGCGTCATCGCCATGAATCGCATCAAGAGGGGGCTTAAGCTCGACGAACTGCAGCGTCACTGCGGAGGAAGTGCCGCCGAGCCAGCGGCTGCACCCACGGGCGACGAGGGTGACGATAAGAAAAAGACTGCAACCCCCGCCGATATTTTGGCAAATGCCAAAGCTACATTTGCTGCCGAAGTCCAAGATGACGCGATCAAATCAGTAAGCAAGCTGTTGTGGAGCTTGTCCTGTAGCGACAAAATATTCTATATTAACATACCGACAGACAAGCTTAAAAGATTCGTACAAACAGGTCCATTTGCAGATTATAAAGAATATCATGATGCTCACCGCGCCGGCAATTTTATTATGAATGATGATGACTATGGGAGCCGCGTGGCATCCGCAATTGAATACACCCTTAATAACACAAAGAGTGGAGAAGCCGGATACACCAAAGCCGGAGGGGGTACGAGCCTAGACTCCGGCACCAAAAAGCAAGTTGCTGCGTCATTGTTGGCGGTCAACCCCAACGATAACAATTTGCCGTTCTTTTATGTTAGCGACCTTATCGATCAGGTGCTCTATAATATTGAGGCAGAATGGCACAGTCTAGAAGGTCTGCTTGAAGCCGAACTCAAGAAGGGGACATTTACTAAGTGCGCCATAAACGAGAAGATACGCCAGTTAAAGCTTTACCGTCAAAATTTTAAACGCCTCAGACTTTTGTTTGGTCCGGTCGAGTTTGTGCACCACAAAGTTGCAGAGGGTGCCCCCAGCGCATTCGTTAATTTTGGAGATATCCCTATTTCTGTTAAGTATTTTGTGGAGTGGTTGACAGCTAAAGTATTGCAGAGGGAAGAGACGGTTTATCCATTGACTAAATTTTTAAATGACTTTTTCAACACCCTCATTCGTGACTTTTTAAACAACGATACTTGCTTTATTTATAACGTCGGACAGAAAGTCCGCGTTAATCAAGCAGTTCTTACGAGCTTTGTGCCCGAAAAATATAGGGAAAAGAATAAACTGATCGACGATCTAACTTATAAGATCCAAGCTATAATGGGTCCTGCCGCCTCCCGCATAAATCTTTCAGACTTTAAGGGTCGTGTAACTCACGAAGTAAAGAGCGGCGGCAGGGTCCAGTGCACTGGCATACTTGGGGATTCCTTTACGCCGGGCAACAATACCTTACCGGTCCTTAACGTGAATGGCAACACTGGCACCGCAACCACCTATGCACCACTCGCCAACGAAATGAACTATTTTGTATTTTTTGCTGGTCGGACAATGCCAACGGAGAAAATGAATGGTGTGCGGTGCCAAGATGAAGATCGAGGAATTCAACACTATTTTCTCGGGAGGGATAAGGGGCTCGTTAAAACGATTAAACTGTCGAAGACGTCCACAAAAGGACTGGCAGAGGTCCGCTTTGAACAAGACGGCTATGATGGACTAAGACAACTGCGCGTTGTATACGATGTTGAAATCGACTCTTTCGCCAACGTGCAAACCTATCCCGGGACTTATATCTTTATCCCCCCACGCGGGTTTGATCCATCAGTTCCCCAGAAAATTTCACCTAAAGGATTTGATCTCACAGACTTAGGAATCGGAGGCTATTATATGATTATACGCTCTGAGCATGAGTTTGGGGAAGGATATGCGAACACTAAGATTCATGCTAAATGGGTAGCACAGATTGATTCTGATCTCGCCGAGAAAGCCAATGCTGCTTCGCGGGATACCCGCGTCGCCACAGGAAAATGTGGCATTTATGCTCAACGGCATGGCATCGCTACCCGAACACAAAACGATTAACAAGTGAGAAACTAAGATATGTCAGACTTCTATGCCGAAAAAAATACTGAGACTTCTTTTAAGCTATTCAATAAGCGCCAACTATATCGCGCCCAATTGCTTTCGCGTGGTGACAGCAATATTGTGGATTTTTACCGAGGAGAGAAAATATTATATGGAAGAGTTACATCTCGATTCCTGCCGGTGGTGGTAGGAGAAACGCTCCTGAGTCCTCTTGCGTCGGCGGCAGAAGTGGCTCAAGCACCCCACGCCTTAAACTTTGTGGCAGACGTATTCAACGCCATGGCACTCCAGTTTCAGAAGTGTGCATCCAATGGGCAGATTGATGTTAATGATCCTTATTTAAGCCAGCTTAAAGCTTATAAAGCCTACACGTCACCCTCTACTCTATATCTCCAATATAGAAAACTGTATTCCGCATTAGTAGGGGACTCGATCAAAGCTAGCGGCGTCCGCATCACTAATTTCGAACAGTTTATCGATTACTTTTTCATCAACATGCGAAGCATTTTAGCAACGAAGCCTGTGACGTATCCGGGCTTTATTAAGAGCGCCGAGTGTTCGATAATGTCATCTGGGTTGGCTATTGAAATAGCCGATATGGATTATATTAACGATGAAGAGAAAATGACTCGCCTCGTTAATAGTAGAAACTGGGACTTTTTTGTGCGAACTTGCAATTCTTACGGATTTATGGTAGATTGTCATGTGCCGTGGCGAATTGTTGCGGATGTGAGGTCAGATCTAATGATGCAGCAAGCCCGGCAATTCGGATATAAGTCTGTAATGGATGATGCTTACGCCACCGCGTTCTCCCAATATTTTAATGAGCTTGTCCCGCACCTACTAGAGATGTACAACGCAGCGCGCCTTGAGGCGTATGAAGAAGTAGAAACCTGTGCAGATGGCAGCATTCAGACACGCGTTGTGTATTCAGAGAACTATACTGCCGACGAGTTGGTAAGAAAATTCGACGCCTACTACTTCATAAAAATATATTTACAGATGCGCCTTTATGAGGAGAAGCCAGATATGCCGGCATCTCACATGAAAAAGATCATCAAGGAATTTATCAATTTTACCAAACATACCAATTCTTTGTGGGCTATTAGTTTTGGATTCGAACAAATAATGAACAAACCATTTGACAAGAGCGGCTCGATAGGTTATCTTATAAAGAAGAGGATTGCTCAGGTAAAAGCAGATTTTGCTTCTGGCGCCATCGATAATATAACAATTGACGATATGGGTATGTCAACTAATGATTTTTCAAGCTATTGACGATAAGTCTGAATGCATCGGGATCTACACAGACGGAAAGCTTCACTTTGACAAGTTTCCCGAGAACCTCACAAAGACATGGAAGTATACGGGGTCAATCACAGACCCGTCGGTGGAATACGCATGGATCCGGAGTGCCGGTCGCACCCTTGAGGATTGTTGTCCGGACTATTTAACAGAACAACTGGTGTCTGTGCAAAAGAAGATGCGCGCATATGTTAAATCTTTTAAGATCGCCAAGGTTAACCTTAATGACCATTGCGTATTTGACTTGATTCCTCATGACTTTCTGTTAGAATTTTGCGAGATCAAAAACAAGGTAACCGAGCACGTTTTCGAAGCATTTCCGGCACCCCCCAATTACGAACATCTTGCAAGTGTGCAAAAGCTCCTGCACAAGATCCAATACCAACGTCTTAACCTGAATGTAACACAGGCACACCATCTGCTCTACTCTTCTCGGGATCGGTACAAACTCACCGAGCTAATAAAAAACTATCAATATATAGACTATAATCTTTTTGGGACCGTGACCGGTCGCCTCACAACTCGACCAGACTCTTTTCCGATGCTAACGATAAAGAAGGAGTTCCGAGCCATTGTGAAGCCACATAATGACTTACTTCTCAGTTTGGATTATAACGGTGCTGAACTGCGGACCTTTATCGAACTGAGCGGTCTTGAACAGCCGCAAAAAGATATCCACCAATGGAACATCGAAAACATTTTTAAGGACCACGACGTGACGCGTGACGAGGCTAAAACGCTATTCTTCGCATGGCTATATAACCCTGACTCCAACGAAATTCAAGCAGAAGCGTATGATCGTAAAAAAGTACTTGACAAGTGGTATGAAGACGGTTATATTAAGACACCATATAACAGAGAGATTCTGGTGGAAGAGAGGAAGGCATTGAATTACCTCATTCAAAGCACAACTGCAGATCGCGTCATGGCAAAAGCAGTCGAGATCGATAAACTTTTGGAAGATAGGAAAAGTTTTATCTCACATATTGTTCATGATGAAATAGTTATTGATTACTCGGACGAAGATCGCGATTTAATTTTAAAAATCAAAGAGACGTTTGAGGACGGTTATCTGGCTAATTTGAAGGCTGGAAAAGATTATTATAATCTAAAAGAGATGACGCTATGATTTCCATTGTTGGCTTGGGCAACGCCGCCACTGCTATTGTTGAGAAATTCAAAGACATTCCTCAATATAGCGTGTATGTCATGAATGACAAGGTGAAGCGCAATTCTAAATATAAGTTCAAACTAAAAGCTTATGATCATCCCGAGCTTTATGAGAAGCACATCCCTAACGTAACAAAGTTTTTTGAAACCACAGAAGAACACATTCAATTTTTCATCGTGGGAGGCTCGTATAGCTCCAACTACTCGCTGGGGATCTTGGAACAAATAAAGGATAAGAAAATTGATGTCATCTATGTGAAGCCCGACACAGAGCTTCTCACGGGATATCCAGTCCTTATAGAGAATGCAGTCTTTGGCGTGCTACAGGAGTATGCTCGCTCAGGGCTTTTTAACTCAATGACCATCGTGTCCAATCTTAATTTAGAGAATTGCATGGGGGACTTGCCCATTAAGACTTACTATGACTCTTTGAATCAGTTCATTTTTTCAACCGTGCACCATGTAAATTACTTTACGCACACAGAGCCGGAGATTGGACAGGTATCAAAACCAGCAGACATAAATAGAATTCGGAGCGTAGCAGGTTTAGATTTAACAAATCTTGAAGAAAAATGGCTTTTTGAGCTTGACACTCCCCGAGAATTATGTTATTATTTAGCTATAAAGACTGAGAGATTAGAGAACGAAGGAGGATTGCACAAGCGACTCGTAGACATGTTGAAGGATAAACCCCGAAATGCATTTCGCAAGCTGTCATATGCAATCTATGAAACACCTTATAACGATTTTGGGTTCTGCGTTGCCCACACTAACGTAGTACAAAACAACCAAAAAACTCTTGACAAGCTTGTTCAAGAGTGATATATTAGGTATCAAGGAACGCTTGATATACTTTATTAACCATTAAAAAGGAGAAAAAAATGGGAATTGATATGGAACTAATGCGACGTAAGCTCGCAACCCTTCGCGGAGAAGGAAACAAGGATGCAAACTCGCCATGGTTTAAGCCAGACGAGGGAGATACTGACATTCGGATCGTACCGACTAATGACGGAGATCCACTAAAGGAAATGTTCTTCCACTATAACGTGGGCGATCATAAGGGAGGCATCATGTGTCCGAAGCGAAACTTCGGCGATGAATGTCCAATTTGCGAATTCGCTTCCAAGCTTTGGCGCGAGGGAGTTGATAACAATGACGATGAGAGCAAGAAGCTCGCAAAGAGTCTCTTTGTGCGAACGCGCTACTTTTCACCCGTCGTTGTGCGAGGTCGCGAAGAGGAGGGGATCAAGGTCTACGGCTACGGCAAGCAGGCTTATGAGCTTCTTCTTGGATACATCCTCGATCCAGAATATGGTGATATCACTGATAGCCAAGAGGGCACCGATATCACCCTCACCTACACCAAGCCTAATAAGCCCGGTGCATACCCACAGACAAGCCTCAAGATGCGTCGCAACACATCCACATTGCTTGAAGATACGGAAGCTATCCCCGCCCTCCTCGATGGCATTCCTGACTTCGATGGTCTCTTTGATCGTCTTAGTACTCAACAAGTAGACGCTATCTTGGATGAGCAACTTTCGGGAGATTCCTCCGCAGAAAGCCGCTCATCTACGACAGCCAAGTACGGTCCTGCCAACGGTAAGAGCAGTGTTGACCGTGCATTTGATGAACTAATGTCTGGCTAAAGTAAATAGGCATGTCTGATACCGATGGCAGAGCGGGATTAAAATACTCTGCCATATTTTTTTAAATAGGAGACAATAATATGTTAGATAAACTCAAGGACCTATGGTCCAAATGGAAGGTTCATGTGAGCGTTGTAGGTGGCATCTTAGTCATTAGCAGCATTTACGGAACTTGTTCATATGAGCCCCCCACTGTGTCAGAAGCAGAGGTGGCTCCAGCAGAGTCTACCACGACCAACACAGCAGTTGAGGCGTCGGCAACCACCACCCCCGAGACGACTGGTGATAGCACCACGACCGCCCCAACTACCACAACTACAACTGAGTAGTTACAAAAGCCGCTGGCAGACCGGTAAAAAGTCTGCCGTTTTTAAGGAGGGGCTCGTGACACAGGCAGTAAATCAACAGTCGCTTTTAAGCGAGTTAGATATAGCTATCAGAAAGATAAACAATAAGAATCTGAAAAATCCATATCGAACCAAAAAGCATGTTTTGAAAATGCTTTCTAAAACACAGTTCAAGAAGCCATATACTTACAAATGGCTTAAAGATATGAGAGATTTAGAGCTATTGTCTATCACAAAAGGTGGAACATTTACGTGCCCATGCTGCGAGAAGGAAAGTACAGAACCCGTGCTGCAACATAATTGGCACCCTACACCCTATAGAGTTTTGGCAACTCGTGCTGTGGATGATGATAAGTTTTGCTCGATGATCCCGGAATACATTGTTCATCAAACTAATGAGAAGGGAGCCTTTACGTTAAAAGAATACAAAAAAACGATTTGGTATATAAAAAAACAAAACCCTCGCTACACGGAAAAAGAAGTATATGAGTACGCGTACGCCAAGACAAAGTCAAATTACGCATTGGGGTATTTTACAGACAATGAGCTGTTGTTACATCACATTGATGAAATTAAGAGACACATCCGCATGGAAAAGAATGATTATGATTTTGTTTGCAGGACATGTGCTCACAAACAAGACAAGTATATCATTGATAGTGGTCGCCTATATCCCGATGAGCCTTATTTCTTGTATGACGAGGACTGTGAACGGCGCGAATTATTGGCCAATGCTTGTATCGAGGCGTGGTTGTCAGCTTGACAAAAAATCTTAAAATGTCGATCTCCCAAATTTTTTCGCCGGTATATTTTTGAGATTTTTGGTTTTATAATGAAGACACCGTTACGCTACCCAGGCGGCAAATCACGTGCTGTTAAGCACATCTTGCCTCACATCCCGGAAGACATTGACCGACTTTGCTCGCCTTTCTTTGGCGGAGGCTCTGTTGAGCTAGCAGTTGCCGACAGGGGCACTGAGGTGCGCGGCTACGACAAGATGAAGCAGCTAGTATGGTTCTGGATGGCGCTATGCGCAGACAACGATCATCTAGCTGACGAGGTGCAAAGCCTGCGAGAACAATATGAGATTCGAAACGGCGATACCGTGACAGGCTGTTCAAAAGAGTCATTTCACCAGTACCGAGAGGATCTTAAGACTGAATCGTTTATGTTTTCTTACGAGAGAGCAGCAAGGTATTATGCTATTAATCGCGCTAGTTTTTCTGGCGCTACATTTAGTGGTGGATGGTCCGAGAGGGCTTCATATGCAAGATTTACAGATTCGTCGGTTCAAAGATTAAGGGATTTCGAAGCCAAAAACTTTAGAGTAGATTATGCCGATTTTGAAGACGCGATGGGCTATCACCCAAAAGCTTTCTTATATCTTGATCCACCATATATGCTGAAAGGGTCTCAGAATTCTCTCTATGGGATTAGTGGGAATCTACACAACTCGTTTGATCACGAAAGATTACACAGCTTGTTGACAAAGAGAGCTGGATGGGTTATGTCATATAACAATTGCAAAGAAATTAAAAAGATGTATAAAGATTATGAGATTATTGAAACAGAATGGTCTTACGGGATGAATAAGAGTAAAGAGTCATCTGAGATACTAATTATTGCGAGATGAACATGAACGAGTTACATATTAGTTTTAAGAGGGCGATGGAAGAGGAGGTCGACATCCCATCCGAAATGGAGGATGACGCTACCACGCCGCTGCCATCACCGGAAGATGGACCTGAGAACAATCTACAGCGCGCCATCCGTGCAATCGAGGCAGAAGGCTACGAGTATAAGATCGTCAAGAATGAGATCCGTGTCTTAGACGACAACCGCCAAGAGACGATGCAGAAATTAGAGCAGATGCTCAGCCCTCTCGGCTTCGTTTACAACCCCAATTCAACTCGCAGTTCGCTGGGTCGCTTAGAGCTTAAAGCTGCCTCCGGCGGATCCGCCTACGTTGTCGTTAAACAAAAGCGCCGCACTGCAGCATCAGCCGGCATGGACTTCGAAGAAAAATTGGCGACTGAGATCACTAGTCGATACCGGCATGCTGGCATCACCGCCACGACTGCCGGGTTCGGTCACGGCTCTGATTTAACTATCTTAAAGAACGGACGCAAGATGATGTCCATCGAACTTAAGACCGCGCTCTCGGCAGACTTCGGACAGTTTCGGATTGAGTACAACATTCAGTCTAAAAGCTGGGAGCCTCGCCGCACTGCTGGTTTTGTTAAGAACGAAAAGGTTTTCGGTTCTCTATTCAATGACTACTTGCGAGACTGGCTCAACCACTACGCCAAGTTTCCGGACTTGTATGATCGGCGCTTAAACCTGCGCGGCAATAGCGTCGTTGGTCTGCTGCCAACGCAAAAGACCGGAGAACTCAAGAAAGATTTACAAACCAAATGGTTTGATGGGAAGACGGACAAGAAGGTGCCGTTTGAATTCTCACGGATTGCGGGTTACTATGCAGATAAGGGCGATTCGTTCATTCAGATTGGGCAAGCAGGACTTTACGCCCTAAAGACGCCTGCACAAACAATTATTGATGTGCCCATGTTCGGAGACTTGGGACTAAACTGTGATTTGCGATTAAGACTAAAGCCCTCCATGGGAGCCAATAGCTCCACCAGCTTCACAGTTGCTGTAAAAATCAAAGGGCGCTATAAAAAATCAAATTTAAGCTTGACAAACCCGCAAGACTTAGATAAAATAATATCAATGCTTTAAACTGTAGGAGAGCACATGGCAAAAGCCAAAGCAGGTCGCGTGGCAATGCAAGACCTAATGAAACTAGTAAACAAGAAAGCCGGTCGGAGCGTTGCCCATGATCTAACCGGCGACAACCCCACCTCCGTTAAAGAATGGATTCCAACAGGCTCTCGCTGGCTTGACTCGATCATCTGCAAGGGACGAGTAGCAGGCGTCCCAGTCGGTAAGGTCACAGAGATCGCCGGACTGGAGTCCACGGGCAAGTCATACATGGCAGCACAGATCGCAGCCAATGCGCAGAAGACGGGGAAGCTCGTCGTATATTTTGATTCTGAGTCTGCCATCGACCCAAGTTTTTTGGAGAGAACAGGGTGCGACCTAGAGCGCTTAATGTACGTTCAAGCATCCTCTGTCGAGTTTGTGCTGGAGACTATCGAAGAGCTTCTAGCAGCAACCGACGAACAGATTGTTTTTATCTGGGATTCGCTAGCATTTACCCCTTCTGTCTCAGACGTGGAGGGCGACTTCAATCCGCAATCATCGATGGCGGTGAAGGCGCGCATTCTTGCAAAGGGAATGTCCAAGCTGACGATCCCTATTGCTGATAAGCAGGCGACTCTGCTTGTCCTGAATCAGCTTAAGACCAATATCCCACAGGGTCCGAATGCCCGCATTGTGGCGATGACCACGCCCTACACAACCCCCGGCGGCAAGGCGATGCACTATTCTTATTCGCTGCGCATCTGGCTGACTGGTCGCAAGGCAAAGGCATCATTCATCGAAGATGAAAAGGGTTTCCGAATTGGATCAGAGGTTAAAATTAAGCTAGAGAAGTCTCGCTTTGGCACGCAAGGGCGCTCTTGTGCATTCCGCATCTTATGGGGCGCTGAAGAGATTGGCATTCGCGACGAAGAGAGTTGGTTTGACGCTATTAAAAGCTCCGAGTCTCTCTCGTCCGCCGGAGCTTGGTATACTCTTAAGACACCCGGAGGCTACGAAAAGAAATTTCAACCCTCCAAGTGGACAGGGTTGATTACATCTGATCCCGAGTTCCGTGCCGAAGTGATCAAGATCATGGATGAAGAGATTGTTCAGAAGTTCCAGAATCGAGAAGGCAACGCGGATGCCTTCTACGCCGATCCTGAAGATCTGACGGTTCCAGTAAAAGAATAAAAAGTTGTTGACTTTGTCCTCCTAATTGGTTATAATAGAATATAATCACAAAGGAGGGCTTTGTGTCTGTAGACTGCAAAGAATACAAATGCGGCGGAGCCGTTAAAAGGCACGTAGGGATCAAAAGAGTGGTTTACACGATTAACAACAAGATAGCAGGGAGCTATAAGCTATGAAACGAGTATTAATTATTGATGCGCTGAATGCGTATCTGAGGGCATATATTGTAGACCCATCGCTGTCCACCAATGGGCAGCCGATTGGGGGACTCAAAGGCTTCATCAAGATTTTACAGAAACTGGTGAGAGAAACACGACCCGATCAGGTGGTGGTTGCGTGGGATGGTCCGAACGGATCCAAGAAGCGCAAGACTATGGACAAGAACTACAAGGAAGGTCGCAAGCCGATCCGCCTCAACAGAGCATTCCACAACCTTACAGACGACGAAGAGTTGCAGAATAAGATTTGGCAGCAAGGGAGAGTGATCGAGTATCTTAACAACATGCCCATCATCCAAACCCTTCTTCCAGAGATTGAAGCCGATGACGTGATTTCGTATGTCTGCTCGATGGACTACTATAAGGGCTGGCAGAAGATCATTGTCTCTAATGATAAAGACTTCATGCAGATTTGCGACGATGAGACGGTGTTGTGGCGCCCCACTCAAAATGAAATGCTCAACACCAAGCGCATCGTCGAACAGACGGGCGTCCACCCTACTAATATGGCACTAGCGCGCTCCATCATTGGAGATGCGTCCGATAACTTAGCTGGCATCAAGGGTGTTGGATTCAAAACAATAAGTAAGCGCCTATCGTTTTTAGGTGAAGAGAAGACATATACTATTGATGATGTCGTAGACTATTGCGCCAATGCTAGCGAGAACAGCAAGCTTAAGGTTTTCGATAACATCGCAGAGAACAAAGGGGTTATCGAACACAACTACAAGATGATGCAACTCTATGCGCCCCAGATGTCTTTCCAATCTAAGATGCATGTGAAGGAGTCCATAGAAAATTTTGAATGTGAGTTCAACAAGACAGAGATTCTGGGACTGATGCGCGCCGATGGATTTGGTGAGCTAAATTGGGAAGATCTTAAGACACACTTAAACAAAATAGCGAGAGAGTGTGTTGACAATGCAACCGAATAAATCTTATTTTTGCCTTGACTTTCAGCCTCAGTCGGTTATACTTATAAACACAAGCGGGGGTATAAATGGCAGCAAGTAAAATCAACTTTGGAAAGTATGGAAAAACTTTCCAAGAAGGACTTGTTCAGCTTATTTTTGAGGATAGACCATTCGCAGATCAGATCACTGAAGTACTTGATACTAACTTCATTGAGCTAGAGTATCTGCGTGTCTTTCTAAGGAAAACGCTAACATTCCGAGAGAAATACGACAAGCACCCATCAGTCAATGCGATGTTAACCATCATTAAGACTGAACTGGAAGATGAAGACGAGACGATCCAACAACAAGTGAAGGATTATTTCGCTCGCATGCACACCCAAGAGGTGACGGACGCAGAATACATCAAGGAAATCTCGCTTGATTTTTGTCGTAAGCAAAACCTGAAAGAGGCGATGCTGACGTCCGTTAATCTTTTGCAGAATTGTTCTTTTGACGAGATTTCTAAAGTTATTAATGATGCCTTAAAATTGGGATCTGAAAATAATTTTGGCTATGATTACATGGCAGACTTTGAAGAGAGGTTCATGCCCAAGTTCCGAGTACCAGTCTCTACAGGCTGGTCCGACATCGATGGTATCATTGGTGGCGGCTTAGGCAAGAGCGAACTGGGGGTTGTGATTGCCCCCACAGGAGCCGGCAAGTCGATGGTTCTTGTGCATCTTGGATCTGAAGCTTTAAAAGAAGGCAAAACTGTAGTACACTATACACTAGAACTTCAAGATACGGTCATTGCAACTCGCTACGATAGTTGTATCACAGGTTATCCCCTTTCGGACATCATTAATTTTAAGGAAGAGATATATGAAGAAATTAAAAACATTGATGGAACACTTATTGTTAAAGAGTACCCAACTAAGTCTGCCTCCACAAATACAATCCGAGCACATCTTTCTCGGCTTGTTAAGCGTGGTATTAATCCTGGAATGGTTATTGTAGATTACGCAGATCTTCTCAAGCCCATGCAAATGCGCAAAGAGAAGCGCGAAGAGCTTGGGTCTATTTATGAGGAGTTGCGCGCCCTCTCCACAGAGTTCCAGTGCCCTGTGTGGACCGCATCACAAACAAATCGCGCCGGTCTGAGCGCAGAGGTGATCACAATGGAACAAATCTCAGAGGCATTTAATAAGTGCTTTGTTGCCGACTTTATTTTCTCTGTCTCGCGAACGATTGAGGACAAACAGAACAATCAAGGAAAGATTTTTATTGCAAAAAATAGAAACGGACCGGACGGAATGGTGTATAATATATTTATGGACACCTCCAATGTGAATATCAAAATTTTGCCTAAGATTCACCAATTGGGCGCCGGTAACAATACTCAGCAAGTGGCGACATCGCCAGTCTCCCTTGATCCAAGAGCGCAGCAGGAACTTTTAAAGGCAAAATATACTAAACTAAGAAGGAAATAGCAACCAATGAGAACACTTGACAACATCCGCCGCTTCCGGCTTTCCGATACATTCATTGAGCCGTATAAAGGAGCCACCGTCCCATGGGGACCCCTAGGGTATGTAACATATAAACGTACCTACTCGCGGCGCCTAAACGAATTTGAACCCGACGCCACCGGGAGCGAAGAGTGGTGGCAAACATGTCGCCGAGTTGTCGAGGGCATGTTCAACATGCAAAAGCAGCACGTATTCTTATTGGGCTTAGAATGGAATGATGCCAAGGCACAGAAGACAGCCAAGGACGCTTATGATCGGCTGTTTAATTTAAAGTGGACACCACCCGGTCGCGGACTGTGGATGATGGGGACCAAGTTTATTGAAGAGAAGACCGCTGCCGGATTGTTTAACTGCGCATTTAGATCAACTCGCGACTTGGCTACCAAAGGCGGCTATTTGTTCGCGTGGATGATGGATGCTCTTATGGTAGGCATTGGCGTAGGGTTCGACACCGAGGGCGCTGGAACCGTTAACGTCAAAGAGCCCCACTATACTAATGACATCCATGTTATCGATGACTCCCGTGAGGGGTGGGTTGATTCTGTTCATCTTTTGCTCGATGGATTCTTCTTTGGTGGAAAGGTGCCCAAGTTTGACTACTCCTCTATCCGACCACAGGGCGCCATCATTCGCGGCTTTGGGGGCACCTCATCGGGCGCCCGCCCGCTTATCGAGTTGCATAAAAACCTAACGGAACTGTATGCCGGTCGCATTGGTGAGCCAATTAGTTCTGTTGATATCGTGGATACCGAGAACCTGATCGGGCGCTGTGTGGTGGCGGGCAATGTGCGCCGCTCTGCTGCTCTAGCAATGGGTCGCTACGACGACAAGCGATATCTAGAGATGAAGAACGATTCTGAAAAGCTCATGCATCATCGATGGGGTTCGAACAATTCCTTCAATGCGGTCGTGGGCATGGACTACACATGGCACGCGACACAGTCCCAGAAAAATGGTGAACCGGGATATATTTGGCTCAACAACGCACGCACCCGCGGACGATTTAAAGATGGCGAACGTCTAGACGATATTAATGTCGCAGGATTCAATCCTTGCGTGGAACAACAGCTGGAAGACGCGGAGCTATGCTGCTTGGTCGAGACATATCCAGCCAAGCACGACGACATAGAAGACTACTTGCGCACTTTAAAGATTGCTTATTTATACGGAAAGACTGTCACCCTCTCCAACACTCATTGGCCAGAAACAAACGCAAAGATGCTTAAGAACCGGCGCATCGGACTATCTCAGTCGGGTGTTGTGCAGGCATTCAACAAGCACGGACGCCGACAGATGTATGATTGGTGCGACAAGGCGTACGCACACGTTCAAGAATTAGACGAAGAATATTCTAACTGGTTATGTATCCCCAAGTCTATTCGGATGACCTCGATCAAGCCGTCCGGAACAGTCTCGCTGCTCAACGGATCGACCCCGGGCATCCACTTCCCCGAAGACGAGTACTACATTAGACGTATCAGGTTCTCAAAAGATTCAAAATTAATTGATAAACTTGTTGAAGCGGGATACAAGATGGAAGATGATCGTTACTCTCCCAACACACTCTGCGTAGAATTTCCGGTTCACGAACCGCACTTTCAAAAAGGAAAGCGCAGCGTATCTATGTGGGAACAGTTGGAGATCGCGGCACAGTACCAGCACTACTGGGCTGACAACTCCGTATCAGTGACAGTCACCTTTAAGCCCGAAGAGGCTTCCCAAATTAAAGATGCCCTTGAGATGTACGAATCTCGTCTGAAGGCAGTCTCCTTTTTAAAATATGAAGAAACGGGATATGAACAAGCTCCCTATGAATCTATTACTAAAGAGCAGTATGATGAGGCGACTAAACAAATTAAACCACTGATGCGATTCGAGACAGATGAAGGCGGCAGCGGCACCAAGTTCTGTACTAACGATTCTTGCACTATTTAAATTAACAACTAACCCGGAAAGTAATAACATGTTTGAGCCACTCAATAGATACATTCAGATTGATTTGGGACAACCAAGTCCCCACGAAACAGCAGGAGGCGTCCTGCTTCCACAAGATTTTAAACCGACAGAAGATCGACATGTCGTAGCCTCCGTTGTGGCGTGGTCGACAGAAGTTCGCTTTGCAGAACAGCTATCACAGGGTGTTCAGGTCCTTGTGGATAAGTCTATGGTAGAACAGCTTGTGATCAACGGCGAGGACACCTCCCTTGTGTTAGATAATTATGTTTTAGGACTAATTAAATAAGGACACAAAGGGGGAGCATTGCGAGATGCCTATCGACAAGAATTTTTATAATGAATCGTCTGCAGCTAACTTGGGCTGGGAACCAGCATGGTTTGGCGAAAAGTATTTCGACGATAAGCTCGTCCGCGCCATTAAGAAATGGCAGAAAGAAAGAGGCTTATCAGGGGATGGTCTATGTGGACCGATGACCTATCGGCGCCTTTGGACGGAACGCCAAGCCGACATCGATGCACACAAGCCAGAAGATCCTCAGTACTCCAACTACATTGTGTATAATGGAGAGTTCCACCCCATTGGTTGGGACAAAATGGTCTTATGGTCCGAACGCGGTGGTCTACCCTCGCGAAAGGGATCGTACTATGACTATACAGGGCGCCCCAAACGAAACATTCGCTATTTTGTAAACCACTGGGATGTCTGTTTAAGTTCCAAGTCTTGTCAAAATGTATTAGATCGCCGAGGTATCTCCGTGCACTTTCTAATTGACAACGACGGCACCATCTATCAGACCACAGATATGCAACACGGGTGCTGGCACGCAGGAAGTGAAAGAGCAAACCGTGCATCTGTCGGCGTTGAAATTTCTAACGCCTACTACCCCAAATACCAAGAGTGGTACAAGAAGAATGACTTCGGTGAGCGCCCGATAGTGGAAGAGGCATGGGTTCACACGCGCAAGTTAGAGCCCTTCTTGGGTTTTTATCCAGTTCAAATCCGAGCACTCAAAGCGCTCTGGAAAGCGATTCATGTTGCAACCGAAATTCCATACGAGGCACCCCTCGGTCAGTTTGGAAACACCTCTACAAAATATGAACAAGATGTTAAATACGGAAACTTCTCTGGATTCGTGAGTCATTATCACATTTCTAAAGGAAAGATTGATTGCGCCGGACTTGATTTGCGCACATTGCTGGAAGAAACAGTCCAAGAGGAAAACACCGGATACGTAGGAAGCAGCGATGTCTGCGAAGATGAAGTATGAACACGAACACATCGTGGTGGGTAGCTCATTAAGCGCCTTATTGTTTGCATTCGTTAACAAATACCCAGTTTTTTTTGCCCAAGAGCGCAGACCTTTTCGGTTCGACTATTTGCCAATTGATGCAGACTTATCGGGACTAAAAATTTCCATGTCCCCAAAAAGTTTAACGACGTTTGAGGGAGAAAAGGAAGTTGGGATCCCGAAAGAGTTGTTGTGGGAGAGACTTCTTTTCTTATTGGGACTGGAGGGGCAACTGCCTCTGTCTAACTTGTGTCACACCTTGCGCTGGACTCCGGACTCGCTGGTGTGCTCAAACGAGTATTCAAAAATAGCAGAAGTTAATTTTGAAAGATGCTATTACTTTGGCGACGATCAGTCGGTTGGGTTAGCAAAAGAGAAAGCACTTGACCCTCCGCAATATATATGTTATGATTGGATAGCCTTCAATCGGGGAGGCAAACACCACATCGACTATATTGAATTTGATGACGACTTAGTAAGACAGGTATGGTTTTATCCTTCGGATAGAATTGATGGGGCAACTGCCGTTAAAGACGCGTGTGTTGTTTCAACGCTCACAGAAGAGCAACTTAGAGATTTTAACTACTCAGAAACCATGGCTCGATTCAAACTTGTTCATCAAATGGAAAGTTTAGGCATGAAAGGAAAATTTAATGGATACGGACCGAACGGAAAACCAAAGCATTACAAATTTAGAACATCTAGCACTGCTCGCCAAAAGCATGAGCAGCGCATTACCCCCCAACCACAAGCCAGCAATATTGAAATACCGCAAGATAGCGAAGAAGATTTGCTTGAAGCTCTACCGCAGGGTTGTTTGGGATACGATAGACTTTTGAGGCATTTGTGAAGCATATACATTTAGCCGGCATCATTCCGGTGGCTGGCTTAACGACCGATTTCGACATCGACACACCAGAGATACTGATGCCAGTGGAGGCAGGGTTTACTGCGATTCAGAAAGCCGTCTTCGAATGTTCGATAGCCGGGTGCCAAACTATTTGGATTGTTGCTAACTCAGACTTAGCTCCGATGGTGCGTAAAAGAATAGGCGAGTGGGTGTATGATCCTGTCTACTTAAACCGCAGACAATACGGAGAAAACTCTGAGAACAGGCGCGAGATACCTATTTATTATGTTCCCATTCACCCTAAAGATATTGGGCGCCGCGATTCATATGGCTGGTCGATCCTTGCCGGCATCTATGCAGCATGGCGCACCGCCAACCATATATCTAAATGGGTCGTGCCCGAGAAGTACTTTATCGCTTTCCCTATGTCTGCTTATAATGTTTATGATCTACGCCAACACCGTCGCGAGATATCCGATCCCTCGAACAACTTTTTAATGAAGCACGACGGGCACACTGTTGTAGATGACGTGCCTCTTTGTTTTACAATGCTGGGGCAAGACTATATCCATTGCCGGCGCCACGTTAACAAAGAGACTACCAAGGAGTTTTATAATACCGAAGAGGGAGAGCAATACCCCAGCAAGCGCTTGCCGCTGGAGGAGCGCTGGTCAGCAAAGAATTTCGATCTATCCGTGGTGTTTAATAAGCTGAATACTGCAGACGCGCATATATATGAACCGGAGTGGTTCTTTGATCTCTCGACATGGGAAGGCTATAGAAGTTATCTTGCGTCAGATAAAATAATAAAAAAACCATCAGAGTTCTTGACGAAGCCTCATAAACATGCTATTATACCATATAAGACTTAAGGAGGGATTATGAGTCGTACTGATTCTAAGATTAAATTTGTTGGGCTGCACGCGCACAGCGTAGCGGGGTCCATTTTCGATGCCATTGGATATCCACAGGCACACATGGATTTTTGTTATGAAAATGGCGGAGATGCACTAGCGCTCACTGATCATGGAAACATGAACGGCTTAGCATACCAAGTACTGCACGCAAAGAAAATGCAGGAGGGCGGCAAAGAGTTTAAACCAATCTTTGGGTGTGAAGCATACTTTATCCCGTCCGTTGAGGAGTGGCAAGAAGAATACACCAGAGCGATGGAAGATAAGAAGCGCGCCAGATCCGCCAAAGCAGCTAAAGCTTCAGGCGCAACTGTTGAGGATGAGGGCGCCAGCAAGAAGACACAAGATATCCTTCGGCGCCGACGTCACCTCGTCCTGTTGGCACAAAATCAGACAGGTCTCAACAACCTGTTTAAGCTGGTCTCAGAGAGCTACCAGTCAGAGAATTTTTATAGGTACCCCCGTATAGACTATAGACTTTTGGAGAAGTACAACGAGGGTATTATCGCCGCTAGCGCATGCCTTGGAGGTGTGTACGCGGGTGATTATTGGGAGAACCGCGAAGAAAGCGATGAAGCAGTTTTAAGTGCCATGCGTGATACCACCGAACGCATGGTAGAAATATTTGGTGACCGTTGGTATGCAGAAATACAATGGAACAACATTGAAGACCAGCATAAGCTGAACCAATTTGTTATCCAGACGGCACAAGAAATGGGCGTTAGTTTGATCACAACAGCCGACAGCCACTACCCGAATCCCGATGCTTGGAAGGACCGCGAACTATACAAGCGATTGGGGTGGCTTGGAAAGGGTAGACCATCATGGGCAGAGGAAGAATCACAACTTCCCGCTGGGGTTGAAGAAATCGGATATGAACTGTATCCGAAGAACGGTGATCAAATCTGGGAAAGCTACAAGCAGTATTCAGAAAGCGGTGGGTTTGAATACGATGATGCAGTAGTCTTGAAAAGTATTGAGGAGACACATCGCATTGCGTTTGAACGCATCGAGTCTTTCTTGCCTGACAATACAGTCCGCCTCCCCGAATTCGTTGTACCGGCTGGCTATACCGCAACTCAAGCGCTTGTTAATTATGCACTTGAAGGTCTAAAGGACAGGGGATTTCATAAAAACTCAGAGTACACTGAGCGTTTGAGACAAGAGCTTAATGTTATTGACGAGCGAGGGTTCTCCAAATATTTCTTAACCATGAAGTCTATCGTGGATGTAGCAACAGACATGATGCTGACCGGTCCCGGTCGAGGATCAGCCGCCGGCTCACTTGTCGCCTATGCGCTTGGTATTACTCAAGTGGATCCCATTAAGCATGACTTGCTGTTCTCTCGCTTCTTACGCTCTGATGCTAAGGACTACCCAGATATTGACTACGATGTATCCGACAGCATGGCACTGAAAGAAAAGTTAGTTGAGATGTGGGGAGAGGATTGTGTTGCGCCCATCTCTAACTGGAACACGCTGCAGCTCAAAAGTTTAATTAAGGATATCTCAAAGCTATATAATATCCCTTTCACTGAGGTCAACACCGTTACCTCTATTATGATCCGGGAAGCGACGCCGGAGGCTAAGCGTAAGCATGGTGTAAAGGCAGGTGTTTACGCGCCAACATGGGAAGAGGTCATGGAGTTTTCCCCTTCTCTCCAAGCATATCTAAACAAACACCCGGAGGTTAAGACGCACGTTGAGGGACTTGTCGGACAAGTTAGATCATGCTCGCGTCACGCTGGCGGCGTTGTCATCGCAGAGAACCTTGATTCCAATATGCCGTTGATTAATTCTGGCGGTGTGCGTCAGGCACCATGGGCGGAGGGACAGAACGTTCGCCATCTTGAGCCCATGGGCTTCATTAAGTTCGATCTGCTTGGACTTTCCACCCTTAAGATGATGGAAGGTTGCATCGAGCACATCCTCCAGCGTCATCACGGCGTTGAAGAGCCGACGTTTGCACAGGTGCGAGATTATTATGAACGCATACTGCACCCAGACATTCTGGATATGAACGACTCCACTGTCTACGAGAACATCTTTCACACAGGAAAATGGGCAGGTGTCTTCCAGTTCACAGAGCATGGAGCACAACAATTTTGTGTGAGAGCGAAGCCGAACAACATCATTGACGTATCAGCTATCACTTCTATCTTTCGTCCCGGTCCATTGTCGGCAGGGGTAGACACAGATTATGTAGAAGCCAAGGGGCATCCCCAGCGCATCAGCTATCTTACTCCTGATTCACGAGAGATCACTGAAGAAACTTATGGCTTCCTCATCTTCCAAGAACAAATTGCTTTGCTGGCTCACAAGCTGGGTGGGCTCACTCTTGACGAAGGCAACATGCTTCGCAAGGTCTTGACCAAGAAAGGAACCGGAAAGGGTTCCGTCAAGGGCAGGCTTCACGATAAGTTTATTAAGGGGTGTGTGGCGAAAAACATTGACCGCGATGCTGCCCAAGCACTTTGGGACAAGTTTGAATACTTCTCCGGCTACGGCTTCAACAAGTCACACGCGGTGAGCTATTCGATTATCTCATATCAGTGCGCGTGGTTGTGGAACTATTACCCCGCAGAATGGATGGCAGCATTCCTCGACAAAGAGCCCGAGAGCAGAAAGGAAAAGGCAATCAACATCGCCAAGCGATATGGATTCGACATTGCCCCACTGGATATTAATAAGTCAGGCACAGTGTGGGAGATTAGTGAGGATGGCAAGACACTGATTCAGCCACTCACGTCTATTAAGGGATTAGGGAAAGCAGCAATCGATCAGATTCTCGCCAACCGTCCGTTAAACAATGCAGAGGATCTCCTCTTTAACGAGAATATTACGTATTCAAAATTGAACAAGAAGTCTCTGGATGCTTTATGTCGCGGCGGAGCACTGGATAATATTGTCGATGATCGCTTCACTGGTCGAAAGCATTTCTGGTCTGCATGCATTGTGGATCGCCCCAAGAACTTGAAGAAGTTAGCTGAGAATATAGAACTGTACCGACCCGAAGGCGACTTTAGCGAAGAAGAAATCATCCAGTTCAAGTCGGATCTTACTGGAGTCTTCCCCATCAACTTGGTGATTAATGCCGAGACGGTCCAGAAACTACAAGACAAATTTATTCCACCCATCTCTGAGTTCGATCAAGAACTACAGGTTTGCTGGTTTATCCCGCGCAAGATTGTGCCGAGAAAAACCAAGAAAGGTAAAGACTATTGGATTGTAGAGGTCATTGATTCCAACAACGAACTAACTAGAATAAGGTGCTGGGGTATCAAACCCGAGAAAGATCGCGTGCATCTCAACCGACCGTACATGGCGAGATTGAACTATGATGAAAACTGGGGATTCTCAACATATGCGGTTGGCAGAACATTTAGATTACTAGGATAACCATGAACGTACTTAAAACTTTTAGCCCATTATTGAAGGAAGCAAAGCTCATCGATGACTTACCAGTGGTCATTAGAGTACAAAAGTTTGATGGCACCGCAGCGAAGGAATTCTCGAAACTTGTAGGAAAAGCACAGAACACAGGACAGCCGGTGCTGCCAATTATTATCGACAGTTATGGAGGGCAAGTTTATAGCCTCATGTCCATGATTTCGGACATCAAACACAGCCGCATTCCGATTGCCACCATCGTGCAAGGAAAAGCAATGTCGTGCGGCGCTATTTTGTTTAGCTTTGGAGCCGAAGGTAAGCGCTATATGGATCCAGACGCCACAGTTATGATTCACGATGTTAGCTCAATGAGTTGGGGCAAAGTAGAAGAGGTTAAAGTAAGCGCCGACGAAACCGACCGCCTTAATCAGAAGATTTATACAATGATGGCGGAGAATTGTGGACATCACAAGGATTACTTCCTTGACATCGTGCACGAGAAAGGGCACGCAGATTGGTTTTTGGAAAGCGACGAGGCTAAAAAACACAATCTTGCTAATCATTTGCATGTACCTCAGTTAAAAATTGAAACCCGGGTCAAGTTCGACTTTAAGTAAAACTACTTAAGGTATGGCAGCTAGCAGCAAATTAAAATGGAAGAGAATTCTCAACCAGTTAAGGTTTTACAGCGTCGAACTGGACACTGTAAAAGAAATTGTGCGAGAAGCTGCGCCAGATTTTCAGAAGTATTATGAAAGCTTCTGTGCCACCAACAATATAGATCTTAACGAACTCAACAACCAACATCGGGAGCGGGTGCAAGAACTATACGGAAAGCCAGACACCAATAGCAGTGACGAGAATGAACCCGACATAGACAACCTTAGCGAGACGAGCATAATTGTTCATGAATCTTCCTCCCCGCCCCCACCGGCGCCTGAATCTTACCAAATGACACAAGACGAGAAAGAAATGCACGAAGCATTTTCTAAACTCTTCAAAAAGATTGCCCTCACACTTCACCCAGACCGAGTAGACCCCAATTTGTCCACTGAAATGCGCAAAGATATGATAAGTAGATTCCAAGAAGCCAACCGCGCCATGGAACAAAAAAAGTATTTTGTTTTATTGGATATTGCCGACGAGCTTAACATCACAACTCCCCGAAACTATAAGCAACAGAATCGCTGGATGAAACGTGAGGTTGGCAGACTTGAGCAGCTTGTGCGCAATCAAAAGAGCACCTATAACTATAAGTTTGCCGATGCAGAGACGGACGCTGAGCGCGACACGCTAATAAAACAATTCCTACATCAATTATTTGGGCTCCAGCTATCAGAAAATAGTTGACAGCACTTAAGATAGATGTTATATTAATAAAGAATTAAAAAGGAGGGCTTAATGGCCACAACAAATGAAGAACGTAAACGATATGTAAAGGAATACATTCGTTCACTAAACGCAATCGAAGAGGCAATGGAGCCTTACAAGGACCAAAAGCGAGACTTGCGCAGCGAGTTTCGTGAGAACGGATGGCTCAATACCGACGAAATCCGAGCAGCAGTCAAGGCGTACCGCCTGTACAAAGGTAAGGTAAACATTGACGAAGTGGTGGAAAATTTTAATATGTTAGCAGGAGACACGGATGATTCTTGAATATTCAAAAGTGCGCCACAATTCTCGCACACCTGAGCGCGCCAACCCCTCAGACGCAGGGCTTGACGTTTTCTATAGTCCCGAAGAGGGGGATGCCGCCGGACAGTGGCTCAAGCCTGCGGAGTCTAAAGTGTTTTCCACCGGCTTAAAGTTTGGTGTGCCGCATGGATATATGCTGGAGGTGAAGAACCGTTCTGGAAACGCTGCGAAGAAGAGCCTGCTGGTTGGTGCTTGTGTTATAGACTCAGGCTACGAAGGCGAGGTGTTTGTAAATTTACACAATGTTGGCGCCGAACCACAATTCATCTACGCCGGCATGAAGATCGCGCAGATCGTTATGACGCCGGTGGTACATTTCCGCCCGCTGGAAGTGGAGGAGTCTCGTATCTACAGCTACCCCATCACCATTAGCGACAGAGGCGCCGGCGCCTTGGGGAGCACTGATGGATAAGGCGACACAACAAACAATGTTCAGCTCGAAGACAGGAATGTGGTCAACACCCCAAGACTTTTTTGATAAATTAAACTGGCGCTTTGGACCATTTAATTTGGATCCATGTGCCACCACACACAACACAAAGTGCGCCAACTTCTTCACAGAGGCTGAGAACGGACTGGAAAGAGACTGGGAAGGTTTTACTTGCTTCGTTAACCCTCCGTACGGAAGAGGTATTGACAAATGGATCGAGAAGGGTTATAATGAAGCCATGAAAGAGAACACCAGAGTTGTGATGCTCATTCCAGCCCGAACCGACACAAAGTATTGGCACAAGTATGTCATGAAAGCTTCGGAGATTCATTTTGTGAAAGGGCGCCTTAAGTTTGGCGACAGCACAAATAGTGCACCATTCCCATCCGCAGTGGTGGTGTTTGATGGCAACGAAGAACTTTGGAGAGTGGAGGGAATCAATCGATGAATCGTAAAAATCGACGCACATTAGAAAAAAAGATGAACAAGGAAGCGGCTGAAAATATCGCCGATAAAATTTCTCAATTTCAAAATTTGCCAGATGAGTGTCTTGCCTGCCTCGCACCATTCGATAAGAAAAGCAAGAAAATGGCAAAAACATGGAACGTCGTCGTGAAGGACACCGACACCGTAAGGCTGTACTGTCCAACGTGTTGGAAAATGGCACGCAAGATGGCACTAGAATACTTTAAGGAGACAGAATGAAGACCAAAAACCCAACAGAAGAGGTGCCCCATGGCAGTTGAAAGAATTTCAGAAGCGGCACTTCACCAGATTTTAGGTGGACCCACCAATCCTGCCACATGCGTGATAAAATTCTACTCTAATGGTTGCGATTATTGCCACGCCTTAAGCGGATACTACAAAGATATTGCAGAAACTTACACAGATCTGTATTTCTTTGCTTTTAACATCGACGACAGCCCCAAAATTGTAGAAAAATTAGGAATTAATGGGGTACCTACCATTGGGCTTATAAACACGGGTTCCCCTAAACCACGTCTTAGAATCTTAGACGATCCTGAACACCCTAACGAAAAAACATGGTACACAGTGAAGCATATCAAATCATTCATCGAAAAGGAGAAACAATAATGACTGACGAAACACTACAGGCGACTATACTTAACCTGAAATCTCAAGCACTGGGCGTGCTGGGATTAATGAAAGACATGGCGCGCCGAGCCACTCACGAAACAGACGTAGGCACGTTGTCTAATTATGCTGCCCAGCTAGCACAATTAGAGGGAGCTATGCTAACTTTACAGCAATATGCGCCTCTGATTAAAACTGCCGGCGCCGAGGCTTTGGCACTCTTGAACCACCCACCGGAAGAGGAAGAGGTAGAGGAAGCCGCGGAGGAAGATGCGGAAGAGGAGCGACAAGCAGAGGATCCTCCAGCACCTTTAACCGAAAAGGAATTGCGCGAGCGATCCCCCACCTTTAGAAAATCCCGCGGTGATTCAGCCCGACCTCCTGAAGCACAAGAGGAATAAAGAATGATCACCATTGAAGGCAGAACCTTGCTATCTCGGTGTTTGTCGTACGACGATGTACTATTGATTCCTCGCTACTCCGATATTCAGAGTAGAGCAGAAATAGATATATCGTCGGACTTGGGACGAGAACTAGTGCTGCCTCTCCCCGTTTTGGCGTCCCCTATGGACACGGTATCGGAGGAAGAGATGGCATCCGCCATGAATGCTTCCGGCGGCGCCGCAATCATACACCGCTATAACTCTGTTATTGAGCAGGTAGAAATTATTGACAAGGCAGTTCAACTCGGCGCAACGTCGGCTGGGGCTGCGGTTGGGATCACTGGTGACTTTATACAGCGCGCCCAATGTGCAGTGCAAGCCGGCGCAACCTTCCTATGTGTGGATGTTGCGCATGGTCACCACATCATGATGAAGGAGGCTTTAGGACAACTACGCGATGTAGTGGGCGCCGAAACGCACATCATGGCAGGAAACGTTGCTACGCTGGAGGGAGTTAACGCTCTCTCTGACTGGGGCGCTGACTCCGTACGGTGTAATATTGGCGGCGGCTCCATTTGTTCGACTCGCATCCAGACGGGACACGGACTACCCGGTCTCCAGACTATTATGGATTGTGCAAAGACAGATAGGGACGTTGCAATCATTGCTGATGGGGGGATCCGTAACTCAGGCGACATCGTCAAGGCGTTATCTGCAGGCGCAGATGCGGTCATGTGTGGCTCACTTTTATCGGGCACTGACGAAACACCCGGACAGATTTTAAGAGATCGTGAGGGACAACAATGGAAAACTTATCGAGGTATGGCTAGTAAAGAGGCGCAGATTAGATGGCGTGGGAAATACTCATCGTTCGAAGGAGTCTCTGCACAAGTGCCATACCGCGGTCCAGTGGGGGCTATACTCGCAGACTTAGAGAAAGGGATTCGTTCGGGGTTCTCCTATTCGGGCGCGCGCACACTAGCACAACTACAGTGCAGGGCGCAATTTGTGGTGCAAACTCCAGCCGGACAATCTGAGAGCAGAACTCACATCACTCACAGGCAATGGTAATGGATCACGATCTTGATTATGGCAAGCTTAATAAGCGCGTAGTATTTACTGAAAACGATCATCGTCATGCAAAGCTGTTGTTGCGCCTAAAGGCGGACGGACTGACGCAGGCTAAGTTTTTCCGGAATATCATCACGGGCTACATTGACGAAGATCCCCGTATTCAGGAATACATCGATGAGGTGGGTGGTCTCTCTATAAAGAAGAAGAACAGAGCCAAAAAGCTCAGAGAAGAAGGTCAGCAAAAGATGCGTGACTTTGCTCTCAATGATGGCGAGGTTGAAAACATTTTCGATCTGATTGCCGAGGAGCACCCTGAATTATGAATGGCTATGGTTTGCTTGATTGCTCTAAAAAATGTAGAGAACTTAAGACATGTTGCCCCATTAAAGATTGTAAGCACTGGATAGAATATGAGGATGAGTATAATTGCTCACTGGTATCTATTTATGAGCACGGACCGATGACCTTGAGGCAAATTGCCGAGAGGCTTCATTTATCTTTTGCGCGGATAAAGCAGATAGAAACCAAAGCCCTCGCAAAGATTAAGAAGAAAGCATTTATGCACAATCCGTTTTTTTAGGTGTTTAACCAAACACATTACTATTTATTTTTGAGTTTCTTTAAGAAATATAGGAGAATTTTAAATGGCTCGTAAGACTTTGTTAACAGAGAGCGAAATTAGGCAGTTCATGAAGCTAGCCAATCTTTCGCCAATTCGGAGCGAGAAGCTCCAAGAAATGGGATATGAAATGCCCGGCGCCCGTGACGATGAGGAGCATGTTGAAGATGAATTGCATGCAACCGAAGACGAGCTTGGTGCGGAAGACCACGTCGCTGACGAAGAGGGCGCCGAACTAGATATTGCTGACGACGAGTTAGCTGATGACGACGCGGATATGTCCGGCATCGACGATTCTGAAAGAGAAGAGTTAATGGCTGATGTTGTCGCTGCAGTTGCTGATGCTCTTGGCATCGCTGACCAAGTATCTATTGAAGCTGGCGCCGAAGGAGGTGAGGATTTGGATGAACCAGCCATGGATGATATGGAAGTTGATGCTGCTGAAGTTGAGATGGAGCCTGTACCGGGCGGAGAAGAGATTGAAGTAGGCGCTGAGGAAGAAGAGGAAGTCGAAGAGCCGATGATGGAAACGGGCGCAAAGCGCACCGGTGCATCCGAGGACGATGATTCTAAAACCCATAAGGGCGAGAAGGATTATACCACCAAGAAAGGTGAGAAAAAGAAGACAAGCGGCAAGGGTCGCGGCGAAAAGAAAGGCGATGAGGCTTATGTCAATGAAGACGAAATTGTTGCCGAGGTTGCACGCAGAGTAGCTGCGCGCCTCCAAGCCGAGAACCAGCGTGAGCAGGTGGTTGAAAACCTTGCCGAGCGCATCATGAAGCGTCTTGTTAAGTAACACCTTGACAAAGTAATTACGTTCTGTTATAATATAACCACCGTACGCGGTGGTTATTTTTTTGGAAGGAGAACCCCTCATGGAATTTTTGCTCTATTTTTTAGTTTTTATCTTTGGGTACTACACCTGTAAAACATTTTACATTTACCGGTCTGGAAGTTTAACGGTCGCAATGTTAAAGACATCCCAACTGACGAGCCTCATTTTACTCATCCGAGCGCTGGAACAATATGCTTATATTCGCACGTTTGGATCCCAGCAACTAAAAAAAGCTCGCGCCACTGAAAAGGAGGTAGAAAGCTATCAACTTTACATTGATAATGACATAGCATTCTTTAAGAGCAAATCAATTGATAACTTAGTGAGGGCAACCCCTAATTACTTTAAACAGGTACTTGAATTTGAGGACTGGGAGTCTGCGATGAGATATTTGAATGAAAACAAAGAATTGGCTGATCATATTATTAAACCTAGGGGGTAAGATGATTAAAAAAATTAAACAGTTTATAACCTCTGCTGAAGAGTCGGCAGATGAAAAAGAAAAGAAGATTATTATGCTAGATCCTTCACAGCTGTCGGGACCACCCGAGCCAGATCTGCGCATTGTGGGGCTTTTTTCGGATGTGTTGGAAGATAAGGTAGCAGACTTGGTGCATGCCTTTTTATATTTAGATGAGATTAATCGCCTTTCAAAGCCAGAAGAGGAGCAACCGATTAAGTTCTATATATCCACATATGGAGGGAGTGCTGACGACATGTTCGCACTCTACGACGTAATCCGACAACTGCGCGAAACCAGCGAGTTTCATACCATCGGGCTTGGCAAAGTAATGTCCGCCGGCGTTCTGCTACTGGCATCGGGCACAAAGGGAAAGCGCAAGATTGGGAAGAATTGTCGTGTTATGATTCATTCGGTAATGGGAGGCAACCATGGGAGCCTTCACAACATGATGAATGAACTTGAAGCTATCGAGCAACTACAGGACATGTATTGTGACGCCCTTATCTCTGAGACAAAGATGACGAGATCAAAACTTAAAAAAATGATTGAACGCAAAGTGAATGTCTATTTATCTGCAGAAGAAGCGGTCGAAATGGGTATCGCCGACATCATCATCTAGAGGAAAGTAAATGTCAGATTATATTAAAGATATGTTTATTGATGTGGTGGGAACACCCGAGGCGCCACACCGTGCACAAGATACCAGCATGCAAGATGAAGTATTAGATCTCATCTACGAACAGTTTGTTAAGTCCCCGCAGCCTCTGCAAGAGGCGCCCAAGACATCCCGCGCCAAAGAGTTTTTACTGGTGTTACCTAAGTTTGTCCCTACCGAAGCGTGGGGTAGACCCGATAGCATGGAGAGGCAACAAATCAATAGGCTCTTCGGGGTAATGGGGGGAGGACGCACAATCGAAGGGAAGATCAAATTTCTTCAACGCATCGCCGAGAAGGATACCAAAATTACATCCCCGCGCCGCATCATCTCGTCTTTGATTATCTTAGAGGCGCTGAGTGCAGTTGTCACAAGCTTTAGCGCCTCCAGCGCAGGCTTCGTTTTTGAAGGCTTCCTTGCGGCACTCTTACAGGGCGCGCAGGAGGCGGACGTTTCTGCAAAAGGGAACCTTCCCATTCAAGACTTAATTGCTTTTACGGAGACAGACGTCCCAGTGCCTATTAGTCTGAAACTACTTAATAAAACTACCAACATCGAGGGAAGCTACACTAACCTTGTGGACGGTCTCGACGAATTCGGTCAAATGGTTTATATTGTTGCACGCAAAGATGGAGAAGCAATTGCCATCGAACAGTTTACGTTCGATCAAGAAAACTTTGTTGACGCGCTTACAACAACAGCTAAAGGAGGAGGGAAGAAATCAGGACTGGGATTGGTACAATTGCCTGATATGACCCCCGAGCAATCTATTGAGGTGCTCAAGGCTGCTCCGACGTGGGAGGAACGGTATGAGCTACTTCAGCATACAGCCGGCTATTCCGAGAGAGTAAGAGAAAAACGCAAATCAGAAGTTGCGCCAGCCGACGCGGACGAACACGAACAACAGTTACAAGAGATTATCCGCGAAGAGTGGAACATGTTGACTGAAAACAAGGGAGGCACCCAATGGGCAATTAGCCCAGCGCAATTAAAATCGTTTCAATCTGTGGGATATAAGTTTTATGGGGAACTTCCTTATGCGCCCGCGCGTATTGAGCAGGTAGCTATTATGCACATGGATAAATTAAATGGTGAACTGACGGAACTTTTTTCTGCCACCCAATCTCTTTCTGAAAATATTAATAAATATTTCACATTCGATAAACGCGCCCGCGCCATCAACTCCGGGGAAAAAGCTATCGCGGACAGTGTTGAGATTCAAAGAACACTAACTTCTCAACTTCAAGCCGGCTCTGAGCCAGAAAAATGATTTTATTTGCTTGACAAGTTGCCCATTTCACATTATAATATATACATAACCTTGAGGTATCAATGAGTCGAGAATACGACGACAATCAAACACTACAACAAAAAATCATGAGGGGCGCCGATATCCTAGCGGACAATGTCGCTTCCACCCTCGGACCCCGCGGAAGGAACGTCCTTTTGCAGGAGAAGGGCAAGACACCATTCATCACAAAAGATGGTGTCACAGTAGCACACTTTGTGGCTTTGCAGGATCCTGTTGAAAATGCTGCCGTAGAAGTTATTAAGCAGGCTGCGGTTGAGACAAACGCTAGTGCCGGCGATGGCACCACAACCGCAACCGTATTATCACGAGCGATTCTGAGGGAGTCACAGAAGTTTATCGCTTCTGGTGTTCCCCCCACTGAACTACAGCGCGGCATTGGACTAGCCGTTACAGAGGTAACTAACAACCTTAAGGAGATGGCGCGCCCTATCAAGAGCGCAGCAGACATCCAGCACGTTGCCACTATCTCAGCAAATAACGATAGTACCATTGGCAAACTAGTAGCCATGGCAGTTGATAAGGTGGGACAAGATGGGTCTATTACTATTGAAGAGTCTCGTTCAATTGAAACCTCGGTGGATATTACCGAAGGATTTGGAATGGCGTCGGGCTATTGTGCCGGTGCATTCGTGACTGATGAACGCCGAAGTGTCATGTATCACGAAGAGCCCCTGATACTGGTGACTGATAATAAAATCTCGTCTGTAGAGCCAATATTGCCGTTGCTTGAAATGATAGCTCGCGAGGGGCGCCCACTTATATTTGTAGCTGAAGAGATCGAAGGGCAAGCCCTAGCTGCATTGATCATGAATGCTATGCGAGGTACGTTAAAAGTGGCAGCCGTAAAAGCGCCGCTTTACGGTGAAGAGCGCCGCGAGACCTTAAGTGATTTAGCGCTTTCTACCGGCGCAACCTTTATAACGCGAGAGTCTGGCGCTAAACTACAAGACGTAAGACTCTCAGACTTGGGGACCGCTAAGTCCATCGAGAGCAATAAGTATTCTACGATTGTGGTTGGAGGCAATTGCGATCATGAAGCAGTAGAAACTAAGATCCAAAGCCTTAAGGCTGACATTGAGAGTACCGAGTCATTGCCTGAGTGTGAGAAGATTCAGGGGCGGATTACGCGACTGTCTTCGGGTGTTGCCGTTATCCGCGTTGGGGGAGCCACCGAAGTAGAGATGACTGAGAAGAAACATAGAGTAGAGGACGCACTAGAGGCAGTTAGATCTGCACAAGAAGAAGGGATCGTACCCGGCGGTGGTACCTCTCTCCTGCGTGCAGCACTCAAACTCGTCATCAAAACCCATAACGCCGATCAAGCTTATGGAGCTTCAGTAATTCGCAAGGCTTGCGAGGAGCCTCTTAGACAAATGGCTTTAAATGCCGGCATGTCGCCCGACCTAGTAGTGTCGGAAATAGAAAAGACCACTCAAGATTCTGATATTGGGTGGGACTTTAGACTGCAAGAAAGCACAACACTACTTAGTAAAGGTATTATTGACCCCGTTAAGGTGACACGTACAGCGCTTCAAAACGCTGCTAGCTGTGCTGGTACGCTGATTACTACCAATTACGCTATTATACAAACGGAGGACAAATGATGCAAGAAGGAGATTTGGTACATATCCCGCAGGGAGTTAGCTTATGGAACTATGCAGACAATGGCTCTATGAATATTATAAAGACCGAGAAACCAATCACTGGCGTTTTTCTGCGAGCAGATGCCTCCAACACCTATCGAGTGTATGCTAAGGGGAGAGAGAATACAGTCGAAAAAAGACACATTTACCCCATGGAGAGAGAATATGCCACTCGTTAAATTAACAGAGGTGTGCCAGAGCGGAGCAGTCACCACGCAACAAGATTATACGTTGCGAGAGGTGTTTATAAATCCTGAGCACGTTATAATGATTCGCGAAGAAGCGCGCATGCGAAAGCTTAACGAACAAGGGCTACTACCCGCGGGTCTCAAACAAGAACACCGCTTCACCAAACTAACCATCAATCGTGGGCACACCGGCACAGAAATCGTTGTTGTTGGCGCGCCAGATGTGGTGGAAAACTCACTAAACACCAGAAAAGAATTATTAAGAGGATAAAATGGGACAAAGAGTCAACATACAATATTCAGTGGACATAGAAGAACTGCCTGTGGAAGTAACGCGGATTCTGCATGGCGCACTAACTGAGCTTGAGTCAGCGCGAGAGCATGCTTTGACAGAAGTAAGCGAAGATACTTTGATGTCGTTGGACACTGTGGCTGAAATAGAAGCCATCCGCACACAACTATCTCGTATTGATTTTGCGCTTTCGGATGTTAACAATCTTGTCAATGCTTTTTTAAACTATAAGACTGCGGACTCCGCGGAGCCCCCTGTCCCCCCTTCTTTCGCTAATGTGCCTGCCCCGCCCGGGCTTGACATGTCTCCAGACAACTTGGAAACCCTCCAAGAGCAAATTGAAGAGTTTAAGAATAGCCTAGGCACGGAGCCACCCAAAAATGAAGTCTCCGATTAAAGATGTAATTAGGAAACATAAAAGCCACACCGCCCTAAGAGAACTGATCCCGCGAGGTAGTGTGGTCGACTCGTTCTTATTTTTTGCCGGTGATGTTGAGTTCGCGCTCACAGACTATGAGCGATTTGTGGTAGCCCGCACATCTAACCAGCTAGTGTATGAGTTTTGGGAATGTGTGGGTGCCGACCCCGAACGACTTTATCAGATTTTAACATCGAAGGTCCTCAAGTTTAAAGAGCACAGGATGTTTGAGGCTCTGCAGGAAACCTGGCCAACATTTCCAGATCCATTCGTGCGGTCTAGCCTGTTCTTCTTGTTGAATCGCTGCTCCAGCACTGGATTTCCCAGCTATGGAACACTCGATATGTCGGGCTTTAATCCGCTATCTCTTTCGTATTTAAAGAGATTTAAGACGCCCTCTAATTTTCATTTAGAATTAACGCCGGCGGAAGGGATCAAAAAGAGTTTACAAAGAGCCACTCATGATTATCTTGTTGTGGCTCCCGGTACCTATAAATTTAATTTGTTTGAGCATGGGAGCCCAAAGGCGTTTGAGGAAACTATTTTAAATCATGACGAGCTTTATACTGCTTTGACGCAGAGGGCTGACGAGCAAAAATGGGCTCTTGTTTACAATTATCACTCTCGTTTGTTCGAGCTTTACAAGGACTATAATCAGATCATGGTAAACAAGTATGGCGCGCGCACCAAGAAAAAAGATGAGTGCGAGGAAATAATAATTGCCAACTTCTAATCTGGTATTTGCATGTTTTCTGTTCGCCCTCGGTCAAACGATGGGTTGGTTTCAACTAAACTCCCAGTTTGTCTGGGACTGGTGGAAGGATAAGCCCATATTGGCAACTGTCCTTTATTGCATTCCGACCGGTCTATGTTTTTGGTACGGAATTAAGATAGCATATGCTGAAATGGGGGAGGTGTGGGGACCGCGCTTTTTGATATTCTCGATGTCCTATTTGACCTTTCCTTTTTTAACATGGCACTTTCTCGGCGAGAGCATGTTTACCGCCAAAACTATGCTGTGTGTGTTTCTTTCGTTCATGATTGTAAGCGTTCAACTGTTTTGGAAATAGGCAACTATTTATAATGATGGAGTTTAATTAATGGATATATCTACAGGAAATTGGTTTGAGTATCTTCGAGAAGAAGTTTTAACAGAAGGGCTACGAGACATCGGCTTGCCCGAGGTCATCATTGACTTTATTGAGGAAGGCATGCCGAATGCTCCCGAGAAGTCAAAGATGTACGCAGGCAATAACTGGAAAGAACACAGGCTGGG